TTAGGCCGCAAGGGCCTTCATAGTTTTAGCGATTTGGGAAACTTCATCATCACTTAAAGAGTTGCGATAACCGATGAAGTCGGAAACAATACGGAATTTCTTGGTAAACTCAGCAACCATTTTATCACTATTTTTTGAAGCATTACGTGATAATTCATCAAAGAGATTAGTTACTGTCCAGATGTCATGACCGATGGTATCTTTTCCACCATTAAAATATACACCCTGTAATGAACTAACCATATTAGCAAGTCGTGTATATTCTTCAGAAACTTCATCTACACTGAAGTACTTCATCATAAAATCTAACTCAGGATACTTGATAATTTTATCAATATATCGTTTAGCTGAACTTGAATAACCTACATACTTATCATAATCTACATCATCAAAAGCATCTACATATAAATCACGCAAAGCTTCAAAAATACATTGGCACTGACCGAGTTCTTTTACCTTTTTCTGTAAAAGCGGACGAATAACATAAAATTCATTAATGCCAATAAGATTAGCCATACGAATCAAAATATTCATAGATGGATGACAAATAGATGTAGTACCATCCATAGAGAAAATATCAGAACGATGCATATACGCTACATAACCAGTAATTTCATCTGCTTCTGACGTAAGTGTAAATAGTTCCTCTTTTTCCCAGCGCCCGTCTTTAATTTCAAATTTAAATGCAGTAGCAGCTTTAGGACGAGGAGCTTTACTTTTAACTACCTTTGGAATATAGCTTTTAACTAAAGCTTCAATTTCTGACAAATAATGAATGTTAACTTCATCACTTTCAAACATCGCCATAATATCAGGAAGTAAATCAATCTGCGATTCTACTTCTGGATTAATAAACAGAAGACGCTCATTGTGATGAATATTCAAAGTGTTATTAAATTCACTATCATCTAACGCACGTGCTAATCCACGGACAATATTAACACGATTTTTAATATTATCAATAACGATATTAATTTTTGTTGCATTAATACCAAACAGACGATAACTTGATGCAACGGCTGAAGTTTCATGACTTTGCTTAATGCGTTTCAGTCGAGGGTCAAGATTTACTTCATACACAACTCCTGCATTGCATAACTTACTGTCAGGTTCAAACATGCTCTGCATCTTTTTATATGACAGATTTTTAGTCGTGAATTTGACTGAATTACTAATCATATAATCTCGAGCAGAATATCCCATCTTCATCAATTCACGATATGTGTGACGAGGAGATGTAGATTCTTTAAATCGTTTTACATCTTCATTAAATGCTTTCTCACTGAGTTCTTTAACCCGTTCAATAATGTTTTTACGAGTACGATCATCCAGTGAAAGAGCCTCGCGAGATGGAGCAATATCAAGTGAACCCATTGGAAACTTAATGTAATTCACTTCATTGCGAATGCTTAGCCAGTTACGGTCTCTAATAACACCATCGATAGGATAAACAATACCGCCATAGATAGCATATAATCCACCACGATCTGGCCAGTATCTTTCTGGATTTACGCCATAATAATCATCAAAATCCGGAAAATAATCAATTTCGCGGTCAAGACCATTAATGATAGCCAAATCTTTGAACGGTCGCATGATATAAGAAACTTCATAAGCAAAGTTTCTAAAGTCTTTTTCTTCAACTGGAACTACAATTTCAATACCAGTTTTATCATCTGGACCCATTTCTTTCACGAATGTAGGTTTAATCTGTGGGCCATCACCATCCATGTAAGCTACATAACCACGAATTTCACCTTTATGGTATGAAGTAATACTAAACGTATCAGTATAACTAAACGGAGATTTAGAACCTAAACCAAATCCGCCAATGAAATCGTTAGATTCAGCCTTAGATGAACTGAAGTATGAATTATACAAACCAGGAGAATTATCATCACCCTGAATATCAAAATCACTCATACCCGGACCAAAATCTCGACAAACAAATCGTGGATCTAAACGTCCAGGAACTTGTATGATAAATTTTTCAGGATTTCCATTGAGAGCATGGGCATCAATCATGTTGGTAATCAATTCACGGACTACTGCGCGAATCTTGTTTGTATACAAATCAGATGACAGAATTTTAAATACTTTAGGATTTGCTGCGATGCTAAATGCTTTTGATTTAGAACCATTACCAAGAATTGTTTCTTTTTCAGTGGTGATAATCATAATTTCCTCATTAATTCATATTACGCTTAATAACTTCAGCAACTTCTAGTAATTCATCTTTAGTTGCGGTGTCGGATTGAATTTTATCTCTAATATCCTTAAAGCGGTTTTTAAATTCTTCGGCTTCTCCCATATCGAAAAAGCGTTGAATGATTCTATATTCTCGATGAACTGCTTTATCAAAAAGTTCTAAATTTACTTTATATGATTTCATTTCAATATCCTCATTTGCCCAATTAATTATACCACATCCTTGTGGTAAAGTAAACTATTGGCTCATCCATTCTTTACGAAGGTCAGCATTATCTCCCATGAGCATTTCAAAAAGCTCTTTCCAGTTCTCAGGAAGTTTAACAACATCATATACTGGGTTTTGAATCATCTCACGATATTCAGATTTTTCCAAAGAGCCAAGTCCCTTAATATAACGGATGCTATGTTTAGGTAGAGCATCTTTAGCACTCTCATATTCAGCGACTGTATAAAACCATTCTTGTTTTTTACCGACCTGAGCGATGATTACAGGAGTTTTGACAAAACGAATTCGTCCTTGCTCAAACAATTCTGGCCAATTACTAAAAAATCCGAGCAGAGAAGGATAAATGCTTCCTAGACCATCATGGTCAGCATCAGTCATAATAGCAATATTATGATAATTCAAGTTTTCAGCTTTTTCACCAAGAACTAATCCAGTGATTGCGCAAATATCAAATAGTTCTTTGTTTTTAAGCATATCAGCATATGACATACCCCAACTGTTGAGAACTTTACCACGTAATGGATAACCACCATGAAGTTCTTTATCACGAACATCAATAAGATATCCGATAGCCGAATCACCCTCAGTCAAGAAAAGAGTAGTGTCAGCATCTTTACCACAAAGATTCGCTTTGATATGTTTATGAACCTTAGCTTTAGAAGCCTTTTTAGCTGCTTTAGTTTCTGCTGCTTTTTCTGCCGCCAATTTACGAGCTAATGCTGCTTCAATAATCGGCATTAAAATTGCTTCATTATTCAAAATAGCACGTGAAATCTTTTTAGCATCAAGTTGAATATGACTACGGATTTCACCAAATGGAGAAGTCAAACGCTCTTTAGTTTGAGAATCAAATCGCATGTTTTTCATATCACGAACAAACATAACGATAGTCAAACATTCTTTAACGCGTGCTTTAGTTACATCAATTTTGAACTTGCGTTTGATTTGTGGAATAAGGTCTTCACAAATATCATCCATAACACAGTCAATGTGATGGCCACCATTCTTAGTGTGAATGTTATTCACATAAGTTAATTGACGAAAACCGTCGGGTGAACGACCAACCGCAATAGAACAATTTTCTTGTTCTTGAACGATAGCATGTTCATCATACTGTCGTGCATATTTCTTAAAATTGCCCTGAACCTTTTTACCATTAAAGGTAAATTGAATATCAGGATAAACAACAGCAAGTGTCTGGAGACGATCTAGTGTAATGTCAAGATAAACCTGGGACAGCTCATTAGTTTCAAATGACATAAAATCAGGAATGAAAGTAACACGGGTTCCTTTCCATTTTCCAGGAATATCTTCCCATGATTTATTTTCCATGCCGTTTGAACAACGAACTACAATATTATTTTGACCATCGCCAGTTTCACCGACAAACATCACAGAAAAAATGTTTGTCAAACTAGAACCAACACCATTCATACCGCCGGTGACGCGTTCTTTATCATCACCGAAGTTACCACCCGCTTTTGGAATAGTCCATGCAGCAACTGGACCAGGAATTTCTTCACCGGTAGGTGTTTTAACCATCGCTTGTGGAATACCACGACCGTTATCTTCAACTGTTACTTGATTGTTTTTAATAGTAACATTAATTTTATTTGCGAATTTAAACTTAGTACGAATACCTTCATCTACTGAGTTATCGATAATTTCATCAATAAGCTTAACAAGACCAGGTACATACTGAACACTTTCCCATTTACCAAACAGAAAGCGCTCATGCATTTCATTAGCAGAAGAGCCAATGTACATGCCGCTACGCTTTTTGATATGTTCAATATCGCTCAGAATTTTAATTTCATTCTTAATCATCACTTATCCTCGTTTGGTTTCGGGAATATTATACTCCAATAATCATAAAGCTAAAGGCCCGAAGGCCTTTTATTTAAAACGAATAGTCGAATCCTTGAAGAATAGTCCAGAACATACTGTTCCTTCTACTTTCTGCCCAGTAGGTCCAATAGCACGAAATCCAGTATGCTGGAAATCATTTTCAGAGCAACCGAACCAATTATATCCAGTGATTTCAATATTAGTAAAACCACTTGAAGACAAAACTTTGGTTGCATTATCAGCATCAGTACATCCTATTAAAGACACTGCTAATACTAATGCTGCAATAGAACGATTAATATATTTCATAATTTTCACTTAAATTTAATGGCTTGAAGAAGACTAATAACTCTCAAGCGGCTTCTTTCATCTTTAACTGTAAAGGAAAGAGGGTCACCAGATTTCATAGTGATAGTGCATTCAAAATCAAAATCTTCAGGAACTTCTTCGAAGAAGTCAAATTCTTCATCATAAATTAGAACATTACTTTGAAAACTGTGAAGAATTTTTCCATCATTTCCAGATGCTGTACTAATCATTGTAACATTATTACCTTTCATATCTTCAACGATAAATTCGCTTGTAGATATTACAGCATTAATAGAACCATTCCTATAAATAGCAGACATTAGATATTTCTTTTCTTCGCCTTCGCGAATACGATACTTCTTACCGATTTTAAACATAATCACCCTTTAAGTAAGTCGTAAAAACCACCATTCACATGCTTAGGAGCGGAAACTAACCGAATAGCAATCCGATGACAATCAGGACATACATCAGTATCCCTTTCAGAAATTTTCTTGATTTTTTCGTATTCTTTTGCGCAGTCTTTGGATTGACATTTATAATCATAAAGAGGCATAATTATTCCTTAAAGTGAGCTTTCAACATCTGATACAAGGACCATGCTTGTTCATTATTTTCAATAGTAACTTTCATTACCGGGAATTCTGTGAAATCTTCTATTTGTTCTTGCTCTTCCTGCTCTTGTTCTTCAGCAGCCTGATATGGATTTTCAACTTCATCAAAGAACCCAGCTTCGTTAGTAGAGAGCCAGATAAAGTTTTCGTCAAGGATATCACCGCCGGCACAACGTTTGAGTACACCTATGGATGTCATAATTTTAGTAGGACGCCCAAGATAATCAGCATCTAAAATTTTAAAAGGCTCCATACCTAAACGTCGCGCATAAATTCCGTTATCAGTATGGTCTTTAATAAAATTTTCTTGAGCTTGTTTATTTTTAAATTGATACCATTTATTAACTTCAAATTTAATAGCCATTAATAAATTTCCTTCCAGTAAGTTGTGCCGTCTTCAGTAATTTCACGAAATACACCGTAAATTGGCTGTTTATCACCGACTTTCTCATACACATAAACAGAAGTCAAGTGAGTAAACTTGCTAGTATGTTCCTTTTGAACTACTACCAAATTTGGATCAAATAATACATCTTCAAATTCATCATTAGTGCAGTTCTGAACAATTTTACGTTTCATTACAATTTCCTCATTAATTAAACATTGGAGCGATGCGTTTCAGAAGAGTATCAGCACCTTTAGCGAATTTCCATTTTATTCTCCAAGTTGTTTTCTGTATCAGTAGTTGATATTGATATAGTACCATAATCAACTACTGATGTATATAGTTTTATGAAAAAATTTTAAACTTTATGCATAGAGAGCATTGCTATAGTGTTTAATCCAACTTTCAGGAATGACTTTGTATGTTCCTAAAAATACCACATTGTACAGCTTAACACCATCTTCTACCCATTGATCAGTAATGTATCCACACATAGCGCGAGTATAAACAGCCTTTCCATCATCTTTGATAAATTTAAATTCACAAGGAGCAACGAACTTGATAGCTTGACCGAGTTTCCACTTAAAGTCTACACCTACGTGCGAAGTATCAATCGTTTCAATTCCTTTAGCGGGAACAGCTTTCAAAAACGCAGATTCAAGAAATTTCGCGCGAACATAACCAAACTGAGGTTTAGACTTTCCATCTTTAGGAATGATACGCACTTTTACTTCAGAATCTTCATCTTTAACGCCGTGTTTAAGCTGAATGCTTACAATTTCGACCAATTTTCCTGCTGCTTTAGAGCGGGATTTATCAGATACACGAGCTAATTCACCAATATTAATAATCATAGTTATCTCTCACTTGTTAAAAAGATTTTATACTCCACAGGACCATTATACTCTGGTCCCAAGAGTTTGTAAACTATTAATTCAAAATAGCTACCACTGCACTACGAGGTACTACGCTAAAATCACCCGCATGAACAACGTTCAGAAGTTCAACACCATCTTCAATCCATTGGTCTGTTACCCAACCACAGACCGAAATAAATGGGGTCTTAATAGCTACTGCATGAGTCAAAAGGTCAGTAGGATCAACTTCTTTGAAGAGGATAAGCTCTGCTTCAAAGACTATAGTTTTAATTACTTCATCATTATCTAAACGGTGTACTCGAATCACGTAAGCTTTATTCTTATCATACCAGTTACTTTTTGAAAAGCTTTTAACCACAAACTCGCCTTCACCAAAAGCATTAGTCAATGCTTTATAACCCAAATTTAGTTCAGTAGTTTTAATTTCAGTTTCAACCAGTTTGTAGGTTTTGCCAATTTCGATGGTCCGAGCAGTCATAAATGTTTCCTTAATTTCTAATGGTTTAACAAGAGTGCCGTACATGCTTGCTATATCCATATCAAACGGTTTAGCTACCGGATTTGGTATGTATTCAGGATTATAATTAAATTTCATAATTATCTCATTTCAATAAAATCTACGAGTTCAGCATGCGATTTGCGGAACATTACTTGGTGCCCACCAATGATAACTTCATCTTCAGGAACTTCGTATACAGCGAGATAAAATCCTTTAGAAGATAATTCTTCCCGCTCTTCTCGCGTGAACCATCTCATCATATCATATTCGCTAGCGAAAGCAAAATGATAAAGACCTATAAACCATCCTGGAATATGATATTCTACTCCAACATAATCTTTCTTGAACTTAGTATTAATTACTTTATTAGCGTTTTTAACTAATAGTTTATCTTCGTGTGGTAAAGGAATTCTTTTATTATTATCGCTATGATGCATAAAATTAGGTCTGTCATAACCTACGTGTAATAACCACTCTTCGCTCCATGAATCTATTATACTCCTGTATGGCGTTATTTGAACACAAAGATTTCGACGTATTGTTATAGCATCTTCATAATCAAGAATACTAAACGATGATTCAACGCGATAAATTTTCATTTTATTATCCTCAGTAGCTATGATGTTATAATACCACAACTAACCGAGGAAGTAAACAACTTTTTATCGTTTTGTTGGAAGAGACAGAGGATCGCACTCTTCCTCTGACGGGGCATCTTCAAGACCCATAGCATATCGCAAAGCATACTTCATCATCAGGATGTCTTTCGCACAGTCATGAATAGAATTATGCGCAACGAATCCATCTAAAGTTCCTTTTGGAAGAGGACATGTGGTCATATCACGAACAAGGAGAAGTGCTTCAATTCTAGTACGAATATCACGCTGATTCCAGAATTTACATGGTTCTAGCTTAAATGTGTCAAGCTCATTCTCAGAAACGCCGTTAAGACGTTGAATATCGCGAATGAGATCGACTAAAATTGGAAAATCAAACGACATTCCACGGCACCAACCTTGAGATTTCCAAGGATCGATATTATGTGCATTGATGTAATCATTAAATTTTGCAATACCATCGATAGTGCTTACATCTTCATCTGATGGTGCAATATTTTTTCGAGCTTCAGGGGATTGATTCTTCCACCATTCGATAGTGCTTTTAGTAAAAAGACGATGTCCTTTTTGGCTTTTTAAATCAAATTTGATTTTAATGCCGCGTGAAACTAATTCATCAAATGTTTCAACTACTTCTGGATTAGGGTCAAAGGCAATAACAGCCAAATCAATAACAGCTGCTTTTTCACCACTTCCCATTGTTTCAAAATCTATAATAAAATCAAACATTAAATTTTCCTTGCTAAATCGCGAATTTGACCTACAGTATAGTCTTGAATATAAACTTTATTAATAGGCTCATCAATAAATTTTGCCATAGATTCAATATCTTTTTGTATTTCTTCAAGACTGTATACTATCTTTAAAGCTTTTTCGCGAATAGTAATATTTTCAGGACCCTGATTTTCTTGAATGACAGCTTTAACATTTGTCATAAGAGATTTAAACTGGTACCAACTTAATTCAATCATTAATAATCGCCTCATAAAGATATCTAATTTCGCCTAAAACGTAATCATTGATTGTAACAGTTTTCACTTCACCACAAAAGAATTCTAACGCAATTAAATCTCGTTCAATTTCTTCTAATTGAAGCATCAACTTACTAGATTCAATTTTTACAGTTTCACGATTTTTACCATGAGCAATTTCATAAATTTCGCTAACTTTATCCTGAAGAAGATAAAACTGATCTTTAGTTATTTCCACGAATAGCTTCCTCAAATTTAATCATACATAAAATACATCATAACGACCACGGGTAACACCAACATAAAGAAGTTGTTGGGCCAATTCAGCATCTGCATAATGAATACAAGGCGTATAGATGAAAGCACGGTCTACAGACATACCCTGAGCTTTATGGAATGTTGATGCAGGAAGTGCTTTCACTTTACTGAACTGTGATTTAGCATCCCAAAAATCACTCCATGGAGCTTTTCCGCCTTTATTCCAATTTTTATAAGTTTCTGCCGTTTTACCTAAAAATAAATTAAACTTATATAGCTCTTCATCAGATGAAATTATTTTAATCTTTTCACGATAATATTCATCATCGCCGTAAGTTTCTACTGTTAAATCCCAATGACGAATTAAGTATTCTCCAGAAACACCACGAGCTTTAACAAAGGTTGATGTATACTCTGCTTCTATAATACGAACTAATTGTCCGTTATTAAAAATAATTTCTGACACAGGCTTTCCATCAATTTTATATGTTTTAATTAATGGTTCCTGCATTACAATAATTTCACCAACAATAAAATCTTTATCAGTTTCAAAAATCTTTTTACGAATAATGCTATTTAACTTGTCAACAGATTTATTCGTAAATGCCATTACGCGATTTTCAAACAAATCATCTAAAGATTTGACGATTGAAAAATAATTTACCATAAAATCGCGTAAAGCGGTATCACCAGTAAATCCACGTACTCCATGCCCGTCAACAACTTTATCATAAATCCACTTACCGTTACGAACATCAGTAGCTACATCAATAATAGGAGCATTACTGCGTTTAACTTCAGTAAGTTCACACTGATAAAAATCTTTGTGTGTAAAGAATGGACTGATATAAGCAGTGTTTTCTCCTGGGTCAACAGGTCTAATTTGCTTATTATCGCCTATTCCAATTATAGTACACCACGGCGGGATAGTTGAAAGCAGAATTTTAAATAGCTTTCTATCATACATTGACACTTCGTCGCAGATTAATACCCTGCATTTAGCTAAATCTGGTACTTCCTTCTGTTCAAAAAGAACGTTTTCTTCATACGTAACTGGGTTAATTTTAAGAATACTGTGAATAGTACTCGCTTCTTTCCCCGACAGTTTTGAAAGAATCTTTTTAGCTGCATGAGTAGGAGCTGCTAAAATAATACCAGTTTCACCCGTAGATATTAAAGCTTCAATGATGAACTTAGTAAGAGTAGTCTTACCGGTACCGGCAGGTCCATTAATAGTTACATGGTGTTTCTTTTCTTTAATAGCCTTCATAACAATGTTAAAGGCATTTTTCTGGCCTTCGGTCAAATCATCAAATGTCATCGTAAATTCCCCGCAATTGGTATACTAACAATACGCCCAGTATCTAAAATTCGCTGATATAATCTTTGTGTATCTACATCAGGCTTAACATGTTTAACTTCTATTTTATTAAACCAAAACTTGCGTGGAGTCTCAACTAGTCTTGGAATTCCCATACCTAAAGCTAGTTTATATTGGTCTTTGAGAGTAGTAAAAACTCTATCAGCAATCTCTCTTTCAAAAAACACAGCAGGACGATGTTCATCAAGTGGAACTGGCGCCGTAAATCCGTCTTTGTCTCGGTAAACTATCGCGTATACATAAACCATATTATCCTCGGATAAGTTTAAAAATTGAACAATTTAGCGGGTATCCTCTTTTCAGTTTAAGTTTATCAATAAAAGACAAGTTTTGATACCGCTCTACACCTTGAATAATTTTATCACACATATCATATTGCATTTCTGCTTCTGACAACTTTTTCACAATTTTCCAATCCGAGCCTTTAAGAAGAACGTTCAGTTTAACAACTTCAGCGCCTTCTGCTATGCGAGAACCATCAATACGAGCTTTAAGTGCTATAATCCTTAGCTTAATGTCAGAGGTCTGTTTTGATTTAGAAAGCTGAGAAATGTGTTCAATTCGATTTTCACGCTTTTTCTGTATAGCTTTAATTTGATTATAAGTCTTTTTGATTTTAGCCCATTTCTTTTCATCTAAATTTAGTTTATGAACTTTTTTCGCAGATGAACGACCAATTCGCAAAGCAAATAAATCACGCTTTTCAATCAACTCTTCTAAAGTATAATCAGAACGAAATGTATTATACTTTTTCTTTACTGCAATAACATTCCCTTTAATGTATCCAACGTTATTATCAAAACGTTCTAATGATAATTTCTCTCCTTCAATACGATTATCAAAAGGTTCTCCCGAGTAAGCGCAAACTTTCTGATCTAAAATGTTCTTAATGTAATTGAAGTCTAAGTTAAAATCTTTAGAACGTCTTTTTGCAGATGCCTGAGTATGCTCTAAACGACGTTTAATTTTACGAATTTGATTATTAGACAGCTTCATATTTTTCTCACATCTTACGGACGGTTAACTACTTATACTATAACATTTTTACCTTAACTTGTAAACAACTTTATGTAAAAATGCTTTAAAACTTTCATGGTATAATGAATCTAAGTCCTTCCATTATAGATTAAATCCTTCAAAATCAAGAGTATAGATAGTGTATGTTGAATACTTTTTATACTCATATCTATTTGCAATTCTAAATACACTTCCAGCTGGTATCATTACTTCTTGTTCATCTGAAACTAATTCCATATTACGATAACGATGGCTATCCGGAAACTTAAAGTTTGGATTGTATTCTTTACAGCGTAGAGCTTTTATAGCATACTCCTGGAAATTGAATACCATAGGAGCTTTGAATTCAAAAATAACCTGTGTGTTATACTCTAAACCGGAAGCAAAATGTAGAGCTATATTTTTATCATATGAAGCTGATACGACTTTATCAAATGTAATAATATCAATTCCTTGATTTAACACCTGCTTAGTCTCAGCTGGAACACCTCTCCAAAGAGGTTTATCGTTTGGAACCAAACGAGATTTGATTATTTCATTTAACCAAGTATGGTCATCTGGCTTATTAGTAATACAATGAATTAAAAGTTCAATTTCAGATAAATTAAACCCTTCAGAAAGTAATTCTTCACGAATAGAAGCACGCACCGATGCATCCATTGATTTTATTTTAAAATCTTTTAGTTGCATTACTGAGTATTTCATTCAACTACCTCAATATCATACACTTTAAATGTTCCAAATGAATCGTGTAATTTTTCTTTTGAAATAGAAGTTATTCTATACTTTCCAATTGGAATCATCCATTCTTGTTCACGCACAATCATCATTAAGTTATCAGTACGCTCTGAATCTAGCCCATCAGTATCTTCATATGTATACTTAAACTCAGTATTAGGAGAAGAAAGTATAATATCGCTGATATGGTCAGAATAATTAAAAGCTTTATCAGTTTTTAAGCGAAGTATTATTTTAGTAAAATATTCAGCGTAAGAAAAAGAACATGCTGTGAGCAAACTAGTAGTAAATGAATCTACTCTATTCGTTGAAAACACTTCTCCAACTTGTAAATCTTTAATAAGTTCTTCTGTTGATTTTGATATACCACGATATAACTGATAAGGTGATTTAGTTAAATGCTTTTTAATGATTTTATTCAATTGCCGATGAAGAGCTTCATTCTTTTTAGCTTCCATACATTGCCAAAGAACAGACTGCTCAAAGTCAGTAAATTTTTCACAGACTTTTTTATACATATCATATTGAAAATCAACGCTTTCAGCTTTTATAGATAACTGTTCAACATCTGCAAGATTAATAATCATGATAGCCTCCGTATACTTCAGAAGCTATCATATCATCGTTGGGAAGGAAAGTAAACAACTTTTTGAATTATTTTGCCCAGGGAGCCCAGGGCGGAGGGTCAAGATGGTATGAAGCTAGTTCTTCTAGAAGAGCATCTGGGGCTTCAATTCCATAATTCTGTAATACTATACGGTACTCTTTCTTATAATCACTGGAATCATTCTGGTTATTCGTAGAATGATTATCTTCTAACATCTCAAATAAATCCATATTAATTCCTAGCGATAAAAACCAAATTGACGATTAGCTTCAATAATCTTTCTTTCTTCTTCGGACATTCTCCAGCGTAGTCCAACATCAAAATGAGCCCAGACCATCTTAACGAATGCATTTATATCTTTAATATCTTCAATAATGAATGTTTTACTTTTAAAAGGTTGACTCGCTAATTTAACTTTATTATCTTCAAACAGGTCAAAAAGACCGTATTCATGAGCTCTTTTATAGCCTTTAATAGTTAAAGCCTCAGAAGAAGAAAACGGTGAATCGGTATTATGCAAAATATCTTCAGTATGCTTTATAATTAGAATAACATTTTCTGGATATTTTCTTTCTTTTATATCTTTAATTAAACTATCTGGATTTTCTGCTAAAGGAATAATCAATGAGCAATTTTTATCAAGTGTATTTACTGATTTACCTTCTTTAGACATAAATTCTATTGAATAATGTTTTGCTACTTCAATCATGTGATTTCCTTTTGCCTACTAATGGACCGTCAGGAATTTTGTTTTCCTGAATGTATTTCTCATTTTCTTCCATCATTTTACTACCGATTTTAAGAAGCAAATCTAAGGCTTCATTTGCTTTAGCTTTAGCCTCTTCTAACGTCATGTTCTTGTTCATGATTTATCCCCATAGATGTCTCTCATCAATTTAAGTGCTGAGCGTTCTAATTTCTTTTCTTTCTCGGCACTAATCATTGATTTCATCCATTCTTCCGATTCGTTCTGCATTTCTTTATTTGCTTGTTCAACCCAACCATCATCAATGTACATTGAGTTTGGTCTATTGAACCATTCAAGAATCTTCTTGAGAGCTTTCATTTATTTTACCTAAAACAATAGTAGGAGCATTGTCAAATTTATGAATTTTTAGCAAATTTGGATTTAAATTATTCCATAAAGAGGTAATAAAATATGATAGCGCACTTTCGTCCGTAATTATAAATTTATTTCCTTTATCTATTTTCCAATCATATATTGAATCATATGAATAGAAGGATAACGGTTTATTATTATAATATGCTTCAGCAACATCAATATAGTTAGATTTAGTAAATGCTTGAATTGCCATAAATGGAGAATTTTGTACAGTTTCAATAATTCCGATCTTTTTAAGTTTTATTTCAACATCTTCTGGAATTGGCATTGAAATAAAATCTTCTACTAGATACATGTCATTGTCATATCTTTTATCAATCATTACTGCTACGGTAATTGGAACATCCTTGACAAACGCCATACTAATGCTATTGATAGACATTTCAAACAAAATTGCTTCCATAATTTTCCTCAATCACAAGATGTAGATGAACAACTAGAATCACAAGAACTTCCACATGAATCGCCCGTCCATACATGAACAGGAACATTTGTATCATATGAATCAGAACTAGACTGTGTATTCTGTGTGTTAGATGATGTAGTAGGTGTTGACCAGCGCCAAGGATTTTTATAATATTCTTGGGCTTCTTCATAAGTCATAGTAACTGCTTCTACTGTTCCATCTCCCATATAAACATATTCAACTACAGTTAAAGGAAGGTAGTCATTTGAAATAGGAACTACACCTTCTCCGGGAGTTGTAGAGAAAAAATCCGTAAAGAAACTTTTAAACCAATTAAAGATAAACATTACAAAAAGCCTCTTTGAAATTCGACTCTTTGAAATCCACCCCAGTCAGTATATCGCATTTCAGCATTGAACTCGACTGAACCATCTGCATGCATCATGAATGAATGCGTGACGACATCACAATCCCAGCTTTTCATACCCCATTTATCAGAGATAGCTTTATCAAGAACCTTCTGAAGGTCTTCATTCGGTTTAATCCAACGATTTAACATAGTGCTCTCCTCTATAAGATAATTCTATTATACCACACTCATTTTGATATGTAAACTGCAAAAACGAAAAAGGAACCCCGAAGGATTCCTTAAATTTTAACCACCTATTTCTGTGGGCGTAAACATTGCAGCATTCTTAGTTTTCCAGTCAGCTGCATCAGAAACTACAGTAGAATATGCCGCCTTTTCAGAAGGAAAGGTCTGATAATGAGAATCTGCAATACGATGCTCGTTAGAATAAATTTCAAACGGAACAGAAACTTCCATACCTTTAACTTCTTTGCCTTCACCCGCTGGATGAGTAAAGGTCTTGATGTTAACGAAACCACCCATAATAAACTCCTTTATTGTTTAATTACAGGTGTATTTATATCAGTCTTCAATGAAAACTTGTGCCAGGAATTCGTGTTCATCTTGAATTTGTTTATATAAAGCCATTACAGCATTTATATTAGAGCTATCTACTTTAAGTTGATAAGCATACCACTCGTATAAATTAATTAAAGCTTTTTGACGTCTAATAAATTCTTCTTTGGATATTTTCATTTTGAATGCTCTATAATTAATTTTAAGGCTTCTTCACTGACAAAAATTTCATCAGGACCTTCTTCTACAACCCAATCAACCCAATCAACCGTACGAAGCTGATTAGATAAGAGCTCACATACGAGCTCTTTGTCATAATCTTTAAATAGCTGGTTAATACGTTTCTTGCGGGCTTTCTTAAGTTGGCGTTTATTTAAACGAGCCATCAATAACCTCGGTCTTGACGTGAGAAATTTTCGGCATTTTTCAGATAATAAAGTTTAAAGATTTCTTCAGCTGACATTCCAAGAGCAATAAATTTATTCATGAAAAAGTGAAATTGGTCAATTAGTTCAAATTTAATTTCAAGTTGATCTTCGGGAGATAAATCTTGAATTTTCTTGGATTGCATTTCAGAATAACGTTTCTTCCAAGGTTTCCATACAGCAGAAGCTTCTTTTTCACCATTACTCATACCACCAAGAGAAGTATATAGCTCGCGAGTTTCGTCTGCGATATAATCGTCTTGGTTTCGCAACCAAGCAAGAACTTCTCCTGCAGTTTCAAGTGAATCAGGATGACGATTTGTTTCTGGCTTATCATTAGCCAAACGAATCTGTAAAGACCGCTGCATATCAAGCATAACCTGCAATGGGTCAATATTGTGCATAATATTCTCAGCATATGCACGAGTTGCTTTATCAACACCTTCGATCAAATGAGCACATTCATTAAAGTGAGCCATTATTTTTCCTTTCAATTCATTAATAAGTTAAATAATTATATCATTTGAGTATGTAAGCAATTAATTAAAAATATATACTTCATCAGTTCCATTCTTTTCTTTGGAATGATATATGTTAAAGACGTATTTTTTATTAAGATGCTTAACATTATATTTTTTAGACCATTCTTTAAGAAGAGTATTTTCCTTTCCGTGGTGTTCTAAAACATTCGACAGCCCAAATTTTATTCCTCTGTCATTTAAAGAATCTAAAAGATTTAAAAGGTCTTTTTCTTCTTCTTCTGACCAAAATTTATTATAATCAGCAACTGTTATAAGATACGGAGGATCTACATATACAAAATCGCCGTCTAGAATTTTGACATCTTTAAAATGCAATGAACTAAAGATTATTTTATCACAATTTTGTTTAAAGTGATTAAAGCGTTTTTCACTATTTTTGTTTATAGTTCTTTTTCCAAACGGAGTAGTAAAATTTCCTTTATCGTTTATACGAATCATATTACTAAATCCATGAAAATGAAGAACATAAAGTAAAAGAGGATCTCTAGTTTTATTATAATCTTCACGTAATTTCAAAAACTCTTCTTTTGATGTTTTTGATAGTTTATATTGCTTTATTACTTTTAATACGTCATCCCATGATACATTAATAAGACGCTTATACATTTCAATAATTGGTTCTTGAATATCATTGGCCAATACAGGACCATTGACGTTCAAAGACACTGATAAACCTCCACAAAATAAATCCACGAATCTGTCATATTTTGGAAAATGAGGCTTAAGTTCAGGTAATAATGATTGTTTATTACCTGTATACGCGATAGCTCCTAGCATTATATTCTCTCATTTATTGCAGCAAAAATGAATTATACAATTCTTCATCATATGTATTTGATAGTAATACTAACACGTTTTGCGATAAATATTAATTTAAAGGAGGACATATGGTACAAAAATTAATGGCACTTGTTAATGCCATAAAAGGTAATAAAAAGCGTATAGCTTTTACTATTTCTGCTATGATAGGAATTTTACTTTGGAATTTTGTTTTATCGCCAGTTGCTATTGCTCATGGCGTTAGTATTCCAGTAGTTACTCTTGATACATTCGTAGATTTAGCATTTGCTTTAGTTGGGTTAATTTAAATCTTAGCATATTTAGATAACCGCATTTTAGCCATCAACCCCTGGGAAATATTATTTTTCATATATTCCATAATTTGTTCAGGGGTTGCACCTTCCTTTCTAATCATATCATTAACATCTTTTGATTTCCAGGGGGATTTATCCCAAAACATAACCCTTTCTCCTGCATCAACTAATTTAGTCATTCGCTTAATAGTATCAGGATGACGAGGTTCATTATCTAAAACCCACACTCGTCTATCTTTAAATGGAACAACTTCTAGGTCTAATTGACCACCTGTAATAGCTATACCATTTTCAATAAAAAGTGAATCTATAGGTCCTTCTAGAACATATACATCACCATCTTTAACTCGTTCGACTCCATAGATTTTTGTTGCCTCAGGATAAGCTTTGATGGTGATATATTTTTGAGGAGCATCTTTCTTTAATGCACGTCCTTGAAAAGACTCAGCTTTTCCATTAGCATTATAAATTGGAATAACAAGACGAGGCTCAGAAATTTCCTTTTTGTATGTTCCCGGTGCTATGCTATTAACTAATTTAGGCCATTCGGTTGTAAACCAAAGATATTTCCATTTATCCTTTGGAATACAACGAGCTTTTACATATTTTATAATTGGATGATCTTCCGCCAGTTTATCTAATCTAACACATGACGGAAGAGATTTAATTATTTTCTTCTCGGGTTGTTTAGGAAGTTCTTTAGGTTTTTCTACTGGACGACTTTTACCTTTTTCTTTTCTTATTTCAAAGATATACTCACGATATAAATCAGGTTCAAACTCCTTTAAATATATTCCGATTGGTGCATGATAGTTACAGTTATAACAATGAATATTTCCTTCATTATTATCACCATAATACCATCCACGGGCTTTATTTTGGTCGGTTTTTGAATCTCCACACACTGGGCATCTAAACCGCAATTTAAAGGTTGAACTATTATTTACTTGTGTGAATTTAGGTAAATGAGCTAATGCACGGTATGCAAACTCATTATCAATCCAAGGTATTGATGACATTTTTACTCTTCTTTTTCTTTAGATTCCTCTTTTTTCTTTTTAGGAATCTGCTCAGGACCTTTATTTACTACAGCGCCTGATGTTGTTCCAGTAGAGATATTTTCAGGACTACCGCCTGAATCTCCAGCGACCATATCTTCTTTGATAAATTCTTTATATGTTTTCATATTAACCTCTATTCATAAAAGCATTAAAAATTTGGTCATCAATAGAAACATTTACTTTAGACTGTTTTTCGGATGGTAATTCATATCCACATATTACAATTTTGTGATCAATATCAAAATACACAGAAGCAATATGATTAATGCTGTTTTCAGTAAAGTCTAAATCAACATCAATATCTTTTTGACCAAAGCCCAAAGGATAAATAATGCGAGTAATTCGATTATCTTTAACAAAGATTCCACCGACATACTCTGTACTGCGTTTAAAGTCTACACGCCGACGAAATGAAAAATATTCAGGCTCTTTATGAGCTCGGCTCATAGGGCACAACGAATAACTAGAATAAGAGATGTCAAATCCTACGCCTTCAATATGAACTAAATTGTCATGATTAAACCAATTATAATCATATGCCAAGTCCATTAGATTGTCATATGTGAAAGGCACCGGATTAACATCATTGGTCACAAGCATATAATTAGCAACTGCTATAATTTCATTATTTTTAACGAATACAAACCGTGATTGATGCGAATGGCCTGGACCTGCGTTTTCACGATTAATGATATAACACTGGGCACCTTTATATTTGTACGTGTCTTTACACTTGTGCATTTGATAAAACATTATTCACCTACCACTTCAGCAATGATATTTTTGTTATTAAAGTTTTTATCGCAATACAGAACATAATTATACTGCATTACACCACCAGACTTAAGCTGTTTTTGCACTTCAGCTTTCATTTCAGGACGATCGCGCTCAACGATATTCATAATATCTGCTTCAATTTGGGTTTCAACCTCAGTCTGATCAGCAGTCATAGACCATTCGCACAAATCTTTATCATAACCTGCCATAGCAGGCTGAGCAGCACAAGAAGCTAAAGCAAAAATTGTAGCAAAGATAAATTTTTTCATGATAATCTCCTCAGTAGTTTATGTTTATATAGTATCTCAATTTCCAACAAAAGTAAACAGTTATTTTAAAACTTCTGCATAATCACATGTTACAAACTGTTTCTCTAGCTTGACGATTTTACGAAAGTATCTTTTGCATTGACGAATCTGCCGCTTCGTAGGACGTACAGCAAACTTAATAAATTCCACTCGACCAAATGGAGGACTTTCTTCTGCTGGAATATCTAACACCAATTCCCACGTATCTGCAACAAGTGCTTTGAATTGCGTATTTTTCCTGACGTTATACGGAGTAGGTTTAAATAAAACAATATGCATATTATCCTCGGCAATCCACTTCACATACTTTCTTGTCATCAATGAAAGCTTTAACTAATGCTTTATTAACTTCAGCATACTGAGTAGTAGCCCATTGAACGTCATCTTTCATCATTGTGGTTTCTTTAGTAAACATGCTTTCATTCTTAAACCACCCCATAAAAACTACCTTTACCAATTCCATAACAATCTCCTCATTTAACCAACAAGACTACTATACCATAGTCTCGTTAGCTTGTAAACTAAAATTTTAATTCATTCGCCAAAGCATCTAACTGAGCTCGAGTGGATTCATTTCTTTGATAGCGATTCTGTTCAGCCTGAATCTGCTGTGAACCTGCTACTTCACTCACTTCAGTTGGAGTAGAATCTTGTTCAATTTCTACCCATTTCTGATTTCCCTTTTGAACACCCATCAAAAACTTATTCCACTTATTCTTATCACCATATCGTGATTTGATTTGCTTAATGAGTTGTTGTTCAGCAGCTGCTAGCTCCTCGGTTTCAATGACCGCAAGCATAAAATCAGCTGTCGCTGGAAGACCAGCAGATTCTGCGATATCACTCATGTTAACATCAGAAGAATCCCAAGCTTGTTTGCCGACCTGCGCTGCAGTCCAAAGAACAGTTTCGGTTTCAACAGCCAAAGCACGCAATTCCTCTGCAATAGCTTTAACAGTTGTGTAACTATTTTCTGAATAAACTCTAATGCGGCAAGATTTACAAATACCTAGATAGTCGACAATAATGATTGTTGGAACAAAATTCTTTTTGAGCTTTAATTCATTTAAAAGTGATCGAAATGTATTAGCGTCTGCTCCACCAGTAGGATATTGCTTAACGATTAAACGACCAAGGGTAGATTTCTCACGCCATTTTTCCATTTTTCCTTTATACTCGGCGTAAGAAATATGTCCATCATCAATATCGTCAAGAGAAACATCGAGCATATTAGCATCAATACGTTTAGCGCAGACTTCTTCTGCCATTTCCATGGAGATATAAAGAACGTTATGACCAAGCTGCAAATAATCTGCTGCTAATGAACACAATCCTAATGATTTACCAACGTTAACGCCAGCCATTAAAACGTTCAATGTTCCAGTTTCAGCTCCGCCTTTCGTAATTTTGTTTAGAATTCTGAGTTTAAATGGAACTTTACGAGCTTTATTCATATAAGATAGCCAACGTGCTTCATAGTCATCCATCCAATCATGACCAACGTAACTATCAAATGAAATAGATAATGCTTGCCGCATGATGTCAGGAATAGCACCAACATCCGGCATTTTCTTATTTCGTTTTTCCGGAGGAAGCTCAGCATTAGTTTGAATTTCGATTATTTTAGACGTAGCATTAAACATCGCCCTTTGCTGAACATATTTTTCTGTTTCTTTTATTAACCAACTGTGGTCTTCTGGAGAATCAGCCAGTTTTGAAATAAGTGTTTTTACACCAGAATATTCTGTTTCAGTAAATGAACTATTTTCTAATGCAACATTTAACGCATTAATAGATGGAACGCTATGGTACTCATTAACATGAGATTTAATTAATTTGAATGTATTTTTAGCTGGACCACTTTCAAAATATTCTGAATCCATATATGGCCAAACTTTTGAAAAATAAGCTTGATCAAATATGAGATGAGAAAGAATAATTTCTACCACACTTACTCCTTAAAAGAATTTAAATTTTTTCTTTGACCTTTTATTAAATGCATCTTGTAGTTGCATTGTAATACATTTTTCTACATGAGGAGCTAACTCAGCTTTTCTTTCTTGGTCAAGAACAGCAAAGTCCATTACAACCTTTCCATCAACCCAATCCAGTTTAGTTACATACACTATATGTGTAGAACCATCTTCTAGTTTAATGACAATCTCCTGGATAACATTTTCCATAGCGGATTTAATTATCTTAAGAGACTCATTAAAAAGACGTTCTTTTCTTTCTTCTTCCCCCTCCGAAGAGGGGGATTCATCGATAATTTCTAGATCTAAGTCTAAATCATCTTTATTCATTAAATTCTTCCATATCACTTAACTGTTCTAGGTCAGTTTCTAAATCAGCTGCTGATTTACTTTTACTTTCTGGAGATTTAAATTTTTCAACCTTTGAGTTAATCAATTCATCAACTTCAGCTTCAACAATTTCATTACTATCAATAGCACCTAACTGATAAGCACGTTTAATAGCATCTCGGAATGGTTGATGCTTAAATAAAGGACCCCAGAATGTAGTGCAGTTAGTATCTTTTGCACGCCAAGATTTTTCTTCGCGAATCATCTCGCCAGTTTCTTCGTCAAGAAATTCACGAGCATACCAACCATTTTTAGGTTTTACTACAAATCTTAATTCTAGAGCCATATCTAACAATCCAGAATAAGGATCGATACCACCGTCAAATTTAACATCAATAAAGAATTTACTTTTTTCTTTAACGGTACGAGATTTTTCTACATTTAGAACAAATTGATACCCCTGAAGATCAGAACCATCTTTAATCTGGCGTTTACCGATAATGAATACGGTATCAGCCGAATACATTACGCCTGTACCACCTGTCATCACGGTTTTACTAAACATTTCAATTGTTTCAATTGTATGGTTAACCGCAACGCACGGAATATTTTTAATGCTAAAATAAGGAGTAACAATACGGAATAATGACTTCAGTGATTTAGCACGAGTCATATCTGCCACAGATTTTTCATTCAAGGCATCTTCCGTTTCTTTCTTAGAAGCCATATTACCAATTGAGTCGATGAATACTATAACCTTTTCACCACGCTCAATAGCTTCAAGCTGATTCACCATATCAATTTTCAGCTGTTCAACTGACTGGATTGGCGTATGAATTACTCGTTCCGGGTCAACTCCCATGGATCGCAAATAAGCTGGAGTAATACCAAATTCGCTATCATAGAATAGACAAACCGCGTCAGGATATTTGTTCAAATACGCTGCAACCATAGTCAAAGACATATTTGATTTAAAGTGTTTAGAAGGACCTGCAAAAATAGTTAAACCCGACTGCATGCCGCCATCAATCGCACCAGAAATAGCAATATTAAGCATTGGGATTTTTGTACGGATTACATCCTTTTCATTAAAGAATTTAGATGTAGTCAGTTCAGCAGTCATTTTAGAAGTGGAAGCTTTAATCAAACGGGATTTTAAATCTGCAATAGACATTCATTTTTTCCATAGGCATCATTATATTTTCCTCACTGGTTAAAGATAGAGTAATTATAACACAATAAATTTAGGCATTAATCAACTGCTATTGGATGAATAGCATTAAACTTATGAAATGCTTCTGATTTTTCTTTACGCGAAACACACATGCGAAGAACCTTTAATGGCTCGTCTTCTTCACCCAACGATTTTCGTTTTTCAATATTCGATGTTTTCCAACGAGCTTGCTCTGGAAACTCTCTATTAATCTGCTCAAGCGCTCTATTATGTTTAGAATTACTACGAATTGAACTGCACCCGCCAGGAGCTTGTGCTTTTCCAGATACAACTAGATATTTGAACAAGGCCAAATGCGGATAACCTTGATTAATTAAATTGAGAAATGCATACATATCTTCGCATAAATCAATTTTTCCATACCCAATTTGTTCTGTCGTAAGTTTTCCGAGGTCATACCACGTATTCGTGAATCCATATGAGTTTTCACGATAATTACCCCAAGATGAAGTAATTTTAAAAATTGGTAGACGAGCATGGCCATGATAATACCCGCAATCCATGGCATCCTCAACGTATTGAATCAATTCATAGAACTGTTCACGAGTTAATTGATTAATTTTATCTACGCGCCGTTTATCGTCTCTCTTTCGTATTGAACTCATACGAATAGTAGTATCATCATCAATCATCCAGATTCGTTGACCTGCATACATATCAGTAATTGCTTTACGAGTACCGGCAATTCCATTAACATCATCAGGAATAGCTATAATTTTAGCTCTAGACCCATAAGCATCATAATAAGCTTTTTCTTCATGTTCACGCACTACAATATGGGGTTCATAATCAGTCGGAAACATATTAAGGGCAGAAACTGCCCCGACGCGCTGATAACTTGGAATTACGAATTGAATCATTTCCACTCACCGTTATAATCTTTTTTCACAATATGAGTTTCGCCAGTATTCCACCAATGATCAACCAAGTAAAAATGACGAGAATATACATGAAGACTTCCAACATTCCATATAATAGAACCTGCTTTATACTGACGAGTTGAATCGCCGGCATTCAAATCAGATACTAATTTATCTAATACGTATTTTTGCCATGCATAATCATTACGGAATCCGAAGACCACGTCATTTGAGCGCATGCTTACTACTGCATTGACTTTCTTATCACGAATCAGATACTGTACTGTATTAGTACACATGAAATCTGACATGCCATCTTTATTATAGTCAAACTGCATAGATGGACGAGTATAAATCATGATACCACGTCGAGAATCAGGATTTTGACCAAGTTCAGCTAAACACATATCATACTGGGCATAGTTATCTTCTGACCAGATAGCCCAACCATAATTCGAGTTAATTTCGCCTTTAGAAGATGCTACTTGCTGCCAAATCTTCGGTGTTTCACCCGGAATATCTTTAACGAACAAGCTCTTAGATTTATACCATTCAAGTTCACGCTGAATGTATTCATCATTAAGAGCGCCAAAAATAAACGGTTCATCTGCTACAAATGATGCGCCAATAATTTCAATAGTTTTAACACCAGTTTTATCAACTACGAAATCTTTTTCCTTTAATGCAGTTCCCAAATGAAGACGGATTTCTTCAACTGTCATAGAGTCACTAATCATTTAAACCTCAATTGATATATTCATATTTAACTTGTAACAGTAATAAACCCCAACCTAAAATAATAGTTGGAATCATAAGAGGAACCGTTACACTATAGTATATACTTATTATAATCATCAAGATTAAAAGCAATGCTGCTATAATTTTGCTTTTCATTCCTTCTCTCTGATGATAATTACCTGATTTGGCTGCGCAGACTTTTTAGTTTCACCTGCAATTGACCAAATAAATGTAATAAACCAACCAATAATTGACCAGTTAAACAGTAAAGACGTGAAAAAGATTCCTACTGTCGATTTTGACCCACGCATCAAGGCGATAAACCATGGAAGCATGTATATAATAATAGCCAACACACCTGAAACTAAAACCATAAAAATTGAACCTGCTACTAAAGTTTCCATGTTTTCCTCACTTAGTCAAATTTTTTACACATGAATTATAAGAATTCACTACATACTCCATCGGAGCATTTTTACCGGTACGCCATTGGTAATTATTAGCCCAATTAGCCCAAATTTCGGCGCAGTAGTTTTCAATTTTTTCTTCGCGTGTAATTACATCCGAATTACGATATGCTTGAGCAGATTCATCTGGACGAATAGCTTCGTCAAAATTCGCCTGCATTTGTTCGACTGTTTGCTTTGGAGCTTCTTTATAACACTTGACATTAGGATTATAAAATTTGCTTGAACAGTTTACAATTTTTCCTACATTAGACTGATTTACTACCGGTCCTTGAGCTACACAACCAGTAAGACCTAATGCAATAACCAAAATAGCGATTTTCATAATAATTTCCTCAAATGCAAGTAGTAATTACTCCAGTAGTGCTTATGCAGGTATTACCTAATTGAACACCCAGCGTTCCATTAGTATTCATATGAAGATTATCATCAATTTTTGTTGATACTTTACCATTCATGTGAATAACAGTATTAGATTCAATCACATTCTGAGTATCATTTTCAATATCAATAAATGGAACAGCTGCTAATGCAACTAAACAAACTGCTAAGCATCCCATAACAATTTTCATTTTATTCTCCAAATCCGTATTAGTTGATAGTTGTATAGTACCATAGAAGAACAGGGATGTAAACAGTTTTGTGAAAAATTTTTAGGGAATCCAAAGGGTCCAGAATCATCTCTTTTTCATAAGTATAGATTTATATTACTTGTATGAAAAAGGGACCTGGAGGTCCCTAGATTTATTCTATCAGCCAAACAGGAAGTCTAACGAAGCTTTTTCTTCATAGTCCATGCCAGCCGATTCACACATACCCGCAAGCGGTTTAACAAACGATTTTTGGAACAAAGTTGAGTGGTCAATCCAAGATAGTACATCAGAACGAATTTCTTTTGGAAGTTCTGTACCCGACGGCCAAGCAATGCACTTGTCACCAAATGGATTTCCTTCACGTAATGGAAGAACCATTACTTTATTTCCATCCAAAATTGGAGCTACACCCAGACCACTAACAGCTCGACGATAAGTTAGCACCCCACGAATGTGGAACGGGCATTTAAATCCTGGCCAACCTTTATCATCATATTTCGCTATATCGTTCGCAGTTTTTACTTCAGCAATAACTTTATAGTCAAGTTGACGATATTCTTTCTCGAAGTTCTTGTAATATTCTTGGACAGACTCTTCACCTTCCTGAAGAATACGACGAATACTTTCTTCGAGAGCTTCTTGCACTGCTTTTGGTGTTGAACTCTGCTGAGTTTCCATACCCATGATTTTTAGATGCGGTTCAGCAAATCGTTTATCTTCCATATCATAAACGTTCAGAGCATAACGCTTTTTCGCTTTCCAAAATCCACCTACGCCCTTTGAACCAAGCGGAGGGCAAGAAATAGCTTCACGGTCCATATGCATCAGATGCTCGCGGTTATTCATATAATCACATAACTCACGATATGCAACATCAATCATAGGTTCCATCTTTTTCTTACCGAACTGATTCATGAATTCAACTAAATCGTTCTGCTCTTTGAATCGGTCAAGACCAACTTTTTCAATAACTTTATCTACGCAAACATATACCGAATCAGTATCACCTGCTGCGATGAAATCTTCACCGTTAGTTCCGCATACTTTATTCAGATATTCATTAATTTTACGAGCAATCCACTGAATACCGACTTGACCAAAAATTGTGATAGCAGTAGCATTTCGCAAATCATAGTAACGGAAATGAATATTACCAAGAGCACCATAAAGACTGTTAATAAGAATTTTACGGTTCAGCTGATTTGTGTTAGCAAGTGTAGCTGCTTTTTCACATTCCTCAATCAGACTATTGAGAACAGATTCAGTATAATTCGATAGTTCATTTAAGAAATCATCACTGAACTTAACATATCGTTCAACTTCTGGTTTAGTTGAACAAGACCCTGCGCCTTTCATAATAATCTTTTTAATAGCTTCGGCATTCATTTCTTCAGCGAACATTTTCTTTTTCCAGTCTTTACGCTGGAAAAATACTTTAGCAATTTCCTTTGGAATGATACCTTCTTGATGCTTATCATACATCCATCCATTCGGAGAACAAGAATATTCATCACTCGGTTTAGGAGCTGTTCCTGCGATATATTCATGAATTGGATGAACTTTAAACTGACCACGAATAGTTTCAGGACTAATGTTAACCTGGCGAATAATGCTCGGATACAGAGAAGTCAAGTCAAAACTCATAATGTATCGACGAGCAATTGGCTTAGGTTCAAACACAAATGCACCCGGAAAACTCTGTTTAACATGCGAACCTTGTTGAGGAATAACCTTATGTTCACCTTTCAATGAGTTAAAAATAATAGCATCCCAAGTTTTAATAGGACTCATTACACCAGAAAAAGGCATTTTAGCATAATAAGACATACTTAAAACTAGATCGATAAACCCGCGAATTTTATCAATTGCTTGAACTGATTCTACGTCAATGATGTTATAACTAATGTATCGTTGATGATTAGTCTCACGAAGTTTATTAATAGGACCGTCGTATGGTAATTTACCTTTTTTGGTTTCATGTTGAGCAACTGATTCCAAAGAGAATGACGGCAAATTAGTAAAAGCGAATTTCTTGTACAAATCTAAATAATCAAGAATAGATACGCCATCAATAGAATAAATTTCTTTGCTACCGTACATATTTTGAATTAGTTTAGATTTTACCCGACCGATTGGAGAGAAACGTTTCATACTGCGTTCGCCCAGAATCATTTTAACACGATTCATGATATACGGAACGTCAAACCCCTCAATATTCCAACCAGTAAAAATAGCAGGTCGTTTCTGTTCCCAGAGATTGATATATTCCATGAGCATATCACGCTCATTATCGAATGGCATATAAATTACTCGGTCAAGAATTTCTTGAGGAACTTCATCACCACCTTCACAGTCAAGCTTAGCAGCTAACTTTGCATCCCATTTTGATACTGAACCATACATTGAATTCAAAAGGTCGAAAACATAAAAACGATCGTCAATTGAATCGTAATGAGTGATAGCATCAATTTCATATTCAGCTTTCATTGGGTCAGGAAATTTATCACCAGTAACCTCAATGTCACAGTTAGCTACACGAACAAATTTTCGGTCATAAACAATTTCTGAACCATACGTATCACTGATATAAGCGAGTTTAAAATCGTTCATACCGAGAGCTTCGAGACCGATGTCTTCCATTCGCTTCATCCAATCTCGAGCATCTTTCATTGATGGAAATTTTTGAGGAGCGCAATTTTTACCATAAATGTCTTTGTATTTTGACTCTTCCTTACAATGCCTAAACATAGTTGGAAGATATTCTACTTCACGAGTACGTTCCTTTCCGTTTTCATCAATATAACGTTCAACAATGTTATTTCCGACTGTTTCGATAGAGATATAAAATTCTTTCATAGATATTCCTTAGTTTATAGCCCGAGTTATTAGGCTCTTGATATATTATACTCCAAATAAGGGGCCGAAGCCCCTTGCTTAATTACCAATCGTATATTTAGGAACGAGTTTCCATTCATGTTTTTGTTTAAAAGAAATAACTCGGAAGTTATTAGTTAAATCTTTCATAAAAGTTCTTTGACCAGGAACGATTTCAATCAGTCCCCAATCTTCTAACAACCATGCAATCGAATCACGACGAACTTCATCTTCTTCTGTCATTTCAACTTGGCGACCATCCATACGAAGCATTTCTTTAAAATGAACGATATAGTATAGTCCTTTTTTCTGAAGAATATGACAGGACTGATACAGAACTTTATCTTTATTATTAGCAATTCCCATACGAGTCAAAGTTTCTTTTACTTTCAGAAAATCTTCAGGTTTTTTAAGAGTAATTTCAATCATTTTACCATTCCAATGCTAGTTTTTTGAGTTGTTTCTGTTCTTTTACGTTCTTAGTCACTTCTTTCAAAAAATCATCCGTGACTAAACCTTTAAGTTCTTTTAATACTAAAGGAAGTTTTCCATTTTTAGTAAGAATTGATTTATAGTTAATTGCATCATTTGTATTAACTTGATACCGCTTAGCAAGTAACTTAATAATCAATACTTCGGTGGAATCTTCAACTAGTTTTGCCCATTTACCATATCTTTTACCACGAGGAACTGCAGCCATTAGATAATTAAAATGAGCTTCATCACTTAAGCCTGATCCAATTAAATTCATAGCATATACAGCTGGCATGCACTCTGGAAATTGTGATAATGCATTTTCAACCATGAATTTTGAATAATCTTTTTGAGCAATAGAGCATTTAGTTTTATTATTAATAGCTCCAATTATTTCAAAAAATTCATTTTCAGCTTTTTCTTTAAAAGTATCAGCAGCAGATTGGACAGCTGTCCAATCTTTAGAATACCAAGCAACTTGATGCTCGTTTAATTGAATATCATCTTCAAATAAGCTCATATCACTTCCACTGCATTTCACATGCTAATTGAATGAAAAGATAAGCTAAATGCAATTCAGTATTAGCTGCAATACCATGATACTGATTATTTTCGCCGACAATTTCGTACATACGAATAATACTCTGTGGAGTTACACGTGAATAGATTTCTTCGGCAAGTTTACCTACGAACCACGAATAATCGGCTGCATATTTTGGTGCTAAAGCTCTGAGTTGTTTAACATCTTTATTTTTGAGAGACTCAAGAACATCATCAATAGCACCACGATCGTTAGTAACCAGTGATAAAATACCAGCATCCAAAACACCTTTAGATGAATAACTATCGAGCTCGCCAATAGTTTTACGAAAATCAGGAAAATTCTTTTTAACCAAAGCTGCTACAACTTTCATATCAGCTATAGCAATACCTTCATGTTTACAGATTTCGGTCAACCGACGAATCATCTGCTTCATCATTTCAATTTTATCTTCATCGGTCGGTTGACCGAATGTGATAACTCGGCAGCGTGACTGAAGCGGTTTAATAATACCATCAATATTGTTAGCAGTAATAATAATACTACAGTTTGAGCTGTAAGCTTCCATAAAGGAACGAAGATGTCGCTGAGATTCTGCTAAACCTGAACGGTCAAATTCATCAATAACGATTACTTTTTGACGACCATCAAATGAAGCGGCGCTGGCAAAATTAGTCAAAGGACCACGAACGAAATCAATTTTACAATCTGAACCATTCACAAACATCATATCAGCATTTACATCATGACACAATGCTTTTGCTACAGTTGTTTTACCTGTTCCTGGAGAAGGAGAATGAAGAATAATATGTGGAATCTTACCTTTACTTGTAATAGATTTAAAGGTTTCTTTATCAAAGGCGGGAAGAATACATTCATCGATAGTAGATGGACGATATTTCTGTTCAAGAATGTGTTCTTTTTCATTTACGGTAATCATAATTTCCTCATTCAAGTTTTAGTGTAAATTATAGAGGGCCGAAGCCCTCTATTAAAAATCGTGGGTAGAATCAGCTTCAAGAGCTACTACATAATTCGCGTGTTCACCTTCAAATTTAGCAGCGCCTTGTTTACCTTTTGCCCAGAGCAGAAGTTTATAATTTCCTGGTTGCATTTTCATATTTGCCATATTGATAATGAAATTAAATGTATTTTCACCATCATAATCACCAAGAGTCAAAGAATATTTAACACGGGTCAGAGCAGAATCTTCTACTTTATTAAAACCGTTAATTACGATTTTACCTTCTTTTACCGTGATAGCAATTGTATCAATTTGCAGACCACGAGATACACGCAACAGTTGTTGAAGGTCTTCAGCTTTAATTTCAGTAACAACAGATGCTACCGGGAATGGAATTGGTTTATTAGGAGCAACTACTGTACTCGGATCGGCTGCTGGCCAAAAAATTGTTGAGCGGGCATCAGCAATTTTAATATTTCCATCTTCTGACTGGGAAATTTCTGCATCATCATTAACTAGAGACAGAATACCGAGAAAACCATTCAAATCGTAAATTGCTACATCAAAATCAATAACGTCAGAAATATTTGCTTCCGCATAAGTTGTACCATTAACTGCGCGAGTCATAATAAATTGACCGGATTTAAGCATAATTCCAGAGTTAATAGTAGCGAAATTTTTCAAAATATTCAGTGTATCTTTAGACAGTTTCATGTAATTTCCTTCAATTCAAATGAGATTTAATTTTATAACTAATTTAATAAAGCAATTAACGATTAAAATCAGCAGCAATTGTTTCCGCAACAATTTGAGCAGCAACAATTAGACGTTCATCTGCATTACCGCAATAATCATCTTCAAGACGTTCACCGCATGAAGTCATAATAAATTTAGCACCGGCGTTTAGGGATTCTGTAGTATGTTTGCGCATTAGTTCAATCCATTTATTACTTACTTCACGATCGATAGCTTCATAATACGCATGACGAGCAGGTGCAGATTTAATTTTGTTCTGAATAACTTCCATTGCGTTATCAGAAAGAGACAAAACCCATGCTCGACGAATTTTATTTTGGTTTTGTGGATTTGATTCAGAACGCACGTGTTTTGGCTGAATATCTTTTACGTCAACAGTATAATTCACAGTAATTTTAGTCATAATACACCTTTAGTCATAATAATCAGTAACAGTCCAAGATTCATTTCTATTGGACATTATTTTTGTATATTCTGCTTTAAATGCATTCCTAAGCATAGATTCAGTAACTATATGCTCTTCATTAGAAAAATTATTTCTCAGAATATATCGTTTTATTTCAGGAATAGTTAATAGATGCTGTCCAGTTGAATATTCCATGTTTTTCCTCCATAGAGATTATACTCTAATAAATTAAAGCATAATCTCTTATAAATTAAACCATTACAGTAAATCGACCAACTTTCTTCATTTGAAGATGCTGACCATATTCTTGCGGGTCATGGTCTTTATGCGAAATTATAAAAACATTAGTGTTTTTCATTGAATTTATAATATTAGCTACACCTTTAATACCTTCGGCATCAAATGACCCATCAAACACTTCATCGAGTATTAATGTACTAATACTAACACCAGATACAATAGAAGCAATATCACGCCAAGTAAATAAAAGAGCAATATCAATTCTTGCTTTTTCACCTTCACTAAATGAAGCATAACTAAAATCTTCGCGACCACGGGATTTAATTGTCTCATTAAATTCTTCATCTAATGTAAACACATAATCCGCTTCCATTATTTTAAGATAATGGTTAATCTGCTTATTAAATAATGGAATGTACTTTTTAATAATAGCACCTTTAATACCAGAATCTTTGAGCATATCAGTCAAAATTCCTCGGTGGTATTTTTCCATTACTAAATTAGTTTTTGTCTTAACAATTTTATCAAGTTCTTCTTGAAGCAGTGCTATTTCATCAGCATGGTCAATAAACTCAGAAGATGCTTTTTCTATAGCCGCTTTAACTTTTTTAGCTTTATCTACTGCTGCGATCAGAGATTGCTTTTTATTGCGAATATCATTTGCCAACGACTGCTGAGTTTTAATATTATCTCGGTATTCATCAACAAGAACTTTTAAATTATCACGATGTGTTGAAAGCTGTTCAAACGAATGCGTGCATTCAGAAACTTTATCTTTAATTTTAGAAACAACTTTATCACCGGAACTCAATTGTGACAAACAGGTTGGACATAATCCACCTTCGTGATACATATTAATGACTTTATTATACGAGTCAATTTTTGATTTAATTAAAACTGCTTCTTGACCGATTTTATTAAATGCATCAGTCGGGTCTTCATCTAAAACAATATTAACTAATCTTTCATTAGCTTCTTCTATTTCCGATTTTAGCGTTCTAGCTTCTTTTGCCAAATCATCATACATATTTTGCAGACGAGTAAGGTTGTCACCAGTTAATTTTTTCTGGCGTTCAACATTATCATTATATATTTTAATTTGTTGGATAATACTATCTTTTTTAACATCAAGCACTTGGTTTTGTGAATTTAATTCACGTATTAGTGCTTTATTAAGCTTATCCATTTCAGCTAATGTTCCTACCTCAAGCAGGTCTTCCACAAGCTTTCTTCGTGCAGGGGTCGACAAACCCATGAAAGGGGTATACCCTGCTGTACCAAGGACAACAATCTGCTTGAAACTGGCATATGACATTCCGATAAGCTGTTCAAATTCTGCTTGGAAATCTTTACTGCTGGCAGATTCATTAAGACGTGTACCGTTAACGGTGATTTCAAAAACGTTCGGTTTTTGTCCTCTTTTGATATAGTACTTTTTCTCATCATATTCCATCCACAGTTCAACTAAAAGTTCTTTCTTATTTGTGCTGTTTATTAATTGACCTTTCTTTACATCACGAAATGGCTTGCCAAAAAGCCCAAATGTGATGGCTTCTAACATAGTAGACTTACCACCGCCATTTCGGCCAGTAATAAGAGTTTTTTGAACCTTATCTAATTGAATGTCAATCCCATTTTGACCAACTGACATTATATTTTTATATTTTACTCTATTAAGTTTAAAATTCTTCACAAAAGATTCCTTTTAATGTATCTTTTAGACCATTCTATCATATCATCATAATCTAAAAAGTATTCATCAAATTCAGCCATGCAAACAACACCTTGTGCTGCTTTTGATGTGATATAAATTATTCCAACATATCTAGAATCTTCTTCGGTATAATCAATATTTGCTATGAATTCATCATTAATGTCAAATGTCGAAAACTTCACAGTATGCATCCTTAATACAAGATACAGCCATATCTCGTAATGATTTAGGCGTGTCATTATCTAAAATGTTGAAGTTAAAAGATACAGCCCAGTCAGTGCAGACTGTAACCTTTTTAATACAATTATCTTCAACCTCTAGTGGTTCAAACCAATATTCAATAATTTCTTTATGACCAATATCATCTTTTACTTCACATTCAAAATGCTGACTCATCACAACATTTTTAAATTCATCAAAAGTCATTGTGTTGCCTCTACATATAGCTGATTTGCATATTGAATAAGTGCTTCACGGTCAGAATCAGTGATGTCTGGAATTGCATTAATATACTCTTCCATCAACGTCTGAAGAGATTGAACTTCAACTTCTTCACTGTCATCTGACTCGACAGAGTTATCAATTTTTGACACAACTCGTAATGAATGCACAACTTTTTCTAGTTCAGATTCGAACTTCGTCAGATTTTTGTCTACCTCAGTTACTATAACACGTACTGATAGATTTGTAAAATCTTTATAGTCAATTTTTCCTTTAAATGGATAATGAATTCTACGATGCCAGGTAGTATTGTTTGGAATAAATTCCATTCGTTCTGTTTCTGTATCAAACATCCAGAACCCACGAGGGTCATTCTCGTCACCTGCAGTTAGTGTCCATGGTGTCCCAATATATCTGACGTTAGCAGCCTCAGAGATAGTATGGAAGTGACCAGACCACACTTCTTTATAAGTCTTAAGGAAATCAGGTTCAAGACCATGAGATTTCATTCCTTTATAAAAATAAAATCCGTTCAGTTCCCAGTGACCAACGCAAAAAGAAGCAGATGAAGTTTTGATGTGTTCAAGAATTTCACCAGTATTTTCTTCACACATCCAAGGAATTAAATCAATTAAACATCCGTCAAAATCTACTGTAGTAGGCTTATCATATACTTTAACATTAGGATATTTAGCCAAAAGCTCAGTAGAGGCATTTGGATGCATTACATTTTTGTAGTGGAGATCGTGATTTCCTACAATAGTATGTAATGTGATTCCAGCATCATCAAGCATTTGAACTATTTCGCGAGCGAACTCCATAGTTTTATGCGTGATTGCTTTTCGCACATCAAAAATATCGCCGTATTGAATCCATGTAGTAATTCCATTTTTCTTAGAATATTCTATTGCTTGTTTAATTCCATCAATTTGAATACCGCGAATCCACTCATCATCAGCTTTAACGCCTAAATGCCAATCACCTAAATTTAAAATTTTCATATATCAAGAACCGTCATTGAAATGCAAAATAAAATTATTGAAATAAATCCATCTGGAGTGCTAAAGAACCCAATCCAACATGCTTTAGTGAATAGATAAAATGCAAGAAAAAGTATCACATATCCAAGAAATATCATTATATCAAACTCCGTATAAAGCTAAAGGGCCGAAGCCCTTTATTTTGTAATAATGTCAAACTGTTCTTTAAAGCAGAAGCTTGAATCTTGATGCTGATACAAAAATTCATAAGCTTTTTCGCGTTCACGGTCATAAAGAGTTCGGTCAGATGACAGTTCTTTAATACGCTCGAATGTTGATTCCATGTCATTTTCATCAAACCAAATGATACCGCTATCATGCGAGGTCAAAGGAGTATTATCAACACGGAATTTTAAATTTTCGCCAGTAGATTTCCAAAATACCGGAATTGTTCCACATGCACCAAGCTCGAGATGAGTATATTCTAAAGAGCGCTGTAGATATTTTTTATCCAACTTACTCAACTGATAACCAAATCCGGATTTACTCATGCGTTCAAGCATTTCGCTATTTACATAACGGTCAAGAATTTGCGTTGGCAAATTAGGAGCAATTTTAATTTGGTCTACTTGATGAAGACGATAATACTCGTATGGAATTCCTTTTTCTTTAATAGGAATGAACGCTGGAGAACGTTCCAGACCTTCCATAATAGTACTTAGTCCTGCAGGTTTAAGATGTTTTTCATGAAAATCAAACATCTGATAAAAACCTTTCCATGTAGTCGTACGACCAATCCAACGGTTGATATTCATGTTAATTTCAGAAACATCTTTCCAGTAGGTTGATCGAACCTTCGCAATATCCATAGGAGGCTGAAAGTTGTATACAGTCGGTGCTTCTTCAATATCATCAAACAGAGAAACTGTTTCTGGATACCATTCTTTCATCAGAACTTTATTAAAATCGCCATTATCAGAATGACTAAAAATAACATCAGCTCGACGAACAGTTTCTTCTAATCCCAAATTTCGGCGCAAAGAAAGAGAAGAATGGTCATGTTGATAAACTACAACACGAACCGAAGGTTTAATGTTATCAATAATTTTTTTATAGTTATTAATAGTGTCTTCTTCAACTGAAGTAGCAGGAACTGAATTGATAATTAGAATATCACAATCATTTACCAGCTTAAGTGTTTTATCGTATTCTTTTGCCAATAAAACCGGAATTGAAAATGATTTATAATCATGCGCACAGTTACGAGTAAATGATTTATCTTTAGCATAAACCAAAGTTACTTCATGACCATTTTTAATAAACCAATCACGCTGCTCAAGAGAAAATTTAGTTACACCGCAACCTTCAAGACCCCGAGCCATAAAAATGCAAATACGCATAGTTTTCCTCTTTTCATTCAATAAATCATGTAAATAATATTTTATTTTCTATAAAACGCTACGAATAGGCCCAAACATATCCATAAGCAATTTTGCTTTTTCCAGATATGCACTTTTTAATATTAGACATGCATCCTTTAACGGATACAGCTGCGTCTTTAATTTTAGGAAATACTCGTAATAATTTTCCAGTAGTATCATATTGAAATACTGGCACATTTCTTTTCTGAGTTATCCCACGTTTAGATTTAGACATTTTTTGTTTAGTTGCATTAGACATCCTAGAGGGCTTTCCTATGTTATCAGAATAATAATATTTCCATTGAAATCCTCCAGCGGTTTTCCTTTTCCCATCTACACATTGTTTAATTGAACTTGAACAGCTATATGACATATCTTCTGCAGCATCTGTAATACATCTATATTTGCGAATAAAATTTCCATTTAAATCATATTGATAAATTGGTTTTCCAGCATTTCGTCTAGCGTTAGACATGTATTTTTTATTATCATCATCTTTCCAGAACTCTTTCATGCCTTCCGATATTGAGGAAGATACGGCTGTTTTAATCCATCCATACATTTTATTATTTAGTCTTGTTCCGTCAGAACTATAACACATCATACGAATAGCTAAAGCCAATTTAGGAAGTCTATAAATTTTAAATAATAATAAATGCGCGGTAAAATGTTCTTCTGGTGTCAAAAGAACTAAATTAGTTTTATCATCTGTACCACCCATACATCTAGGAATTATATGATGAGTTTCAGTATAGTATGTTAAAAGACTTTTATCATTGCCTCTGTTTAGTCCTTTTTCGATCAGTAAATTATATATGTTTAAATAATTCATTTTAATTATTTTACCAAAAATTTATAAAGCAATATAGGAGCCGAAACTCCTATCCGCATAATACGCCATACAAAGGCTCGTTAGAGCTTCTAAATTTTATACGCTTATATGTTATAGTTCCTTCTGCTTTAGCTTTATCATGAGACTCTTTAAAGCGTCTCATCATTTCTACTTTAGAGGAACGAATTTTATTATAATCTATTTCAGAAGTTTGGGTGTTCATCTTTCACAGTTGCCACCAATTTTTGACTTGATAAGAATCAACCCACACTTTCATATTAGGGTCTGCTCTTACAATAGGAGGATTAACTTCTTTAATTGAACTATCATGGTATTCTTTTTCAGAAATTTTCACACAAAGATGACCATTCAAAGATTCAGTAAATCCTGCATTAATTTTAAGACGCTTGAATTTTACGTGTGTAAGCATCAATCATATCCTCAATCTGCGATCTAGTAGTCTTCCAAAGAATACTGATGAGTTCATCGTTATATGGCTGTTTTAGAATATCCCGACTTTTCTTGATAGCATATTCGTATTGAGCAAAATTATTATTTTCAGCTGCAATCTGAGCGTGCTTATAAAGACGATTCAGTTCGCGTTTGTTTTTAGACAATAACTTATTTGCTTTTCTTTCTGCTTCAAGACGGTTCTTTTCTTCAATAGAAGAAATAAGCTTTTCCACTTCATCATTAATTTCGGGTTTATCAGTCATATTATTTCTCTAATATAAAATAAAAATCATCATCTGTTAAATGATACCGATAGTTTAATTCTACACCATTAGATTTAAAAGCGGTATCATACGGATTTTCTGGATCAATATCAATGTCAAGAGCTAAAACTTCCCTGAGATACATTTTAAGTAAATAGGGAATAGCTTCAACTTCAGGTATTTCTTCCAAGAATCCGGAGAGGTTAATCGTTAGCCTCATATAAAAAATCCAAACTAGGAGAATCATCTACAACACTTTTCTTTTCAGCCCCCGGTGTTCTATAGGTTGATTCTTCGTAATGCGTCATTTTATCGTAGATGTCTTGAATAAAAGTTTCATCTACTAACGCAACCATATCGTCGTCACGACTGTCATAGACATTGTGAACGAAGTAACTATATTTCTTTGCAACTTCCTTACGTTCTTTTTTAATACGTTGGACGAATGCATTAAAACAAGCTTGAGTTATATACGCATGTGGGTTTTTATATTTCGTTTCATCAAAATTATGAAGCCCCTTAATAGAAGCTTCTATACCATCTGCAATCATTTCTTGTTTCCAAGACTGGGTGTATCCTGAAAAGTTGAAACGTTTAGATAAGCCTTCTGCAATAAGCATAATGGCTAATCCGATAGTATCATTCTGACGAACTACTTTATTTGGGTCTTTATTATTTGCTAATTCTGTTTTCCAATCAATAATAGCCTGTAAAAGCTCTTTATTGTTTACGTAATTATATTTAGGCTTAGTTTCTGACATTTTCACCTCTTAGCTCAATTCATAGATCTATTATATCATAATATTTGAAGATCTATCTTAAAGCATAGAGGATATCAGTTATCTAAGTAAGCAGTATGCTTGGAACACTTTCTCCATCATCTTTTTAAATTCATGAATATCTATGTAATGATCATTAATATCAGCGCGATATAAAAAGTCTAAAAACTTTTTATGGGTATTAGAATATTTACTTCCAGTTAATTCAGAAACATGGCTTTCCCAATATCCAACACCAGTTTTATTTGGGAAAAATGAAATTTTCATGTATTGGTCAACATAGAAAATACCAAAATTTTCAATAGCAATAGAAATATTAATTAATTTCATACATTCATCAACTTAGCCGCTTCAAGAGCTGCATCTAGTGAATCAAATTGGTCAACATATTCAATCAATTCGCCGTAATTGGCATATAACCACCATTGGCTAAATTCATACTCAAGGATGAATCCATTTCCTTCAATTTGAGTTAAACCAATGCCATTTGTATTTACTTCATATCCAGCAAGACGCAAATCGTTAATAAGAGCTTCGTTCATAATTATACCTTAGTAATTTTCAGGTCTGCAAATTTTTTCTTGCGTTGATTTTTCATACGACGAATAGTTTTATCGGAAATTTCATGCTTTTGATAAGCTTTAGATTCTACGCCAAAAGCTTTAACATCAAATTCTGACAAGATATATTGAACCAACAATTCACGGACAGTGTTGCGTCCAATCTTCTGATCATTCTGTTTCATCATTTGATGAAGCTCTTTTTCCCATTTATCCAAAATTTGAGGAGTTACAATATCGCCTTTTTCTAGCAAAGAAACTACTTTATCATATGCGTAAGAATTAATGACGTTTTTAATTTGAATAGTCATACATTATCCTCAATTACGTTAAAATTTTATTATCCAAAAAAGGGCCGAAGCCCTTAGCTAAACTTTTTGGCACCCTTCCAGCCTTCGTACATCATTGCGGCTGATATTAATATTGCTCCTGAGCAACTTGAATATTTGTGATTCCAAAACCAGTTTAGAAAAACTTCGTCATCAATACCTTGTGCTATCATATTTTCAAAGAACTGACGACGAGCTTCAGCAATTCGCTGCGATAATTTAGATTCAGGATTCATTTAAATTTTCCAGTTACCGTTTTCATCAATAAATTTAATCCAGTCATTTACTGACCACTTGGTCGTATCGCCTTTTGGAGCAATATTTAAAGTGTATAATCCTTGTTTAAAAAGCATTCGTTTGATATTCATATTTTCCTCAGCTGTAACGATAACACTCGTTTGATTTACGTTTAGCAACTCGTTGAGAAGTATTATAATCAAAATCATCGTCAATGTAAACTGATTTTTTCAACTTTCTTACTTCACCACGTAATTGGCGATTTAGCTCATCTTTAACTTCTGAATCAATACCTTTCATTCTACGCCATTTATCTGAGCGAAAAATGTTTTCAACCATATCTTTATGACTTACACCATCAGGAGCTTTACGCTTTCCGAAATAGTCATAATCACGTACTTTTAAATCTTTACGACGATACGTTTTACCCATGGAGTTTAATTTCCTTAGCAACTGAACTAAATACAGCACGATCACAAACCATGCGTTTGTTCCATTTAATCACAGTATAATGAACATCTAGATCATCGACTGCTGTAACAATAACGATATGTCCGTTAACACGATAGTACTGGTCAATTTTAATCTCTTTATCAACCATATCAATTCCTCAAAGGTAATTCATATGTTAATAATACCACGGTTTGAACTTGTTGTAAACAACTTTGTGAAAAATATTTTAGGGAATGATAAGAAAGGAACGATAGCTTAGAATGGTAATATACAGAATGTGAGAAAGAAAGGCCCAGAGGGCCCGTCTTAATCTTCTATGATATCTCTATCATATCCAAGTGAAATGAGAGTTTCTTTGAAGTGTTTAATGTTCTTTTGTCTAGAATCATTAATGAAAATGACTGGATAACGAATGTTAAGAGATGTGAATCCAGCGCGTTTAGCAAGAGATACAATCAGTGGACGATCATACTCAATCTTACCGTTATTTGTAAGAACTTTATAGAAAGTAAAAGGAGCATTGAGCTCCTTTAGAAGTTTTGTAACTGATTGACATCCAGGACAACGACCTACTTCATCTGGAATTCCATAGACTTCAATCTTATTCTTTAAGTTCGAGTTTTGTTCCACGAGAAATAATTCCTTGGTAAGCCCAATAAGGAGGATTAACAGAATCCTCACCAGAGTTTTCTTCAGGAAAATAAACCTGGATAACAAATCCAGACGCATCAAAGGTAAAATAAACCGTAGGTAGTTCACCTAACAATTCGGCACGAGTATTAATTTCTTCGAGATCTCGTTCACGTCCAGCCCAAAAACTAGGATTTAGACTACATTCGTAAAAATAATAGTCATTACCGAACATATCAAAACCCTTCCAACTCTCTACCACATACCGCTCAAAACTAATCATAATTAAGCCTTTTTATCAAGAACAGAATTCAGCTTGTTAGTAATTTTATCCAGACGCTCATTGAACTCACTAGAAGATAAGCCCTTTTCTGGAGAAATCAAACTAATCACGAAAAATATAGCAATAAAAGGAATAAGGAAAATAGCTCCAACTGCCATAAACAAAAAGAATGTTACAGTTGTAAGAAAATCAGCTAAACCTTTACGAAATTTATACATATTTTACCCTTAATTGATTAACCAAGCATTGATAAGCACTAAACTATATTGCGAATAAAATTCTGGACCAAAATGAAAAATCATATCATTTATAGTATCCATAATGCAATTCAATTTAATCATGTTTCCACACCCCATCGGTATTTGACCAAAGTCGCTGATTATCTGATCCTCGCCACAGCTTTTTAGTCGGAAGATTTTTCTCATACTTCCCATCAATAATAACATCAACATATTTAAGCATTTCTAGTTGTTTAATATCTTCAAACTTATATCCTGCCCACAACCAAATGCTTTTATTGGGATAAAGATTTTTAATAGTTTGAACCACAGAGTGAATCACGTCTCTGTTATCAGGATAAAGAGGGTCACCTCCGGTTATAGTCAATCCTTCTATATAATCATTATTCAAACATTCAATTAATTGTTCTAGTGTTTCACCAGTGAATGGAATACCATTTCTAGCATTCCATGTTGATTTATTATAACACCCTTCACATTTATGCAAACAACCCGTAACGAAAAGAACGACCCTGCAACCAGGGCCATTCACAAAATCGCAAGGATAAAATCTATCGTAATTCATTGATGCTTAACCCTATGCATGATTTCTTTATTTTTACCGAGATTAAATCCGCGTTCGTTCGGGTTTCCAAGATATCCGCATGTTCTTCTTATTGTGTTCATCTTTTTAGGATCAGTTTCTCCACAAATAGAACAAACAAATCCGTTTTCAGTAGGAGTCATTTCATGGGTACTTCCGCATGTAAAACATTTATCTACCGGCATGTTAACACCAAAATAATCTAAATGTTGTGCAGCATAATCCCACACAGCCTCAAGACCTTTTAAGTTATTTTTCATATCAGGAAGTTCAACATAAGAAATGTGACCACCTGTCGCAATGAAATGATATGGCGCTTCACGAGAAATCTTTTCAAACGGAGTAATATTTTCTTCTACTGAAACATGGAAACTGTTAGTGTACCAGCCTTTATCGGTAACATCTTTTACACTTCCATATTTTTCTGTATCGAGTTTACAGAAGCGATAACAAAGGTTTTCAGCAGGAGTAGAATATAAACTAAAAGCAAATCCGGTTCTTTCAGTCCACTGTTTAAGATGAGCATTCATTTTAGTTAAAATTTCTCGTCCAATACCACGACCAACAAGAATATTCAATTCGTGAATACCTATGTATCCTAGGGACACTGAACTTCTACCGTTTTTAAATAACTCAATTATATCGTCATCAGGTTTAAGACGAACCCCGAATGCACCTTCTTGGTAAAGAATAGGAGCAACAGTCGCTTTAACTCCTTTTAAGGAATTGATTCTACACATCAATGCTTCAAAACATAAATCCATTCGTTCATTGAACAATTCGGCAAATTTCTGTTCATTGAACTGTGTTCCAATATAAGAATCTAACGCAATACGAGGAAGATTCAATGTTACAACGCCAAGATTATTACGTCCATCAAGAATTTCATTACCAGTCGAATCTTTCCATACGCTCAAGAAACTACGGCAACCCATTGGAGAAACAGGAATAGATGAACCAGTGATAGCTTTATTATTCTTAGCTGAAATAATATCAGGATACATTCTTTTGCTTGCACACTCTAGAGCAAGCTGCTTAATATCATAGTTCGGATCGTCTTTATAAAGATTAACACCTTCTTCAACGAACATAACAAGTTTAGGGAAAATAGGAGTTATCCCGTCACGACCAAGACCTTTAATACGATTTTTCAGAATTGCTTTCTGAATCATTCGTTCAGTCCAGTCAGTTCCCGTACCAAATGTAATTGTTACAAAAGGTGTTTGCCCGTTTGAACTGAATAACGTGTTCACTTCATCAATGTGTTCAGTAGAGTTCGCTACTTCTCTACCCGTTTATATGAAACAATGTAATTTGGATAATTGTCATCTAAACACAAATCTTTAATACGACTTGGGTGGAGTTTTAAATCTTTAGCAGCATCCACAAATGATTTATAGATATTGTCATTTATTTTAACATATTCTGGGACGGGATGAATTGTTATTTTTATATCTATAACATTTGGATGATTACTAACCTGTTCTTCAGAGCATTTAAGAAATTTTGCAGCTGATTTAAAACTTCTAAATTTATTTCCGGATTTTAAAGCTATAGAAACAGTCTTTTTAGCCGTTCTACTACCAATATTATTTTTAACATGAGCTTCACTTCTACTATTATTTTTATAATGCTCAATCAATTTCTCTCGTATCTTATCTTTATGTTTTAAAGATAAGATTTTACCTTTATGGGCATTACTAAGTTTTTGCTTATGTTCTTCTGAATCCGGATATTTGTTAAATTTATATCCACCTATAGATTTATTAAGAATAAATTCGTTATTAAAATATTTCCTAATAAGCATTTCTTCATGTTTAAGGGCCGATTCATAAGAATCAAAAACTTGAAGAATTATCCACTTAGCTTTATAATCTTTAAGCTTTTCTTTAACAAGCTTAGATGACGAATTGTATTCTTTCCAATTTGTATCTTTACCATATATAGTTTTGAATTTTTTAAAACCTATATAAAAAGACTTATCAGGAAATCTTACCATATAGGTAAATGCTACAGAATTGGCAAGTTTTAAGCTTTTTCTTAATTTCCATTTCATCGTTTCACCTCGTATTCATATTTATACGAGGATAAACAGCTGCATGTCACCATGCAGTTCAGACTATATCTTCAACTCTTAGAGTTGTCTGCCGTTTCGGGTCGCTTGACCCTACTCCCTTACATTCATCAGGGATAGTCGTTGGGCATTTACAGCTACTGCTGATTTAGCAACGGATTGTCTCAGTGAGAGTTTCCCGTTTTAGGCAGATTTTACATGAGCTTGACTTACGTTAACTCATAAGCTTGGAATGCATCGTATACGTCTTTTTCTGTTTTAGATTGAGCATAATTCAACGCATCAGCGATTTGCCATTTTTCTGCATCCTCAATATGTTTTGCATAGGTGCGTTTAACATAAGGAGAAAGTACTTTATCTACATTCGCAAATGTAGTTCCGCCATACTGGTGTGAAGCAACTTGTGCAGTAATTTGTGCCATAATTGCAGTAGCAACACCAATCGATTTAGGCGTTTCAATTTGAGCATTGCCTAATTTAAATCCGTTCTCAAGCATCCCCTTTAAATCGACTAAACAGCAATTAGTAAAAGGCAATGATATACTGTAATCTAAATCATGAAAATGAATTAATCCAACATTATGGGCATTTACAATATGACTTGGAAGAATACGACAAGCGATATGTTTAGAAACAATACCGGCCATTAAATCTCTTTTTGTTGGAAAGACGCGAGAATCTTTGTTGGCGTTTTCTGTATTTAATTCTTTATCTTTATTTGAAATAAAATTTAAAACATCTTTTTCTAAAGACATAATTCTAATTTATCCTTTTGAAATTCTTCGTCTAAATATGGGTTCCAACCCATTTTAAACCTTTTGATGAAATTATCAATTCTAAATTTCGGTAAGTTTAAATCCACAAAAATAGATGATTTACTTTTAAAATCTGGACTTAAATAATCATATAAAATTTCTGCGTATTTTAACCATAATATACAAGTACCAGATTTAATTGCTCTCGGAGTTTTCCAAGGTTTTACACCATACATCGGATTTCCACTTCCTTTATGCCTGATAGAAGATGAAATTCCAATTTTAATTTTAGCTTCCTTTGTATGCGAAAATCCACGATGTGGATTTTCTTTCCAGTATTTTTTAGAAGCTTCTGATATTTTCTTTCTGGCTAAATTAGTATGATGCTTTCCATAAAATCCATGATTTTTGCCTTTATTACGATTTCTTTTAATCATGGTTATTGATTGCTTTTCTCTAGTTTCTTTAGAAGGAGAAACACCGTACGTTGTAAATTGACCATCAGCATATGCTAAATTAAAATACTCTTTATTCCATATATCTTTTTCTATATTCTTTTGAAATTCAGCTTCAATGCTAGTTATTTGCTCATCTCCGACTAATTGAAAATATAATATTTCAACTTTCGGCGTTTCTTTCAACAGGGCTTTTTGAAATTCGGAAGATGACGAAGACGAATAATAAAATTTACCATTTTTATCAATAATATTCGTTCCGTCAAAAGTGCAATTAGTTTTACTTCCAATGTAATAATATGGCGGGGTTTTAGCATTAATTCTATTAATAAATGATAGTTTATATACTACATTCATTTTAAACTCTTTCTAAGCTGCTTCTTGAATGAAGCTATTAATTGTGTTTTGGTGTCAGATTCATTATATTCAAATCCTCTTTGAAGCATCTCGGCCATCATTTCCTCTTTTCCTAAACGAGAAAATTCCTTTGATTTATCTCCAACGAAGTTAGGGTGAATATTATTTTGGGTGTAATCGGATTTTAAATAAGTAAGTAAATTTTCTAACCATTCAAGATAATCAACACCTTGCCCCTTTAAGCCAGAACGATTAAATTTATGTTTCATTTGACCTTCTGCGGCATTGCAGAGATTACAAAGCAATCCACGTACCTTTCCTGCTTTTGGTCCATTTAATTCATGGTCATGGTCGAGGTGATTAGCTTGAACATCAGGATTTAGTTCTCGTTGGCAAATTAAGCATTTACCATTTTGTGCATCATAAAATTTCTGTTTTTCTTCTTTATATAATTTGCCAGTCAATAACATAATAAACCCTTACCTTAAATAGATAAGGGTATTTATTATTTTCAAGTATTGTAAAACATTTGATTCAATCGCTTATATTGCCGAATCTTTTGGTCAGAAAAAGAAATTTGAGTTTCAAGCCATTCAATATATTCTGCCGCAGCTTGCATCAAATTTCCTTCATAGCCATCGTTATTTTCTTGTGCAGCTAATTTAGCTAATGCGTATGAAATACGTTCACCTTGAAAATCGGCTTTAGGTTTATGAATAGCTTGATCAACTCGTTCTACAACTTCTTCAATTTCGCCATTTTCGACTGATTCAGTATTCCACAAACACCAATACGTAATTAGCTTATCGTAGATGTTAATAATCTTTCCATCAGAAAGTTCAATTTCAATAATTCCAGTATCAGGTTCTATATCATCTTCACATTCTTTTACAAGTTCACGAACTTTAAAGACAGTACCTGCACTAAGTTCCGGCCAGTAATTACATAGCTCTTTATCAGCACGATTAATTCTAAACCACTTATCTACTGTAATCATGTCCCATCTCCATATCAATTAAGTCATTTATCGTTGGTTCATTATATACTGTTTCTTCATCAGTGTAAACCGGTTCTTCCGGCTCTGGCTCTACAGTTTCCCATCTAGCCGCCCACCAAGGTTTAACCCCGAAGCTTATTAAGTTCTTCATAATCAATCCAGGATTCTAATCCTGATGGCAAATCAGATTCAATTTCCCAAAGAAGTTCTTCAATTTTATGAAGACGATCTAGTTCTTCAGCAGGAATAGTAACCACTGACGGAGCTCTTGCTACATTAATATCGTAAATCATATTTACCCCAGTTTGACCATACAATCGCCGTATTTCCACTTAGAAATAGACTTTTCACCATTAGAATAATAAACTTCAAGTTTAGCACGATTATTTTTAATTTGAATAACCTTTGCTGTCATCAAAGTTCCATACCCATAATAAACTGCAACTTCATCACCTACATATACCGCGCTTCCGCGGTAGTCATGGATATAATCAGTTCCTTCAAGCATCATTTAAAGTATTCCCGCAATTGGTCAAATCCACCAATATGACTTCCATCAGGAGCAAATACCTGAGGCATTGTTAAGCCGATTTGAGTATCACGACCTAGTTTAGTCAGAAGCTCAGCAATTTTCTCATCATCAAAAACACCTTTTTCCGGCATAATGTTGATAAATTCAAACGGTTGTTTCTTCACTGTCAAAAGACGTTTTGCATTATCGCAATACACGCATTTGTGGATGTTGCTATCATAACCATATACTTTAAACATATTATTCCTTAATTCCTAGTACTTGTTTAAAAGTCTCGTCGTAATCAAGACTTTGGCCCGTTTGTTCTTTATGTTTGTATATAATATCACTTACTTCCGATAGCATATTTTTATATGAACGAGTTAAAGCTGATTTAAGCACGCTGTATCTATCAGGAAATTTACCGTGTTCATTATAATAAGCTATTGCTAATTCACGGACTGCCTTTTCAGCAGTCTCCATATATTCTTTACGCTTTGTCATTTTCTTCTCGGTCAAATCGGTGTTTACAATGGCGACATTTATAACGAAGATTACTAGTCTGCCAATGAACTAATTGTACCTGTTCAGTACCGCATTCAGGACAATTAGGAACGTTTTTAGAAGCCCTTTCGCGACGTTTAACCATAGCCATAATGGCATCCCATGCTGGAGGTTTAAAATCTAAATCGTCAGTAACTAGCAGTCCTTTATCAAACCCAACGCATGGAGTCCATTCAGGAAAATCTGAAGCTTCGGCAATATCTTCTAATAGACGCTTTTTCATTTCAATACCTCAATAGCATTGCGTAAACCATTTGCTTTTGCATTAAGAGCTTTTAACAATTTGGTGTGTTCTGCAATTTGGGCTTCAACTTCAATCAAACGAGCATTGAGATATTCGCGTTCTTCACTCAGATTATCAGCCTTTTCTGCTTTAGGTTCTTTTACAACTTGCTTATATGTATTAGGGTTCTTCAGTTTAATTAGAATGCGTGAACTGTATAACATTGAACCATTATCTTCGGTTTCGTCATACATTTCCACTACGTCCATCATCTCCACCATCGTGCAGAGTTTATAAGACAACGAACGAATAATTTTGTTGTGCTTATTAATTTCTCTAGCTGTCATGGTGCCGAGATTACGTGAGTAATAATAAGGAACCTGGATATTAATTAATACTGATGAACCACCTGGCTTGTGTGTTACTTCATCAGCAATAACCCAATCCTTAACATGAACTGTATTTGTACGGTCATCGCCCGCGGTAAATAGTTTACGAGCATGCTTAAAAAGCATATTCACTTGGTCATTGAATTGACAAGCGAATTTATCAGCAAATTTAGTTTCGGGAATGGTAGATAACCAATCAGCCAAATGGGTCTTTTTAACATCGTTAACAATAGTAAATTCAACCAAATCGGTTATAGATGTCTCAGATTTAATGAAGCTCGGCTTCATAAAGTTTTTAATGTTATCACTAGCTACAGTAGAAGATAACAGACGAGAACGTTTAAACCATTGAAGCAAATTGCCTAACGAATGAGAATAAGCGTTTTGAGTATCTTTACAGATATGATTTTCCTGGCCAACATATTGAAGGAAATCACGAAGAATATTATTGATTACTGCCCTGTGTCCTATCTGATAATTACGATGTTTAGTAATAAGACTGTCAAAATAATCAATATAATGTTTACGAGTTTTCATGTTCTTCTCACTTTGTTAATGATTTGTACTCCGAGCTATCCTTGGCTTTAAATTACTTAATTAACTGTAAAGCTTGTTCTAGACGATCAAGACGATTAACGGATTCTTCCCAAATCTTTTTAGCCTGCTCATATTCTTTCTGCGCTTTATTAGAAATTTCTAGAACTTCCTTATAAGCTTTTTCTAATGCAATAACTTCTGGACGAATTTCTACCGGTTCAGGTGAATCATCAAGACATTCCATTAGTTCCTCAAGGGTAGTTTCTTCTTTAGGAGTATTCACAATTTCATCACATTTTTGTTGGTAAATTTCTTTATCAGTAGGTGAATAAGCACATTTCACTTCACGAAGACTAATTACAATTTTATATCCTTCCCAACCGCATATATTCTTAAAAGGATAAGTATGAATATTTTCTACTGTTTCCATACAAAGTAATGCGGTCTCTAATTGACGAGTTATAGTGCTAGCAATTGAGAAAAATTTATTAATGTTCTTTTGGTTAGCTTCTGGTGTAAAAAAATCCATAATTCACAAAAATAGATACTTTATTTTTATCAAGTTCATATTCTTTTATGATAATCATATCAGAAGCCAAAGGATGAATTTGACGATAATCGCCATAACATAATTTAGAAGCTGATTTTAGAATTTGTCCTTTGAAAAGTCTGAAATTACTAATCCAACGACGAGTAAAAACATTCTCAGGGTCTTCTTTGACATTAAGATGATAAGAATTAACATCACCGAACCAATTATATCCTACTACATCTTTGGTTCGTTTAATTTCTTTCCCAAAATTACCAAGAATATCCCGATTAACCAAATATGAAAGAAGACGAGACTCTTTAAAGGTTTTCTTGATAACATCTTTATCTACACGGCTAGAAATTTTACGAATTTCATGAATAAATTTAGTAGAAGAAACAATACTTGCATCAACACTATTGAGCCATTGATTTATAATAGAAAGAACGATATTTTGACCAAACATCGGTATAGCTTTATCATCAATAACGCTATTGAATGATTTGATATATTCGTTACGAGTCATAATAATCTCCTCAGTAGAAAGTAAAAACATTATACCACATCCTTGTGGCAAAGTAAACTAGTTCAGTGCATTTAGTGCATTGTTCAGTTTAGAACGTTGCTTTGTCAGATTTTGAACCCTTGACTGAGCTTGTTCTAACGCCTTTTCAGCTTCTAGCACTTCATTGGTCGCTTTAACGAGTTCATCATCTACTGCCTTAAGAGACTTCTCAATCGCGTCAGCGTGCCATTTTTCTACAGGTTTAAAATTTGAATTTTCAGTAGGAAGAAAATTCACTTTATTGAATTTCCATGCATCCTTATTACCTGAACTATACATCCAAAATTTAGGATCGTTTGATAAGTAATTGGATAAATTTAAATTTAAGTTATCTTGTACTTCTTGCTTTTTCTCTTGCGGGACTTCGTCCTTTCTCAAAAAATCGTATTTAAATGAAACGATCATATCAAGTTCATATGATGTTGTATCTAACTTAAATCGTTCAAAACGATGTAAAATCTTAGATTGAACAGCAGCAACAACATCCATATACTTAAATGCTTCTGTCAACTGTGATTTAAGGCATTCACAAATTGAAAGAGAATTTTTTGTATTAGGTTTAAAGCTAATTTGTGCAGTTCTATTATTTTCTTTAGATGGTCTTACTTCCATCTGAAGAGTATAACCATCAAATTTCAGATTCTTTAAGTTAATATCAGAACCTTTTAATCGACTAGCAGTAGACAAAATTTGCTTTAATTGTTTACGGAATAGAGCAATAAATCTCCATTCAAGACGATAATGATTTGGATTAAAAAATCCTGTTGATAAATCGACCTTACTCTGACCAACGCCTTGAACAAATAGAGGATTTTTATAATCAATAGTTTTACAGAAATCGGTGAGCTGCTCACGAGCAGTCATTTGTGTAATATATCCCGCTTTACTAAAATGACGTAACCATTCACTGCTATTCATATACTTAAAGTGAATGGAACTATTAACTCTATCAGGGTCTAAATTATTTTCACACAAAAATGTCATAACATTACGGGTATAGCTGGCATTACGAACCATATCTTCAATTTGAGAACGAGTTTTCATGGTGTTCCTTAAGATTTAAGTAAATCAACAATTTTAATTAATTTTTCACGTTCAGATTTAGCTTTACTACTCAATCCAGATAGTCTGAAAATTTCATCGTCATATTGTTGAATAGAAATATTCAGCTCTTCAATTTGCTTATTAAAATAATCAATTTGTTCAGAATGTTTTTCGTTACTACGAACTGGTGCAGGTTTTGTAGGCAATTTAGTTGAACTGGATTCATCCGGGCGATAAATTAAAATACAACTTGAACCAATCGGACATTTAGCACCAGACACATATTCTAATGTTCCAGCTTCTTTTAAAATTTCAAAAGCTAAACAGAGATGATGACCCATATTGGCATAATCTGTAGAGTGAGCTCTGACGTAATAATCATCTCCACGAGTGCTAAATTTAAAGCATTTAAGGTCTTCTGTATTATTGGTCTTAAAAATCATTTGTTTATCTAGACCTTTAGCCAATCGAGCGCCTAATGCTAATAATCGTCGTTGATTTTCCCACAAATCTGCGATCATTTGGTCAAATGATAATTTTGGCATTAGTCGACCATAAAGGTCATATCCTTTATTATAATTGCGAAGAATTTCACTCGCGTTAATGCGAGACAACGCTCCAATTTTATTAAGGGCTTTCATGATGCGATTAGATAAAAGCATTCCAGATCCGTTTGTTCGTTGTAAATGTTTTTCTAATCCAAATCCAATATCAACTTTAAACTTATCTAAAATTTCGGCGTGAACATCTTTATCAATAACATTTAAATTTAGTACTGGGTTAAATTTATGAAAAAATTTATCTGACTCGTCGCGTTGAAGTACAGTCCATTCATTTGATTTTTTATTAACTAAAGATTTAATTACTGCATTGACATTATTAATTGCTACTGACATATTTTCCTCACTCAATTTCAATTTTACTAAATACACAGAATATGATGGAACAGACTATATAAGCACCACACACAGATTGAACTAATACCATTCCAAAGAACCAAATAATATTATCAAACAATGTCTGTTTTACGTCGAAAGGACGTAAACTTACAGTAATATTATCGCCTTTTTCTATTGAAGAATACATCTCTGGTGAAATATATTCACTAAATCTATAACCGTCATTTAGTTCATATACAGCAATAAACGATAAACTAGACCCCTTTCCTTGAGTTCCTGTAAGGGTATTAACTACAGTAACATCATAATCTTTATAATGCATATAATCATTAATAGCATAATAACCATATGCAATTACTATACATAAACAACATATCAATAAATTCAATCTTTTAATTATCAACTGTTTCATAATAATCTCAATTAAAAGGGCTTAGAACCATTATACCATCCTTGGTATAAAGCGGTTATGCGAGTACCGTCTTTAACCGTTCTTCAAATTTCCGAAGAGTATTCTGGCGTTCAGCTCTTTGCTTTTTGTAAGTTTCAATACGCTCTGAAATGAGAGTGTATCGTTCATTTACTGATTCTTTCATAAAATCAGGAATTTCACGAGAAGCTTTAATCTCGTCAAATTTATCAATAACAGCTTGCTCTTCAGCAATTAAGTTATCATACATCAAAATATCTTTCTTGATGAACTCAATATCTTCTTGAGTTACACGAGATAATTTAGATGCTTTATCCTTTTTGTACTGTTCATTAGTATCACGAGACCAGTGTAATGTACGATTTTTATTCGTATTCTTGTAAATTTCTACAATACCAATCTCATCAATAATAACGATCCAATTCCAACGGGATTTGTAAATTTGTCCTCCATCAACCGTGATTTCACCTCCGATTGAGATGTCATTAAAGAACTTGCTTTGCGCTTCAGATTTAAATTTACCATCATTGTAATTTACCAAGTTGAAAATATCTTTAGCGTTCATTTTGTGTTCCTCCGTAGTTGATAGTTGTATAGTACCACAGAGGAACGGTCTTGTAAACCACTAAAAGAAACTTCTTTCACAATTTTTTCCACTGAACCAAGCGCTCACTGCTTTCTTAGTCTCAGGAGCAGTGTTATCCATAAACCATTCAAAGGCAGCCTTTTTATGATTCTGGAGGGCTTCTCGGGCTTTAATCTGCTCACGGTCTATTAACACTAACATATGAGCCTTTCTTGTCACCATGGGCTTCTTATGATTTTTTGAATACTCCCAATCATTTGTCCATCGCATCGTTGTTGCGAATTGAAGTACAGCTTCTTTAATTTTAGTTTCGTAAATTTCACGAGCCTTTGAGTATAACATCATTACCTCCATTTACCAGTTTAATTCTAGTCATCTTTTTAATGGCAGTCCATATAATCTATTTCTGAACTGCCTTTTTGTCTTAGAAGTCCTCTTATGAATTTATTTCAGAAGAGTAACCGTAGCAATTTCTTCCCAATGGTTTTTGTCGGTCATAATAAAGTCAGCAAGATAAAGAGCAGTACGCAGTGAAACATTGCGTAAACGATTAACATTGACTTTCATCCATGATAATGCTTTATAAGTTTCTTCATCAGAAAGACCGCGCTTTTGCATCATGTCGGTTGAAAGAATAACATCTTCAACCCTGACCATAATTTCTTCATTAGTGTGAACACCCAAATCCAAATAAACTGAGCGGGACACTAATGCTTGTAAATGTGGAGCAAGTTTAGTACCACGGTCTAATTCGCGGTCAATGTCAACGTTTGTGATAAAAACAATCGTTCCTTTAAATTCAAACTCACGCTCAATGCCTTTTTCTTCTAAGTAAGAAGATGCAGTGCTCCAGCAGACTTTACGGGTCTCTCCAGTGTCCAGAGCGGCTTTTAGAAGATTAAGAATGTCCATATCAGAGAAAACATCCACATCATCAATCAAAAGGACAGAATTCTCTTCACGATTATTCCAAAGCTGTTCATAAAGACCGATACCAGAGATTTTACCATTAATGCTTTTATACTCAATGTATCCATTATCATTTGCTTTATTTAAAGCTTTATCTAAAGAATATGTTTTACCAATACCTGCTGCACCAGAGATAATTAATGAACGAATGTTTCCGTTAATAATACCATTCGTCATCATTCCCATAACATTAAATCTTTTATTAATGCGGGTTTTCATATCTTCATACGATTCTTTAACTTCTTCAACTTTTACACCATCATATGAAATGTCTGATTTGTAAACCCAAACACCGCGACGTTTACCGTCAATTTCAACAAAAACTTTACCATCTCCTTGTGCATCTACCGGAGCATTATCTGGGAACCATTCACCTAAGAGCTCAAAAGTTCCAGAGATTTCTTTACCAAAGTAGATACCCTTATTGATAGTTACAGTTTTCATTTTATTCTCCAAATCCGTATCAGTTGATAGTTGTATAGTACCATAAAGCTTTATGCTTGTAAACAGTTTTGTGAAAAATTTTTGAAATAAAAAAGGGAGCCCGAAGGCTCCCTATCATTTATAATAACTTCGGTGGTTTTCAAGATAGACCTTCTCAAGGAAGTCATCCCAGAAACTCATGTCTACTGTTTTAGGCATACCATTCTTAGAAGCTTCAGTAGATGCTGCTTCTACTTGATCGACCACATCTTCCAAAAACTCTTGAACTGTTTTAAATGGATGTTTACCCAACTTCACGTCGAGAATAAATGGAGCATCTTGGAGTGGATAAATCAAGTCGCCAGTTTTGTAAATTTCCAATAGTTGAAGTCCACCACGACAAGCATGACTTAGTGCTTTCCAATCAATACCTTCATTAGCTTCGGCCTTACGAGCACGTTCACCATATTCAGCATCTAATTTGTTCAGTGACTGCTTAAGCTCAATAAGAGAAAGCGTTGTCTGATATTTACGACCCAGCACTGTATAGAACGTTTGTGGACCTGTTTTCTCATGATTATGGAACACCCATTCACAGAATTCGTTTTCTGGAAGACGATGCTTAATATCTTCAACTTTAGTACGACGCTGCTTAATGGAACCGTCTTCTTGGTAATCAACCCATTGCTCAGGGATTTGATTAACTACTTTCAATACATCATGTAATGCAGCCAAACGAGAACCCTTGACGCCGTATTTAGAAGCTTGCTTGCGGACATATCCTAAATAGGATTTCATGTTAGTCGTATAAAAACGAGAACGGTTGTCTTGAATAAACTTCCACACATCAGGCAAATCAGATTTAACTACTAGTTCAGGTGGAGTGTGAAGCATATCCAATGCTACAGTTTCACCATCTGCTGCTAATTTAAAGAAATATTTAAGACTGTATAGTTCATGGTCAATATCATCTTTAGTGTTTTTAGATGATGTGTTGTTGGTGTTTTTACTCATGTGCTCTTTAACGTTACCGGTCAAGATATCACGAGCATGAGGGACATAAATTTCTTTAAAATCGACGTCAGATTCAGGAGTAGACGTTCCATAAAGGTGGCTACCAAAATAAGACTTAACTACAGTTTTCATTATTCCACCTAATCATTTCAAGATATTGAACTAACTTAGCTTTAGATTTATCCAAATCCTTTTTAGCTGCTTCTATACCGTCGTATGAATATCCTTCACAATGCTCAACTGCTAATTGATATGAATCTATTTCAATATCACGTGCTAATTTAATGATTTTTTCAAACTGTTCGCGTGTTAGCATACTTAAACTCTCGTATTATGATCGATAATTTCATCAAGAAACATATCTAACGCTTCTACAGCATTATTAACTTTATCTTCAAGTTCTTCAATACTTTTATTTGCAATGCCTGACGAAAACCAAGCAAAGTCACTAAGTTCCTCATCTGCTTTACGAATTAAAGCTACCAATTCCTTAATTTTATCCGCTTGTTCGATACTAATCATTATTCCACCACATATGAAAGAGAGAATATTGCACACGCCATGTGAGTTGCAACTTCATCACACATATTATAACGTTTCTTAAGAAGTTCTACAAGTTCTTCACTAGTAACTTCATCCATGTCGACGAAAAAATCACCATTAATGATGACGTAGATATTTCCTTCTTGATTGAGTGCTTCAATTTTCATGATGTTCTCCTCTTTATCCGATAGTTGTATAGTACCACAGCTCAAACGGAAAGTAAACCGGTAAAATGAAAAAAGTCTCCCGAAGGAGACTAACGTTATTCGAGGGAAAGAAGATATTTACTCTGGTAAAACATTCCAGTAATATCATCTATCGTGCTTTGAATGGCTGGAGGCATTTCTTTGTAAATGCTGTTAGATTGGTCTAGTATGCGATCAATCATTTTAATTGTGTCGGTAGGAAGTTTACTAGCATCTGGAATTGAAGGTGTGTATTTTCTACCAGAATACCCCAAATATTGCTCACCAAATTTATCAATCAAATCTGGCAACTCGGAAAAAATAAAATCGTATGCTTTGTGTCTAGCATAACTTTTAGTTTCAAAATGTGCAGAATGAAAATAAGCTTGTGCAGCCATTAATAAACCTAAGTATTCATCTGCCTTTGAAGGTTTTCCACTTTGTGAAAAGTCGCTGAATTTCATTCAGTCTCCAATTTAATGTTCATAATTCTAGCGTATGATTGTGCCATCTCCGCGCCTCGCTCTATACATTCAAAATCAGAAGAGCACGGGTCATTTTTATAGGTCGTTCTCATAAAACTATAGAATTGTTCAGACGATTCTACGCTTTTATTTTCAAAAAGCATATAAACGTGCCTAATACCAGATTCCATAAATTTATCAAAATGAGGATCGACATTCGCTTCAATCGATGGAGATAAAACAAATGACAATCCTAGCATGGCAAATAGTGCCGTTGCTTTTAAGGCCATAAAGGCCTCCTATCATTTTTGCCCTGTATTTACTTTATGCCGGTGCACGGCCTTAACTTTATCAAGGTATTTTTCAAAATTTCGCAATCTAGTATAGTCTGCCGGAGATTGGTTGAGTGATACTTCTCGACGCAAAGCTGAAATGATATTTCCAACTTCCCTACGAATTTCATCTAATTGAAGAACAGTAAGATTGCGAAGTTGCTTTTCAGTTAATTGTAGCATATATACCCCTTTAGTTAGATAAACCTATTTATAACTTTTGCACTAACCGAGCTTTTTAGTTAATTCATTCCAATGTTTTCTACACAAAGAAACATAAATTTCATCACCAATACAGATTTGATTACCTTCTTTAACTGGTGTTCCATCTTCCATTAATCGAGCTGTCATAATCGCTTTTTTACCGCAATGACAAACTGCCTTTAGTTCAATAAGTTTATCTGCAATCGCCAAAAGTTCTTTAGAACCTTCAAACAATTTTCCAGCGAAATCAGTCCTTAATCCATAAGCCATAACAGGAACATTATATGTATCAACAATTCGGCTCAATTGATGCACCTGTTCAGTTTTTAAAAACTGGGCTTCATCTACAAATACGCAATGAATATCTTTTTGTGCTTCAGCCCATTTATAGAACTCGAAAATATCCATATCATCTGTAATAATATTCGCTTCCTGTTTAATTCCAATGCGAGAAACAACTTCACAGACAGAATCGCGAGTATCAATAGCAGGCTTAAGAACTAATACACTCATTCCACGTTCTTTATAATTATGTGCAGCAGTCAAAAGAGAAGCAGATTTTCCAGCATTCATTGCTGCATAAGTAAAAATTAAACTCGCCATCTTAGTCCTTAGTTAAATTTTCTAAATATGTTTCTAAATCATTTTCAGCTTTATCGATAGATTTTACTAATTCGTAATATGTTTCGTCATCTCCGTATTCAGAAGATAATTCAAAAGACAAATCCTTTTCTAAACTAATAATTTCACTAACTAAAAATAATATTTCGTTCTTTTGTTCGCGAGTAATCATAAGGAATTTATATAATCAATGAGTTCTTGTTCTTTATTATCGAATTCTTTAGAAAGTTCTTCGTACTCGTTTGCACTAAAAGGACCGCATTCATTACAAACTTTTTCCAATTCACTATTTTTATCCATAACTTCGTGGATAAGAGAAAAGAGTCTGTCTTTTTGTTCTTTACTTAAACTCATATATTAATTTCCAGAAGTTTTAAAATAATTCGCTTTTGCTTAAATATTTCCATAGTTAAATGATCAGTATCTTTTTGGCCAATTCCAATGGCAAAACCTTTATTAGCAGCGAGTTCAATTAAATTATCAAGTTCACGTGACACTTCATATTGTAACTCAGAACTATTCATTTCGGTTTACCTTCTTTAACGAAATCTGGATAAGGATAAAATCCCGAATAAAATCCTTCACCTTTATGATTGATGCATCCTTTATTAGAACAATAGCACCAATAATCGAAATCACAAGCCATTTCATCGTTGCATAAAGCAAAAACAACTGGCCATTTACACTTTTCACAGTGGGCATTTTTAAGAATACTAGTTTGGCTCATAACCATGTCACCTTTAAGCAGTATTCTTCTACATGCTGTTTACGACCTTTCTTATCAATAAAGGTATATTCAACGAATGTTCCAATGTAGTCTTTATCTACATCATGTGGACTATTAATTGGACATTTAGTACGGCAAATGCGCTCCCATTGACGAATAATTACTGCCTTATTCTTTGGGTCATATGGATGTGGATAATGTATATTCATAATAATGGTTCCCAATCAACAATCACAATTTCTAATTTAGAGGAATATGTATCTAAAATCCCCTCAATAATATCCCAGTTCCCTTTACCTATGCCTGCACCAATCCTAGGCATATAGATTGTAGGTTTAATCAGTTTATTTTCACCAAACTCATTTAATTCTAACATACAATTCATTAAAGCGGAATATTCAAAATTTGGTCCTGGTTGAAATTGAGTATAAAGATTAAAGCAGTAAGCTTTATGAGTCCTAAAGTATTTTTCATAGACTGAATAAGAACCAAGTTTAGTTACATCACCCCATTCAGTCTGTAATTTATCAGCTTCCAAAATTTTAGGGAAAGCTTTGGTTAATTGACCTGCGACTCCAGCTTTCATCGTATGAAAACAATTGCATCCATGCGCAATATTTTTACCTTCAGTGAAAAGGGCGACAATATCGCCCTTGATATATTTTACAATCATTTAGTACTCAATCCTCGATTATAAGAATCTACCAAACGGTCAACCATTGAATGACAAGCGGCTTTATCTTTCTCCTCCGCAACTGAACATTCTAAGGTATTCCACTTTTTAGCATATCGTTTTAATAATGTATCGTTTTTGTATCTGCTTGATTTATCTCTTTCTCCGTCTTTATATGCATATATTAATTTCTGCGCAAATTCAGCTTGGCATGCTTTATTTTTCCCACAATAATCTGCCGCAGTGCGATTTACATATTCTCTAATTTCAGTATATGATGTATCTGCTAACGCAGAAAATGAAATTAATCCTATACATAAAACCAAAATTTTAGTCATTTACTATTTCCAAAAGTTTATTATTTTTAAGGTAATTAGCCTTTTCTAGGACTTCAGAAGCATATTTAGAACCTGCTTTAACATTCCATCCCGAATTATAAGAGGATATTGCTTTTCTTATATCGCCCTTATGTATATTTAACCAATAAGAAAGTTCAATGTACGCCCAGGAAGCTGAATTGGACCGTTTATTCAACATTCTTTTTATTTCAGCATCGGTCATATTATAACCAAGTTCCTTAACTCTTGCTCGCATAGTAGGCAAATAATTTTGGAACATTCCGTAGGCGTGATGCTTTGGTTTAGATTTTAAATTAACTCCGCCAGAGCTTTCTTGCCATAAAATAGCAGCCATTATATGACCTAATCCGCTCTTGTGGATATTTTTGTGTGTTTTATATTTTCCATCCTTAGAAAATTGTTCCCCGAATTGATACGCGTAACGCATGTTATCGAGTTGGACATTACTGAAAGTATGCTCGGAGCTATGTGCCATCATTGAAATGGCCAATAGACCAGCGAGTAGTGCTTTTCTCATGCTTACCTCATTGAGTTTTAATTACTGCTTTAGAAGCCTTTCCTGGTAAACGACGACTGTTGATAATTGCCATCCTGCATTGAAGTGACGGGTTTTTGAACTTCTCATTAGGCTTACAAACCGTAAATCCAAGCCAAAGATTTCCATCTGTAATTTCCAAACGCCCAGGACGATATTCAACCCCATCAATAAAATCCTCGTCAATGTCAGGACGCGGAGGCATACTCAGGAATTCATTAACTTCTAAAACATGGTCTTTTATTTTATGGAATAATTCAAAAACATATGTCTCATCAATCTCCCGTTGAATTGCACGATCAAGAAGATGTTGAGAATATTTTAGATGAAACGATGAGACTCCTGCTGCTTTTGATGCCTCACGAATCTCATTGTTAATTTGACGAAACTCCGACTCAAAGTGACGACGAAGCTTATTTCGACGGATAAAAACTTCTGTATTGATAGTCATGTTATTCTCCTCTTAACTGATAGAAAAATTATACCACAGTCAAGAGGAAAAGTAAACAGTTATTCTTTAAATCTGATCAATTTATTCATAGACTTTGAAACTTCTGCACGAACCTCATGTAAGTTTTTAAGCTGTTCAAGACGCTGTTCATAGTAAGCAATTTCATCTTCTTCGAGACAGTCCTGTGAATCTTCTTTAAGATAGCGTGCATAGTCCTGGAAAGCTTTACGGACTACTTCCTGGAAGTCATCAAGACTTTGAATTTTCTTAGGAGCGGCAGATACACGACGAGGGGCAGTATAATACTCATAACCAAACCCTGCACTTAATTGAGCCATTAGTATTTTTCCTCTGGTTGGAACACAGCACGGCAAGCCCACATACTTGCTTCTTTGAGTTTCGTTTTAGCAATAGTTAACTGATCGAGGCTTTCGGCGTAATTCTTCGCGAGTTCATCATCTTCACAGCTATCAAATGCTTCCCAGAATTCATCGTATAAAGCGTCAAAGATAAGTCCTAAACGAACTTCAGCGTCTTTGATAGCATTCACTTTACCGATTTTCTCTTCAGTATGCGGCTTATAACCCTTAATATCTTCAATCATATTTGACTTCCTCACCAGTACATAAATCATATTCAACTAAACGAATAGGTTCATGAATGCCATATCCCTGAACAGAAATTTCTGTCGTAGGATAAATTCCATCAATATCACCCATATTCCACGCTTCGTTAAATTGCTGTTCGCCTGAATTACTAAACCATTCGGCGAAAGCATTTAGCACATCTTCAGAACCTTCAATAATTATCTTTGCCATTACAAACTCTCGGTAAAGGTACGAGCGATAACGTCGCGCTGCTGTTCCGGAGTCAGAGAGTTAAAGCGAACTGCATAACCGGATACACGGATGGTCAGCTGCGGATATTTTTCCGGATGCTTAACTGCATCTTCCAGAGTTTCACGACGCAGAACGTTAACGTTCAGGTGTTGACCACCTTCAATTTTAACTGTAGGCTGTTGCTCAATTTCAATTTCACGGGCATGCAAACCATAGAAAATTTCTGGGTCTACAAAAGAGTCCTCTTTAAAGGTTTTAGAGACAATAATTCGTGCTTGAATACCATCTTCAAAATAAATAGTACCTTTATGTGTGCCTTCAAGAATTTGATATGCTTTCATATAAACCTCAATTAGAAAATAAATTTATCCAAGATTGTTCTTTAATTAAAAATGGCTCAGAATCATATGCCATTAAACTCTGTGTGATTAGTCCTTTAAAAGGCCCATCAATAAATTCCATGGTAAAATATGGAATTTTATTCATTAGCCGTGCATTAGGAGCAGTACATAAAACTCTGCATCCTTTGAATACACCTTTTTGTAATTTGTATTGCTTGGGATAAAATTCGCTCAAAATGTTATTATTTGCTAAAATTTCAAAATGATTCACCAATTTATTTTTAATAGTTTTTGGCGAAAAATAAAGATATTCGAAAAGCTGAGTGTCTGTCATCATTGCATTCCGATTACGAAAAACTGTGGACGAGTAATACCACCAATACAACATTTAATATTACAGCAGCAGCAGTGTACAGTGTCAATATGGACACTATAAATCTTATCCATATCAGGAGATTTGACAGGCTCATCAATTATATACAAAATTCGCGAAAGCGATAAACCTCTGAACTTGCTTCCTTTATTACCAATAAAACTGCGTACAGAATCAGTAAATAAACGAAAACGTATATCATCATTAGAATAACGCGAAAATTCCTTTTTAATGTTATTTGCAGAAATTTTAGCGTAAGCTGAAGTATTAGAAAGAACAATAACTGTTCCGCCATCATACAACCAATTAGCAGCAAAGTTAGTCACAGCAATTGATTTACCGGATTGACGTCCACCGTCTAGTCGAAGTGTGCAATACTGTTTAAGTAAGTCTTCAAATGGCGGGATATATTCGTTTTTACAAATTTCTTCTACTCTAGCATCAGAATGGTGTGTAAAAGCATTCATCAGGGATAGATAAGGACCAGTTAAAAATGTTCTCATTTCTTCTCTCTAAATTTGGGCCATTCCGTGGCGCATGAATTGTCCATTTCTGTATTTACCCATTACCGCACTTGGGCTCGACCTTATTACAGGTTGGCGGGAATCCCTCATAGAATCATGAGGTCCAGGTTGTTCCCATTTTATTTGAATGTAAATAGGTCTGAGTTAGGAATTACGGGCTGCATTAGCAACGGCGTAAGCGTACTGGACATTAGCGTCTTTAAACGTACCTTTAGAGGTATCTATTTCTGCCTTAAAGCCGCCTTTAGCCATAACATCGGCAAATTCTTTACGGAAAGCCATTGCATCAAGACCTTTCCATGATGATTTATGCTTGGCAAATTCAAGACCAGCGTAGTTGACAGCCTTAGCTAATTTATTATCAATAACCCATTTACCGGCTTTAGGCACAAACTTCGGGCCTTTTTGTTTAGAGAACAGTTTTAAATTCCAGCGACGAAGGTCACTGTCGGCTTTAACAAAAGCTGCGTCTAAGTTACTAGCAACAACATCTTCAATATGGGCAAATTTAAGTCCGTCAACTTCAATATTTAGATCGTTACGCCAGCGAAGTCCTTCCCAAGCGAAGGCTTTAAAGTCGGAAGCCTTTGTAGCTAAGTACCGTTCAATAGGAGCTGTTTTAGGGTCAAAGCCGTTTCCCGATCGGTAGGTCCACTCATCTTTATTAATGCCTTTGGCCTTTACTATAGAAGCTTCGGCAATAAATTCTTGATAGGTTTTCATGTGTTTCCTTGTTTGTTTTGATAGAGTAATTATACCATATTAATACTTAAGCGTAAACCGTTTAAGCTTTACTGCCAGAAATAATTCCGAAGTTGTTAAAATCATATCCAATATCGTCAACATCTACTTTAGGACTTGCTACAACATAAGCAATTTCACTACGTTTTGCACAGGTGTTGATTTCTTTACCATCGCCACCTAAGAAAGAATACCCATTACGTTTTAATGAGCCAAAGTCTTCCGCATCACCAATGAAAGCTTTAACTTTAAATTTAGAACCTCTGGCATCTGCTTCAACGATAAATTCTTGATACATTTTCATTTTTCCTTAGTAAATTGATTTACCAAAGTATTTGTACCAAGTCGGACGTTGATCAATTTTTTCATCTAAGCGTGCTTGATTTATCGCAATGGACGCTTCGGACGGGTCATAATTTCCTCCAAGTAGTTGATGAATGTATAGTATCAAAACCCTTGGAGGAAGTAAACAACTATTTTTCTGAAGCGCCTGAAATATATTTTTCAAGACGTTGTTTCATCAGTGAGCCGTTCTTAGCGATTTCTTCCGGTTTATCGCACATACGCAACAAGGCTTCAAGCTTAACGATATCACTGGTGCGCTCAAATTTGCGAGTATCTATCTTACTAGCAAGTTCAGAAATACGTGCTAATAGACTTTCAGCTTCAACCAAAGCTGCACCTAGCTTAGTTGCAAATGTGTCAGTAGCTTCGTTAAGAATAGATTCTGATAAAAATTCACTATATGTTTTCATATATACGCTTTCCAAGTTCCTGTTTTAAATGTTGAGATTACGCGTTTCGCGCGATTAGGTGTCTGACGATACCATTTAGATTGGGCTAGATTTACTGCTGCTTCATCCCAGCGTTTTTGTTGGAGCATACGTAAAGAATTAGTAAATCCTGCCACGCCGGTTTCTCCCATTTGGAAAACCATATTAATCAATGCGCAGCGGCGAACAGCATCAAGAGAATCATAAACTGGTTTTAATTTAGCATTTCTCAGAATTCCGCGAACAGCAGCATCAACATCCTGATTGAAGAGTTTTTCAGCCTCATCTTTTGTAATTACACCATTGCAATTACGTCCAATAGCTTTATCTAATTCAGATTTGGCAACACTAAGTGATGGACTTTTGGTAAGCAAATGACCAATGCCAATAGTGTAATAGCCTTCGGTGTCTTTATAGATTTTAAGTCTAAGACCTTCATCTATACGTAACATTTCAAATATATTCATAATACCTCCTAAGTATTTATAGAAGGTATTTATAAATTAAAAGAGGCTGTTCATTATTCGGTAAAGTGAAGGACCCATCACATATTGCCACTGAGTACGAGGAATAAGGGCAAAAGCATCCATCTCTGGAATCATAACACCATCTTTATTTTCAAAATAAGACTCGCAATGACAATTTCTGAACATCTCATGCTCTACTGGAATCGTATAATAAAATAACTGTAAGTCTTTATTACTAGAATATTTAAATACACCTAGGTCTTCTAGAAGGTCTGGATTATAATTGCTAAAACCGGTCTCTTCTGAGCATTCTCTTCGTGCTGCATCTAATGCGCTTAAATCAGAATTTTCTACACGCCCCTTTGGAATATCCCAGCGATGTGCCATCATTCCAGGCTTACGAGAACCAGTAACCCGTCCCATGAATAAATCTTTATCTTCTGTCATAAAGATAATACCAGCTGATAATGTTTTCATTTTAATTTCCTGCATTCGGTGATAAAATTATTTAAATTTTGAGTATATTTCTTTTCATCAAAAATCTTTTGCTGCCTACGTAAACGCCATGGCATTTCAATGAACGTGTACCATATCCCAGATAATATTGCTGCTGTAAAAATATTAACAAGTATGGTTAAAATAATCCAATCTCCCGTTCTGTCTACTGGACTTTCTCCAAAGAAGCAAAATACAAATGATGTCACAGGAAAACTAATAATATACCACAGAATCATAATCTTATCTGTGAACCAATCAGCGTTCGTTAACTTAGCGCGACCATTATGAATACACACGAATTTATCATCTGTTACAGTAAATGGCTTAGCTGCTTGATATCCCATTCTAAACTCCCTAATCAACAAATTTTTCATATCTTCGGAACAACCATTCCAGTCAACTCTATCAACTGAAATGCCATCATCCCCATCATCTAAATCATACCAGCGAGTTTTTAAAATCATTTAATTTTCCTACAATCGCTCACAAACTCTTCCATTGATTCTTTTTCAATATAAGACATGTAGCTATTATATTCTTTTAATTGTATTTTGTAATCTTTTTTTCTTTGCCAATTTATTTTAAAATTATCATAATGAAAATATAACATTGTACCAAAGAATGAAAATAATGAAATCGCTATAGTAAAACGAAGTTCACTCCAAACCTCTGTTATAATTACTGTGCCGTCGATGTTTAAAATAAAACAGTCAATTAACAATCCAATAAGACTACCTGCAAGAGCTGCAAATGCTGATACGGCAAGAATTAATAGTGCCTCAGGAAACGAATATTTAACTTTATTTAGTTTTGGCTTTTGCATCGTGATTCCTTAACAAATTTCATAATTTCATCAAATTCATACGCGGCAAGTTTAAGCTGATGTTCCTTTTTAATCTTTTTACACTGTGCTTTCCAATCACGTACGCGTTTACGATAATGCCTTCCTTGATACCAGTATCCTACCCAATTTACGGGTACTAATAAAAGTGGAACTATTAATGGAAGAATTAGCATTAACACAAGTATTTCGCCAGAATCAATATCAGTCATAACATCTAAAATACCTCCAATAATCAATAGAATTACAAATGATATGAGTATAACAGGACCTATTAATACATCAGTAGGAATTAGCTGACGCTTTAGTTCATACTTCACAGGTTTACTTGGAAGGTATAGTGATGGCTTTGACATATTCTCTACATTCCTTAACAAATTTTTCTAATAATAAATCGCTTTCAAAATTAGGATTTTCCACGAATTTATCAAAAAGATCATCAACGATAGTTAAGATATTCTTTTTATTAAGAATACGCTTATTTTCATATTTTGTTTCAGAGTCAACTATAAGAGTAAAGAAATATTTCTTTCCCTGAAATTTTACCGTAGTATCAATATAGAACAAATTTGACTTTTGTAAATTACGTTTAAACCATGCGTCACTTAAACTGTAAACGCCAAGATAATCATAATCGTCATTTAAATAACAAACTGTCCATTCAGGAGAAATGAAATCAGTAAATTCAACATCAAAATCACACGTCAATGAATGAATTGATTCAATACTTTTAATGAGTATTCCAGGACGTATTAAAGACTTTTTACCTTTATAAAATCCAGAAAGACTTTCATCAGTTTCGTATGAAGACCCCCAATAGTAATTACGTCCTTCTGCCATACGTTTAAGAGCATTTAGTAATTGATCTGGAACATCAACCTGTCTTTGGAACTCTTCAAACATTGAATTGAAATCACTTTGCATTTTCATTCCTATTTACTCCAAGTAATAGGGGCCGAAGCCCCTTATCATTATTTCAGAGAATTAATATATTCCTGGACATCGGCAGAGGTAGTTTCAACCCCAGAAATATTGCCGTTAAAAGTTTCAACTCGAGCAAGGGTATCTTCAATATCAACCTTAGTCAGTGCTGCAATTTCAACTACATCATCGGCAGTACTAATTCCAAGGGCATTTGCCGCACGAGTTTCACGAATATATTCCAATTTAACTGCAAGTTCTTGGCGAGCATCATCTAACTCAACTACTTTCTTGGCGATTTCAATTCGCATTTCAGCATAACCGTCAGCTTTAGTAGTCAACTGCTCAGCTGTTCGGCGATATAGTAAACCGAGTTTAGCATGCATTGTTACATCTTGACCTTCGGAAAGAAGTTTTCGAATTTCACGCTCTTTTGATTCGGCCTGTCGATTCTTTTCGATAACAAGTTCACGAATACGTTTTTCTTCATTAATAGATTTAATAGAAGCAGTTTTTAGATCTTTAATTTTATCAAGTAGTTTTGCTGCTGCAGCAGTATACTGTTCTTCAACAGATAGATTTTTAGCCATAGCAGAACCAAGTTTAGTGCGAATAAACTCAACAATTTTCTTCAGTGTGTTCATAGTATTTCCTTAGATTGATACAATTAGATAATATCACGTTTTTAATAGATTGTAAACTTATTCTTCGTCTATCTCATCGATAAAGACGTCAATGGCCTCGATAACGGCATCATTGATAGCCAATAAAGTAAAATCATCGTCAGTACCTTTATAAGATTCTGAAGCATTGATATATGCTTGATTGACGAGTTCCCAAGCCTTTTTAAAATAAGGAGTTTCATCATCAGGACAAATATCCCGCACACCTTCAAAGATACGATTGGCATAATCTAACACCCATTGTACAGGCATGTTTTGAGAACGTTCGTTAAACTCTTTAAATTCCTTAGATTCAAAAAGCTCTTCAGGATAATAATTTCGATTACAAAAAGCTTTACTAAAGTTACGTTTCATAATGTTCTCCTCAAGCTACAGGCTCATAATATCTCAATCATGAGCCTGTGTAAACTTATTTCATATTATTGAAATATTCTTCTGCGATTTCGTCGTTATCATGGTAAACTTTAGAAGACAGTTTAACATAACCTTCAGCAGTGAACATGTTAATCACAACCTTTACAGTATACCACTGACCATCTTCATTACCCATTACTGCGTAAGTTTCAAACATCGGATGATCAGGACCGATAACTTTAATATCATTCACTGTACGACCGAAATCTTCTGAAACACATTTCATAAAGAAGTTGAACAGTTCGCCGTAATTATCCATTTCATTCTCCAAGTTGTTTTCTGTATCAGTAGTTGATAGTTGTATAGTACCATGGAAGAACAGGGATGTAAACAGTTTTGTGAAAAATTTTTAAAAAATTTTAGGGAATTCTAGGGTCAGGAGGGGCAATTAAAAGGTAGGATAATATTATTATAAAGGGTATAAACTAAATGATGCCTAGAGAGGCCCGGAAAGGCCTAGATACCAAAAAGCCCCAACCTTTTGGTCGGGGCTAAGAATGTTATTTGATTTGTTTAGCAGACCAAATGCGGTCTTTGATGATTTTTTGGAGGTCTTCAACATACTCTAGGTCATGAGCATGTGGATTATCTTTGAAACTATAAGCACGCGCAAGTTTCTGGCCTTCGGTCTTAATTATCAAAAGTTCTTTAAGAATTGCTTCATACCTAGAGATAATTCCTTTAGCAATATTTTTTTCTTGTGCTGCTTTAGGGTCAGCCTTAGGAGCAGGTTTACCAGAAGGTTTTTCGAAAGCCGCACCAGTAGCAACCAGGCTTTTCCAGGCGGTGGTAACATAGTTACCCACAAAGCCTTCAGCTCTCATATCGTCATAGAACTTGTACCGAGATTCGTCAGAAGCATCTTTATAAGAATATTTACCAGCTTTAATAGCAGCAGTTGCTACAGCGCGAACATCTGAAGCGGATGCTTCGGTCATTAAAAATTGAGCATAAGTTTTCATTGTTATTTCCTGTGTTAATTAACTCATCTATTTATATCAAAAAGCCCCAACCTTTCGGTCGGGGCTAAGCCTTGCTGCAACCTTGTCGGGGTTCCACCTGCTAAGGCAAGTGTTTGTACGAAACGCCGGGACTTGAACCCGGTTATTAAGTAGTTGACGCTACTCAATATTTTTAAAAGGCCATATCTCGACCATATCCGAACGTTCCGTCAAAAACGCTACTCGGCTTATGGCAAAGATATTTCCTCGAATCGATAATTCGGTGCGCCGTTTCTGCTGTGATGTAAGAGGGCATTAGCAGATCGTAAAGATTTGTTAATGCCAGTCCTTAAACAGGGAACATCAGTCCGACGACTTACCGGTAGCGACCCGGTTTCTTAATATTCTTTTAAAGCATCAATTTGTTCACGGCGTTTACGCCATAAATCAATTGCTTCATACGCGGATTCAACATTTCGAATTGGTCGGCATTTATATAAAGATTTGTGATTTTGATATTGTGTAGATAACGGAATTTTATCTAAAAGGTCTTTACGTTCAAAATATTCGTAACCATCTAAACCAAATGAACGATTTTTGAGAAATTGCCAATGACCATATTCGTTTTCGATATAAACATAATCTGCGTGCTGATAAAGCAAATTAATTACGCGTTCAGAAATAACAGTGTCATTGTGATTAAAATAGAATGTTAAATCATGAACTACTAAATAAACATTACCTTTCATATTTTCCTCACTTATAATTGGTCGAGACAGAAGGATTCTAACCTTCAACCTACGGATTAGAAGTCCGTTGCTCTATACAATTGAGCTATGCCCCGTAATTAAAATTTCATTTTTCGACCTTTAAACCATCCTTCTGGAATTGGGTCAGTTTTCTTAATACGTTTAGAAACTTTTTCATCTAATGAATGAATCCACATCATACCAAATTGAGAATTCTTTTCGCCCTGTTGGTGTTTATTTCTGGCGTGAGATTCTTTCATTTTATTAATAGTTTCAGGAGTATGGGTCTTACCCAAGAAAGATTTAGTATTTAAAAATTTCTCTCTATACTCAGAATTATCCCAAAGCTGTTTAAACCTTTCTGAACCCATTTTACGATATTTTTCTTTAAGGTCTGGGTCGTTCTCAAATCTGGTTTTAAAAGCGGCAGCTCCTTTTAAGGAAGCTTCTTTCTTTTTATCCAAATATTCTTTAGTGTTTAAATGGTCCCAACCACCTTCACCACCTAATTTCAAATTATAAACATCAGGGCGCTTTAAAAACTCTTCAGTCACAATATTCTTTTCTGACTCAAACATAGAGGTTTTATCGTCAAAGAACTCTAATATTTCTTTAGAAAAATTTTCTATACCATACTTATCTTGGGCTCTTTTTAATAATTTACCAGAACCCATATATCCATCATCTAAATTTTCGGTAGAATGAGCGCCTATATAGATTTTATTATTAATTTTATTTGTTATTTTATAAGTGTAATGGAACATAAATATCTCCTATTTCTAGGAGTATTTATGTTCTCAAAATATGGCCCTGGGTGGAATTGAACCACCATCTGGCGATTATGAGTCGCTTGCTTGAACCTTCCAGCTACAGGGCCTTGATATGCTGATTGACGGAATCGAACCGCCGACGTCCTCATTACAAGTGAGGTGCTCTACCTACTGAGCTAAATCAGCGAAATTACGGAGGCGATAGGATTTGAACCTATGAGTCGCCGGAGCGACTGCCGGTTTTCAAGACCGGTGCATTAAACCACTCTGCCACGCCTCCAGTCTCCGTGGCAGGATTTGAACCTACGACATTCTGCTCCCAAAGCAGACGCTCTACCAAACTGAGCTACACGGAGTAAATTAAATTTGAGCGGATAATGAGAATCGAACTCACATCATCAGATTGGAAGTCTGAGGTAATACCATTATACGATATCCGCAAACTTTGGTACGAGAAGTGGGACTCGAACCCACAAGGAAATCATTCCGCAGCATTTTAAGTGCTGTGCCTTTACCAATTTGACCATTCTCGCGCTGGGAATAAAGGACTCGAACCTTTGCATCTAGCAGTCAAAGTGCTGTGCCTTTACCAATTTGGCTAATTCCCAATTATTAACAAAGGCTCTCAAACAAGAACCCTTGATGATAGAGGGTATTAATCAGTGCGGTATGAATTAATAATAACAAATAATTCTTAAAGCATATTTACCATTTATGATAATACATATTTACGATGCATTCAAGACCCAAAGGATTCTTGAAAATATCATATTCAAGAGGACCTTTTTCTGTTTCAATAAAGAAATCAAAATTTACTGTATTAAATTTACGGTCTTCCTTCACTAATTTAACTTGAGAAGATGAACGGTCAACATAAACCTTTTCAACTTCAAAACATGTTAAAACGCCATAATCATCAATCAAGGCTTTAGCCGCGTCTTGATCATATTTATATCCATTTTCAATGGATGATACTTTAGCATAAAGAATCATTATCAGCCTTCATCAACAATAGTATGAGTGTGGGCATTTACAATTTGCCACCAATCAAAGCGATTAGAACCATACATCAGTTTGTTTTCATTTTCTTTGATAATATCACGGAGTTCATCTTCGGTAGCGGCTTTCGCGATTAAATCAGCATATCCACCACGAGGATAATAATTATCACCTGCAAAAAGTAAAAAGTTTGGTTTAATATTATTAAACTCTTCAAGAGTAATAACTGTTCCACCAGGTTGAACAATATCTACATAACTATATCCTAATTTTTGAGCAGCATCTACTGCTTCAAGCAGGGTATCATGAGCCCATCCAATTTGGCAATCTGGCTTTTCAGATGGATTAGCCTGATAATCCGCGTACACTTTATACATTCTATTCACCTTTAGAAATTTTATCCATAACGATAGCAATTAAACCAATTAAAAATGCTACTACAAGTGAAAAAACATTTTCTGCTGTAGTCAATAATCCGCATATAAATCCAACAAACATTGAAAAACTAAAAGCGGAAGCAGAAATTGCAATAGCAACATTTCGAATTAATTCACAGCGTTTCATTTTATTCTCCTCAGTAGTTGATAGGGTAATAATATCACTACCCTATCTAAAAGTAAACGGTTTATAAACTATTTTATTCCGCGTGATGCAATTGTGTTCTGCCGTTTAACACCAGTCTGTTTAAAGTCATGATTGTCGATTTGATCGGTACGAGCAACTCCGAATGATGATTTGATCTTAGCCTTAGATCCTTTAGTTATAGAAATAAACATCTCGGAAGCCCCTTTCTTAAAGTCCGAGGCGATTACTTCAACGCCGTTCTTAGCAAGTGACTTCAGAATTGCCTCAGCATACTCATCGTCAAGACTCGCCTGAGTATTAATAACGAATGTCTTTGGCGCAGCCGCTTCATTGATAAATTCTTTAAATGTTTTCATTTTATTTTCCTAATTAATTTTGATGAGATAATAGTATCACTACCTCATCAGTATGTAAACAACTTTATGAAATTATTTTAAATCATCTGCCCAATCGAGTTTAAGAGGCTCTTTGTATTCACGGTCAAGTACAACCGGAATTTGTACATCACCGCTAAATGATAAGGGCCCAACATTATAAGACAATGTTATATGCGGTGTGTAATCATCAAAATCATGTGTAGCACCTAGTGCCCGCGCATACATGTGTCGACAGCGCAGATATTCAGAATCTAGCACAAGTACAAGAGTCGATCCATCTTGTGTTTTCCATACTTCTAAATGTCCAGAAGAAGCTACTTCAAAACTTCCACTCGATGGAACATATGGAACATTTACTCTCGAATAACATATGGTCGAATGAATTTTTTCTCTAGGAACTGGATTAGGAACACGTAAAGAGCGCTGGAGTTCTTCCAGCGCGTCAAGTGTTAATTCTGAAAACTTAGCTGCTACATAAAGACCCGTTGAAAAGTCTTTAAATTCCATTATTCTTCATCTTTTGCTTCATCAGTAGATTCAGCAGTAAGATTCTTAACAGCTTCAACGATTTCTTCAACTTTGATGGTATCGCCAGTGATACCTACTGCACGAGCAATTTCAGCCAAAGTTCCTTGCAGAATTTTGGATTCTTCCATCAGACGAGCCGCTTGGTCCTGCGTATCAAGAATACGAGATTTCAGAGTTACGATTTCAGCAGACAGTTTTTGTTCAATAGTTTGTTCAGACATTATAGTACCTTTAGTGTATTTTTAATTTTAGAAAAAAGTTCTTCAAGAGAACCATCATTTGTAATTACTAAATCGCCATCACGAATTGGCAATCCAGCTTCTGTAATATGTGTATCATTGGATTTTTGACCAGGACGAACTACATGAATTACTGTAGCACCCATCGCCCTAGCCGCATCCATTTCATGATCTTGACGGGTATCAGGAACGATATAATAATCATAACCTGATTTAAATTTATCAAGATAATCTAAAGCAAATAATTTTACCCAGTACATGCGGTCGAAGTTATTAACAATCAAATCCGTACCTAGGGCTTGCATCAGACGACGGACTGACCATTGATCTTCAATATTATTTATAACGTCAATAATCTTATTAAATGCTACGGAATTAACTGATTCTTGTCCTTCGTCATCAAAAACAAACACACCCTTAATTGGGCTTTTACCGTTAAGATAGCAAAATGCTTGTTCCATAATCGTGATTACTTCTGATTTAGTCAGATTTAAATTAGTCTCACGATCATAGTCAATTCCTTCAAACTCTTTACGAGTTAAGCAAGGATAGTCAGTGTTTTCTGCAAATACGCCCCATGCATAAGCCAATGCATCCTTAATAGGACCAGCAAGTTGGTATTTAACTGCAGAATAATTACTCATGATAAAATCAGCAGTAGTATCTTTTCCACTACGCTTTACACCGCTTAAAAAGATTAGTTTCATGTGTTTCTCCTCAAATTTAATTAAGATTATAACACACAAAACTGAAGCATTAAACTTCTGCTATAATTTTTCCATCTTTTTCTACTTGAAAATAGGTGTAAGGAATCGTTGCAGTACATACTAAAGCCGGGTCTGAATCTTCTGTGTAGCTAAATTCTACTTCAGACAGGTCAGAAACCCAAGGCTTATAAAAATTTATTGACATCACGATTTCAGTTTTGCTATTATCTAAGATGTAAAGCGTAATGTATTCAGGACCTGTTTTTTGGGCAGTATTTTCACCTGTAAGATAGTTACTAGTTCCTAGCATCCATTCATACATTCCTATCCATGACTTAAGTTCTTCATCAACTATAAATCTCACGATGAGTGGATCGTACTCAAATGTAGCACCCGGTCGTTGTGCTCGGCCCAGCCCAAACGGCCCAGTCACGGTATCAGTAACAGGTATTCTAATTCCTGGAATAGGAACTGACTGAGCATTTAAAGTAAAAGCAGATGTAGTATTACTATGTGGTATTGATACTACAAAGTTAGTTGTATTTGCTTGGTTAAAAATTTGTTGCAGAGCTTGTGACATATATTCCTCATAATGCTTTATAAATGTTGGTGGTATAATGGGTCTAAGTCCCTTCCATTCAATTCCATTTAGAACAAACAACAGAAAAGAATGGAAGATAATAGAATTAGATATTTGACCAGACTTTGTTTGCAGAGAAACGTTTTCCTTTTGAAACGAACTGCTGAAGTGGCATCAACACAACGTTCGCCCAGTCTTTCGGGGCGATTTCAACAAGGCTACCCATAATATTACCAGGTATATATGCCTTAATCATTTGGTCTGCACCCCTAAATCCTTTCACTTGACTCCAATCAATTTTTAATTTCGTTTTATTAGTAATAGTAGGTGTATTTGCATATTGCTTTAAAAGCTCTTCTAGGAATTGCTGACGAGCTTTAGGTGGAATATAGTGCAAGTTTAATCCGTACATTAAATTATGCTTACCTAAACCAAGGTAAATTATCAAAGGAAATTTATCCCAATAAGGAAGAGTTTCCTTGTGTTTAGCATCATAAGCAAAAGCATATATTCGTCCCGGCTGCGGGCGAACAACTTTATGTCCTTTTACTTGCTTGATAGTTTCAGCAAACCACTTTCTGGTTTTATTATTAATTGCTGCACCTTCATTACGAATTTTATCACGCAATGTTTGTCTGAATGAATTTATCATAAGCAGTTGTCTTTCTTGCTTATTGAGTTTATTCATTGGTTTTGATTCAAGCTTTTGAATCTTTTCGGCTGTTTTAATTCCTGAAGCATATTTTGACATTGCTGAAGTAAACGTAGAGTATTTGATTCCTCTTTCTTCAGCAAATTGCTTTCCTGTCATTCCTTTTGCTTTGGCCTTTTTATATTCAAGACCTATTTGAATCCATTTCTTTTCGTTTAATGATTGCTTAACCTTTGGAACTTGGGGAGTGCTTTCATTAATTATTTGAAAAATAGCCATTATGCCCCCTTAAAGCCAAGAGCTCGTAATCCATCTTCTGTTAGAATTCTAAATTTTATTCCACGCTTTTCAGCTAAAGATTGTGCTGCTTTCCATTTATCAGTGTTCACAGACCAGGTATAAATTTCATTCATAAATCTTTTCTTCGCTGCAGTTGTTAGATGCGCTGGTTTAACTGGTGGTTGTGTTTCTTTTTTAGGTTTTATTTCAATAAAAAATTCTTGTCCAGAAGAATCTTTCATCCAAATATCCATGAAGTATCTACGTTTTTTCCCTTCTGCATTACAAAAATAAGGAATTACTGCTGTTTCACTACCCCATGCAATAATTTCTGGATTTTTATCTAACCATTCAAAAAAGAATTTTTCCCAATTTGATCTATACGTAATTTTTTTAGGGTCACCTCTATACTTTGATATATTTTTAGGAACCCATTTTCCAGAATATGCCATTGGATTCTCCTTATAAATAGATAATATATTTATAAACAGGAGGGCCCATGCTCTTTACATTTTTTGATCCGATTGAATATGCGGCCAAAACGGTGAATAAAAACGCGCCGACTATTCCTATGACAGATATTTTTAGAAACTATAAAGACTATTTTAAACGTGCTCTTGCGGGATACCGCTTACGTACTTATTATATCAAAGGTTCACCACGCCCGGAAGAATTAGCAAATGCTATATATGGAAATCCGCAGTTGTATTGGGTTTTATTGATGTGTAATGATAATTATGATCCGTATTATGGATGGATTACTTCACAAGAAGCAGCTTATCAAGCATCTATACAAAAATACAAAAATGTAGGTGGAGACCAAATAGTATATCATGTGAATGAGAACGGTGAAAAATTTTATAATTTAATATCATACGATGATAATCCATATGTTTGGTATGATAAAGGCGATAAAGCTAGAAAATATCCTCAATATGAAGGAGCACTTGCTGCGGTCGATACGTATGAAGATGCTGTTCTTGAAAATGAAAAACTTCGTCAAATAAAAATAATAGCAAAATCAGACATTAATTCATTTATGAACGACCTTATACGTATAATGGAGAAATCTTATGGAAATGATAAGTAATAACCTTAATTGGTTTGTTGGTGTTGTTGAAGATAGAATGGACCCATTAAAATTAGGTCGTGTTCGTGTTCGTGTGGTTGGTTTGCATCCACCTCAAAGAGCACAAGGCGATGTAATGGGTATTCCAACTGAAAAATTACCATGGATGTCAGTTATTCAACCTATAACTTCTGCAGCAATGTCTGGAATTGGAGGTTCTGTTACTGGACCGGTAGAAGGAACTAGAGTTTATGGTCATTTTTTGGACAAATGGAAAACTAACGGAATTGTCCTTGGCACTTATGGCGGAATAGTTCGCGAAAAGCCTAATAGACTTGAAGGATTTTCTGACCCAACTGGGCAATATCCTAGACGTTTAGGAAATGATACTAACGTACTAAACCAAGGCGGAGAAGTAGGATATGATTCGTCTTCTAACATTATCCAAGATAGTAACTTAGACACTGCAATAAATCCCGATGATAGACCACTATCAGAGATTCCAACCGATGACAATCCAAATATGTCAATGGCTGAAATGCTTCGCCGTGATGAAGGATTAAGATTAAAAGTTTATTGGGATACCGAAGGATATCCGACAATTGGTATTGGTCATCTTATCATGAAGCAGCCAGTTCGTGATATGGCTCAAATTAATAAAGTTTTATCAAAACAAGTTGGTCGTGAAATTACAGGAAATCCAGGTTCTATTACAATGGAAGAGGCGACGACTTTATTTGAGCGTGATTTGGCTGATATGCAACGTGACATTAAATCACATTCTAAAGTAGGACCAGTCTGGCAAGCTGTCAACCGTTCTCGTCAAATGGCGTTAGAAAATATGGCATTTCAGATGGGTGTTGGCGGTGTAGCTAAATTTAACACAATGTTAACTGCTATGTTAGCTGGAGATTGGGAAAAAGCGTATAAAGCCGGTCGTGATTCATTGTGGTATCAACAAACAAAAGGCCGTGCATCCCGTGTTACCATGATTATTCTTACGGGGAATTTGGAATCATATGGTGTTGAAGTGAAAACCCCAGCTAGGTCTCTATCAGCAATGGCTGCTACTGTAGCTAAATCTTCTGACCCTGCTGATCCTCCTATTCCAAATGACTCGAGAATTTTATTCAAAGAACCAGTTTCTTCATATAAAGGTGAATATCCTTATGTGCATACAATGGAAACTGAAAGCGGACATATTCAGGAATTTGATGATACCCCTGGGCAAGAACGATATAGATTAGTTCATCCAACTGGAACTTATGAAGAAGTATCACCATCAGGAAGAAGAACAAGAAAAACTGTTGATAATTTGTATGATATAACCAACGCTGATGGTAATTTTTTGGTAGCCGGTGATAAAAAGACTAACGTCGGTGGATCAGAAATTTATTACAACATGGATAATCGTTTACATCAAATCGATGGAAGCAATACGATATTTGTTCGAGGAGATGAAACGAAAACTGTTGAAGGTAATGGAACTATCCTAGTTAAAGGTAATGTTAAAGTAGTTATTCAAGGAACAGCAGATATAACCGTTGAACAGGAAGCATACATAACTGTTGAAAAAGACACGACTGTTAATGTTAACCAAAACGCAGACATAAGTGTTAAAAATAAAGCAACTGTTAATGCTGAAAATATGGATGTCAACGTTGAGCAAGATTTAAATTTTTCAGCGACAAATATTAATTTAAGTGCATCTAATACTGTTCATATGGATGGCGGGGTTCTTTCTAAAGTATCAGGTGGAAACGTACAGGTTGGTTAATATGAATTATAACGAAATTGTTGATGAATTAGTTGATACCATACAATCAGCTTGTTCAATTATTCCCGAAGGTTATTATAGACGAGTTAAATGGGAATTATACAATCCCAATAAAGAAATGATTCAACCCGATAATGGGGTTGAATGGGACACTGAAATTATTAAATTAGATACCCATCTTTACACCGAAAATCCATTTGGTCATTCTTCTGATACATTTACTGAATCATCTGATGGAGAAACCCAAACTGGCGTTTTTTGTCATAAAATCGGCGTGTATTTTCCAACTCAAACTGCGTTAGAAGATTACGTTGAACAAATTGGTGCAACTTTACTTCCGGGTAATACTTGGTATGGCGCTGATTTATCGAAACGTGAATTTTTTAAAACTGAAATTGAATATGATATATATCGCATTGAAAATCGCGGAGGTACATGGCATCATACGGGTCCTAGAATAGATGCTAGGACAATGATCGGTGTTAACAATGACTATACAATGTATGTTAACTTTAACGGTTTAGGAGATTATCGAAGAGCATATTTAAAATATTATGAAGATAAACCATGTACATATGTCGGTTTAACACTAAATTTAAATATAGATACATCAATTCCCGGTATTCCTTATTCACCTCCATCAATTATTGGAGAGCTTCCACTTAATGCAATTTCATGCGTTAATTTTACTGCCCAATTTCCATACAATGGCTTAACATCTGCAATTATTGAGGCTTGGAACACCTCAAGAGATTCATTTAAACTATATTGGGATATGTTGCCTGGTATGCCGGCAATTAGCGGAAGTGATTTCGAAAAATATTTTAATTCGGCATATACACATTTATCTGTAGCAATGGAAGAGCTTGGAAATTCGGCAATTGCTATGTGTCAATATGTTCAGCAACAAGCCTTTATGGTTTTTAAAAATTCTGTTTCACAAGTTCTAAATATTGTCGGTGGCGGATGGGATTTATTAAAAAGTTTTTTACCTAAAATAACAATAATGGGCATATCTATTGATATTGAAGATTTATGTACATCAACAGATGGTGTTCAAAAATTGAAGGAAACCTTTAAAAATTTTAATCTGGAAGATACTATTAGTTCAATTTATTCTGCAATGGGTTCTGCATATGACTATTCTATAGAACGCGTTAAAATGTATTCGCGGGATTTAGTTGATGCAATAACAGATTTATATGATTGGGCCTGGTCAAAATTAATGATGGCCGGTGTCGCTTTATCAAAATTATGTGTTGATTTAGCACAAATCTGGAGCATGCCACCAATTATTCCAAATCCAGTGTGGTCTGTTATCACTTTAGTGAAGGAAATGATGAAACAAATTCCTCCATTAGATATGATTATGTCAGGTAATTTTCCTGGATTTACTGCTTCTGATGTATATCAGATGGTTATGTCTATCGTATCTGAAAAAATTAAACAAGTTTATACTGAAATAGAATCATTAAAAACCCAAGCATTGGATGTATGGAATGAAATTAAACTAAAAACACAGGAATATAAAAAGCAAACGATTGAATTTAAACAATATTTATCAGGAATGGCTGAAAAGGTTGAAGATGAAATAACTATAGCAAAAGAGAAAGCATTACAAGAAGCTGAATCCGCTTTAAATGTTTTAAAGGATAAATATAACAGTATTAAAGACTTAATAAAAAATAAGCAGATTTCTGTGTCTGATGTATTAGATTTAGCTTTGACTGAATTTCGAAAAATTCCATTAATTTCACAAATGGAATCATTATTATCTTTAGCTGGAGCATCTATCGATGATATAATGAAAGTATATGAAAATAGCGTTACTAAAGCAAAATCATTATATCACGAATTCACCGATGGCGCTCGGTCAATGAAAGATCTATGCAAATCATTATACAATCAAATTTCGACTTTATGTTTGAGTAAGGTTGTGCAATGGATTAATAAAATGCTTGGAATATTTGGATTAAGTATTACATTTCCAACAGTATCAATATGCATTCCATGCTTAAAAACTCCTATGAGGAATTAAAATGACAACTCCTGTAAATTATCAATTAACAAGAACAGCAAATGCTATTCCCGAGATATTCGTCGGGGGTACGTTTGCTGAAATAAAACAAAACCTCATTGAATGGCTTAATGGCCAAAATGAATTTTTGGATTATGATTTTGAAGGCTCAAGATTAAACGTTCTGTGTGACCTTTTGGCTTATAATACGCTGTACATTCAACAGTTTGGTAATGCTGCTGTGTATGAAAGCTTTATGCGTACTGCTAACTTACGAAGTTCAGTTGTTCAAGCTGCACAAGATAACGGATATTTACCTACTTCAAAATCCGCTGCGCAGACTGAAATTATGTTAACATGCACTGACGCATTGAATAGGAATTACATTACAATTCCTCGCGGAACTCGCTTTTTAGCATATGCAAAAGATACTTCTGTTAATCCATATAACTTCGTTTCTACCGAAGACGTTATTGCTATTCGTGATAAAAATAACCAATATTTTCCACGTTTAAAATTGGCTCAGGGACGTATAGTAAGAACTGAAATCATTTATGATAAATTAACACCTATTATCATTTATGATAAAAATATTGATAGAAACCAGGTTAAATTATATGTTGATGGAGCGGAATGGATTAACTGGACAAGAAAGTCAATGGTTCATGCTGGTTCAACATCAACGATTTACTATATGCGTGAAACTATTGATGGAAACACTGAATTCTATTTTGGCGAAGGTGAAATTTCTGTTAATGCTTCTGAAGGAGCTTTGACCGCTAATTATATCGGAGGTCTTAAACCTACTCAGAACTCTACGATTGTTATTGAGTACATCAGTACTAATGGTGCTGACGCGAACGGAGCAGTCGGATTTTCATATGCAGATACATTAACAAATATAACTGTCATCAATATTAATGAAAATCCAAACGACGACCCAGATTTTGTCGGAGCAGATGGCGGCGGTGATCCAGAAGATATTGAGCGTATTCGCGAATTGGGTACTATTAAACGCGAAACCCAGCAACGCTGCGTAACTGCAACTGACTATGATACATTCGTTTCAGAAAGATTTGGTTCTATTATTCAAGCAGTTCAGACTTTCACTGATTCTACTAAACCTGGTTATGCATTTATTGCTGCTAAACCTAAATCAGGTCTGTATTTAACTACCGTACAGCGTGAAGATATTAAAAATTATCTCAAAGACTATAATTTAGCTCCTATTACACCATCAATTATTTCTCCTAATTATCTTTTTATTAAGACTAATTTAAAAGTCACATATGCTTTAAATAAACTACAAGAATCCGAACAGTGGCTCGAAGGTCAAATAATTGATAAAATTGATCGTTATTATACCGAAGATGTAGAAATTTTTAACTCATCTTTCGCTAAATCTAAGATGTTGACATATGTAGATGATGCAGATCATTCTATCATTGGTTCATCAGCGACAATTCAAATTGTTCGTGAAGTACAAAACTTCTATAAAACGCCTGAAGCAGGTATTAAATACAATAATCAAATAAAAGATCGTTCTATGGAATCTAATACGTTTTCATTTAATTCTGGACGAAAGGTTGTAAATCCTGATACTGGTTTAGAAGAAGATGTATTATATGACGTTCGCATAGTATCAACAGACCGAGATTCTAAAGGAATTGGTAAAGTTATTATTGGTCCATTTGCTTCTGGCGATGTTACAGAAAATGAAAACATTCAGCCGTATACAGGCAACGATTTTAACAAATTAGCAAATTCTGATGGACGCGACAAATACTATGTTATCGGTGAAATAAATTATCCGGCTGACATGATTTATTGGAATATCGCTAAAATTAATTTAACATCTGAAAAATTTGAAGCTCAGACTATTGAATTATATTCTGACCCAACCGATGATGTTATCTTTACTCGCGATGGTTCACTGATTGTATTTGAAAATGACTTACGTCCACAATACTTAACTATCGATTTGGAGCCTATATCACAATGACAGTAAAAGCACCTTCAGTCACTAGTCTCAGAATTTCCAAGTTATCCGCAAATCAGGTGCAAGTACGCTGGGATGACGTTGGTGCTAATTTCTACTATTTTGTAGAAATCGCTGAGACAAAAACAGACTCGGGGGAAAATCTCCCGAGTGATCAATATCGTTGGATTAATTTAGGGTATACAGCAAATAATAGTTTCTTTTTTGATGATGCTGATCCACTGACATCATATGTTATTAGAGTAGCTACGGCGGCTCAAGATTTTGAGCAGTCTGACTGGATTTATACCGAAGAGTTTGAAACTTTTGCTACGAATGCTTACACATTTCAAAACATGATTGAAATGCAATTAGCCAATAAATTCATTCAGGAAAAGTTCACTCTTAATAATTCTGATTATGTTAATTTTAATAATGACACCATAATGGCTGCATTGATGAATGAATCATTCCAGTTCAGCCCATCGTATGTTGATGTCTCATCAATCAGTAATTTTATTATTGGTGAAAATGAGTATCATGAAATACAAGGTTCTATTCAGCAAGTATGTAAGGATATTAACCGAGTTTATTTGATGGAATCAGAAGGGATTCTATATCTTTTTGAGCGCTATCAACCCGTAGTTAAAGTATCCAATGATAAAGGACAAACTTGGAAAGCTGTAAAGCTCTTCAATGACCGCGTAGGATATCCTTTATCTAAGACTGTATATTACCAATCTGCAAACACAACATACGTTCTAGGATACGACAAGATTTTCTACGGCCGTAAATCTACTGATGTTAGATGGTCAGCTGATGATGTCAGATTTAGTTCACAGGATATAACATTTGCTAAACTTGGTGACCAATTGCATCTAGGATTTGATGTAGAAATTTTTGCCACTTATGCGACTTTACCAGCGAATGTATACCGCATTGCAGAAGCTATTACTTGCACGGATGATTATATCTATGTTGTTGCCAGAGATAAAGTTAGATACATAAAAACGAGTAATGCACCCATAGATTCTGATCCATTATCTCCAACATATTCGGAAAGACTTTTTGAACCTGACACAATGACTATAACCGGAAATCCTAAAGCAGTATGCTATAAAATGGATTCTATCGGTGATAAAGTTTTTGCTCTTATTATTGGTGAAGTTGAAACATTAAATGCTAATCCGAGGACTTCAAAAATAATTGATTCTGCTGATAAAGGAATATATGTTTTAAATCATGACGAAAAAACGTGGAAAAGAGTTTTTGGTAATACCGAAGAAGAAAGAAGACGTATTCAACCCGGATATGCGAATATGTCAACTGATGGTAAATTAGTTTCTCTGTCTTCGAGTAATTTTAAATTTTTAAGTGATAATGTTGTTAATGACCCTGAAACTGCAGCAAAATATCAGTTAATTGGCGCTGTTAAATATGAATTTCCTCGTGAATGGTTAGCTGATAAGCATTATCATATGATGGCATTTATAGCGGATGAAACATCTGATTGGGAGACTTTTACTCCTCAACCAATGAAATACTACGCAGAACCGTTCTTTAACTGGTCTAAAAAATCTAACACACGTTGTTGGATAAACAACTCTGATAGAGCTGTAGTAGTTTATGCTGATTTAAAATACACCAAAGTTATAGAAAATATTCCGGAAACATCACCAGATAGATTAGTTCATGAATACTGGGATGATGGTGATTGTACTATAGTAATGCCAAATGTTAAATTCACTGGATTTAAAAAATACGCATCAGGAATGCTTTTCTATAAAGCCTCTGGTGAAATAATTTCTTACTATGATTTTAACTATCGTGTGAGAGATACAGTAGAAATTATTTGGAAGCCAACTGAAGTATTTTTAAAAGCATTTTTACAAAACCAAGAGCATGAGACTCCTTGGTCACCAGAAGAAGAGCGTGGACTAGCTGACCCCGATTTAAGACCATTAATTGGCACAATGATGCCTGATTCTTATTTGCTACAGGATTCGAATTTTGAAGCATTTTGCGAAGCATATATTCAGTATCTTTCTGATGGATACGGAACTCAATACAATAATTTACGAAATTTAATTCGTAACAAATATCCACGAGAAAAGCATGCATGGGAATATTTGTGGTCAGAGATATATAAAAGAAACATTTATTTAAATGCTGATAAACGCGATGCTGTTACGAGATTCTTTGAATCACGTAGCTACGATTTTTATTCTACTAAAGGAATTGAAGCATCATACAAGTTTCTTTTTAAAGTTCTTTATAATGAAGAAGTTGAAATTGAAATTGAATCTGGGGCTGGTACTGAATATGACATAATCGTTCAATCTGATTCTTTAACTGAAGATTTAGTAGGACAAACGATTTATACGGCAACAGGAAGATGTAATGTTACTTATATAGAAAGAAGCTATTCTAATGGTAAATTGCAATGGACAGTAACTATTCATAATCTTTTGGGAAGATTAATTGCTGGTCAAGAAGTTAAAGCAGAAAGACTCCCTAGTTTTGAAGGCGAAATTATTCGTGGGGTTAAAGGAAAGGATTTGCTTCAAAACAATATAGACTATATTAATAGAAGTAGATCATACTATGTAATGAAAATTAAATCCAATTTACCTTCTTCCCGCTGGAAATCTGACGTTATTCGTTTTGTTCATCCGGTAGGATTTGGATTTATAGCAATTACACTTTTAACAATGTTTATTAATGTTGGTTTAACTCTTAAACACACAGAGACTATAATTAATAAATACAAAAACTATAAATGGGATTCTGGATTGCCTACTGAATATGCTGATAGAGTAGCTAAATTGGCTCCAACTGGTGAAATTGAGCATGATTCGGTAACAGGCGAAGCAATTTATGAGCCTGGCCCAATGGCTGGTGTAAAATATCCTCTTCCTGATGACTATAATGCTGAAAATAATAATTCAATATTTCAAGGTCAATTGCCGTCTGAACGACGTAAATTAATGAGTCCTTTATTTGATGCATCTGGAACAACATTTGCGCAATTTAGAGATTTAGTTAATAAACGTCTAAAAGATAATATAGGAAATCCAAGAGACCCTGAAAATCCAACACAGGTTAAAATAGATGAATGATTCAAGTGTTATCTATCGTGCGATAGTTACTTCAAAATTTAGAACAGAAAAAATGTTGAATTTTTATAATTCAATTGGAAGTGGTCCGGATAAAAACACTATCTTTATCACATTTGGAAGATCAGAACCGTGGTCATCAAATGAAAATGAGGCGGGCTTTGCCCCGCCTTATCCCACTGATTCTGTATTAGGTGTAACTGACATGTGGACGCATATGATGGGAACAGTAAAAGTTCTTCCATCAATGCTTGATGCAGTTATTCCTCGTAGAGATTGGGGAGATACTCGATATCCTGATCCATACACATTTAGAATTAATGACATTGTAGTGTGTAACTCAGCTCCTTACAACGCTACTGAATCAGGCGCAGGCTGGTTAGTATATCGTTGTTTAGATGTTCCTGATACCGGAATGTGTTCAATCGCATCTTTAACTGATAAGGATGAATGCCTTAAATTGGGTGGAAAATGGACTCCTTCTGCTAGGTCAATGACTCCTCCTGAAGGTCGAGGAGATGCTGAAGGAACAATTGAACCTGGGGACGGGTATGTGTGGGAATATCTATTTGAGATTCCGCCTGATGTATCTATAAATAGATGCACGAATGAATATATCGTGGTTCCTTGGCCTGAGGAATTAAAAGAAGACCCGACTAGATGGGGGTATGAAGATAATCTCACTTGGCAACAAGATGATTTTGGATTAATTTACCGTGTTAAGGCAAATACTATCCGTTTTAAAGCATATTTAGATTCAGTTTATTTTCCTGAAGCTGCATTGCCAGGAAATAAAGGATTTAGACAAATATCAATAATCACGAATCCTCTTGAAGCTAAAGCTCATCCAAATGACCCAAACGTTAAAGCTGAAAAGGATTATTATGATCCGGAAGATTTAATGAGGCATTCGGGCGAAATGATTTATATGGAAAATAGGCCACCTATTATCATGGCAATGGATCAAACAGAAGAAATCAATATTCTGTTTACATTTTAAATTAAGGGAGCCCATGGGCTCCCTTTTTCTTTATAAATACTATAAACTCATAAGGAAACCGCTATGTTCATTCAAGAACCAAAGAAATTGATTGATACCGGCGAAATTGGTAACGCTTCTACTGGTGATATCTTATTCGACGGTGGTAATAAAATTAATAGTGATTTTAACGCAATTTATAATGCGTTTGGCGATCAGCGTAAAATGGCAGTAGCAAATGGCACTGGAGCAGATGGTCAAATTATCCATGCTACTGGATATTATCAAAAACACACTATCGCAGAGTACGCAACTCCAGTGAAAGTTGGCACTAGACATGATATTGATACCTCTACTGTAGGTGTTAAAGTTATCATTGAAAGAGGCGAACTCGGCGATTGTGTTGAATTCATTAACTCTAATGGATCAATATCAGTTACTAATCCTTTGACAATTCAAGCTATTGATTCAATTAAAGGTGTTTCAGGTAATTTAGTAGTAACTAGCCCATATAGTAAAGTAACTTTACGCTGTATTTCATCTGATAATTCTACTTCGGTTTGGAATTATTCTATTGAAAGCATGTTTGGACAAAGGGAATCACCAGCTGAAGGTACATGGAATATTTCTACATCCGGATCAGTCGATATTCCATTATTTCATCGTACTGAATACAATATGGCTAAATTGCTAGTTACGTGCCAATCGGTAGATGGAAGAAAAATTAAAACAGCAGAAATAAATATTCTTGTGGATACTGTTAATTCAGAGGTCATTTCTTCTGAATATGCTGTCATGCGAGTTGGGAATGAAACCGAAGAAGACGAAATCGCTAATATTGCATTTAGTATTAAAGAAAACTATGTAACGGCGACTATAAGTTCTTCAACTGTCGGTATGAGAGCAGCAGTTAAAGTTATCGCTACGCAGAAAATCGGGGTGGCTCAATAATGAAACAAAATATTAATATCGGTAATGTTGTAGATGATGGTACCGGTGACTACCTGCGTAAAGGTGGTATAAAAATAAATGAAAACTTTGATGAGCTTTATTATGAACTCGGTGATGGTGATGTTCCATATTCAGCCGGTGCCTGGAAAACTTATAATGCTTCATCAGGACAAACATTAACAGCAGAATGGGGAAAATCATACGCTATTAATACATCTTCTGGAAGAGTGACTATAAATCTTCCAAAGGGTACAGTTAATGATTACAACAAGGTAATTAGAGCTAGAGACGTATTTGCTACATGGAACGTCAACCCAGTTACACTAGTAGCTGCTTCCGGTGATACGATTAAAGGGTCTGCAGTACCAGTTGAAATTAATGTTCAATTCAGCGATTTAGAACTAGTGTATTGTGCCCCAGGACGTTGGGAATATGTCAAAAATAAACAAATTGACAAAATTACCAGTTCAGACATTAGTAATGTAGCTCGTAAAGAATTTTTAGTCGAAGTCCAAGGACAAACGGACTTTTTAGATGTTTTCCGTGGAACTAGTTATAATGTAAATAACATCAGAGTAAAACATCGCGGTAACGAATTGTATTACGGTGATGTGTTTAGCGAAAACAGCGATTTTGGCTCTCCGGGCGAAAATGAAGGAGAACTAGTTCCTCTTGATGGATTTAATATTCGATTAAGACAGCCTTGTAATATTGGTGACACTGTTCAAATTGAAACATTTATGGATGGTGTATCGCAGTGGAGAAGTTCATATACAAGACGTCAAATTAGATTGTTAGATTCAAAATTAACGTCAAAAACTTCTTTAGAAGGAAGCATTTACGTTACTGATTTATCAACAATGAAATCAATTCCATTTTCTGCTTTTGGATTAATTCCAGGAGAACCTATTAATCCTAACTCTCTTGAGGTTCGTTTTAACGGAATTTTGCAGGAATTGGCTGGCACAGTTGGAATGCCATTATTTCATTGTATTGGTGCCGATTCAGACGATGAAGTAGAATGCTCTGTTTTAGGTGGAACTTGGGAACAATCTCATACCGATTATTCAGTTGAAACTGATGAAAATGGCATACCGGAAATTTTACATTTTGATAGAGTATTTGAGCATGGTGACATTATCAATATCACCTGGTTTAATAATGATTTGGGTACATTATTGACAAAAGATGAGATTATTGATGAAACTGATAATCTCTATGTATCGCAAGGACCGGGAGTAGATATTTCTGGTGATGTAAATTTAACAGACTTCGATAAAATTGGTTGGCCAAATGTAGAAGCAGTTCAATCTTATCAACGCGAATTTAATGCTGTTTCAAATATCTTTGATACGATTTATCCTATTGGAACTATATATGAAAACGCTGTTAATCCAAACAACCCTGTTACATATATGGGATTCGGCTCATGGAAATTATTTGGGCAAGGAAAAGTTTTAGTTGGATGGAATGAAGATATTTCGGACCCTAACTTTGCTCTAAATAACAACGATTTAGATTCGGGTGGAAGTCCTTCGCATACTGCAGGTGGAACAGGTGGTTCTACTTCGGTTACATTGGAAAATGCTAATCTTCCTGCAACTGAAACAGATGAAGAAGTTCTAATAGTTGATGAAAATGGATCAGTCATTGTTGGTGGGTGTCAATACGATCCAGATGAATCCGGTCCAATTTACACTAAATACCGTGAAGCTAAAGCATCTACTAACTCTACTCACACTCCGCCAACATCAATAACTAACATTCAACCATATATTACAGTTTATCGTTGGATAAGGATTGCATAATGAGTTTACTTAATAATAAAGCGGGAGTTATTTCCCGCTTAGCTGATTTTCTTGGTTTTAGACCTAAAGCTGGTAATATAGATGTAATGAATCGTCAATCAGTTGGGTCAGTGACAATTTCTCAATTAGCGAAAGGATTTTATGAACCAAACGTAGAATCAGCTATTAATGACGTTCATAATTTTTCTATAAAAGACGTTGGTACAATTATTACTAATAAAACTGGTGTTTCTCCTGAGGGTGTTTCTCAAACTGATTATTGGGCATTTTCTGGAACTGTAACAGACGATTCTCTTCCTCCTGGTTCTCCTGTTACGGTATTAGTATTTGGTCTTCCAGTTTCAGCAACAACTGGAATGACGGCGATTGAGTTTGTTGCAAAAGTTCGTGTTGCCCTTCAAGAAGCTATTGCGTCATTTACTGCTATCAACTCATATAAAGACCATCCAACAGATGGTAGTAAATTAGAAGTTACTTATTTAGATAATCAAAAACATGTATTAAGCACATATTCTACATATGGAATAACTATTTCGCAGGAAATTATTTCTGAGTCTAAACCTGGCTATGGTACATGGAATTTATTGGGCGCACAAACGGTAACTTTAGATAATCAGCAGACTCCTACAGTATTTTATCATTTTGAGAGAACAGCATGAGTAATAATACATATCAACACGTTTCTAATGAATCTCGTTATGTAAAATTTGATCCTACCGATACGAATTTTCCACCAGAGATTACTGATGTTCAGGCTGCTATAGCAGCCATTTCTCCTGCTGGCGTAAATGGAGTTCCTGATGCATCGTCAACAACAAAGGGAATTTTATTTCTTGCCACTGAACAGGAAGTTATAGATGGAACTAATAATACCAAAGCAGTTACACCAGCAACGTTGGCAACAAGATTATCATATCCAAACGCAACTGAAACTGTTTACGGATTAACAAGATATTCAACCAATGATGAAGCCATTGCCGGAGTTAATAACGAATCTTCTATAACTCCAGCTAAATTTACTGTTGCTCTTAATAATGCGTTTGAAACACGAGTTTCAACTGAATCCTCGAATGGTGTTATTAAAATTTCATCTCTACCGCAAGCATTAGCTGGTGCAGATGATACTACTGCAATGACTCCATTAAAAACACAGCAGTTAGCTATTAAATTAATTGCGCAAATTGCTCCTTCTGAAACCACAGCTACCGAATCGGACCAAGGCGTTGTTCAATTAGCAACAGTAGCGCAGGTTCGTCAGGGAACTTTAAGAGAAGGCTATGCAATTTCTCCTTATACGTTTATGAATTCATCTGCTACTGAAGAATATAAAGGCGTAATTAAATTAGGAACACAATCAGAAGTTAACTCGAATAATGCTTCTGTTGCGGTTACTGGCGCAACTCTTAATGGTCGTGGTTCTACAACGTCAATGAGAGGCGTAGTTAAATTAACAACAACGGCCGGTTCACAAAGCGGAGGCGATGCTTCATCAGCACTAGCTTGGAATGCTGACGTTATCCACCAAAGAGGCGGTCAAACTATTAATGGAACACTCCGCATTAATAACACGCTCACGATAGCTTCAGGTGGAGCAAATATTACCGGAACAGTTAACATGACCGGTGGTTATATTCAAGGTAAGCGTGTCGTAACACAAAATGAAATTGATAGAACTATTCCTGTCGGAGCTATTATGATGTGGGCCGCTGATAGTCTTCCTAGTGATGCTTGGCGTTTTTGTCACGGTGGAACTGTTTCAGCGTCAGATTGTCCATTATATGCTTCTAGAATTGGAACAAGATACGGCGGAAGCTCATCAAATCCTGGATTGCCTGACATGCGTGGTCTTTTTGTTCGTGGCTCTGGTCGTGGCTCTCACTTAACAAATCCAAATGTTAATGGTAATGACCAATTTGGTAAACCTAGATTAGGTGTAGGTTGTACTGGTGGATATGTCGGTGAAGTACAAAAACAGCAGATGTCTTATCATAAACATGCTGGTGGATTTGGTGAGCATGATGATTCTGGGGCATTCGGTAATACCCGTAGATCAAATTTTGTTGGTACACGTAAAGGACTTGACTGGGATAACCGTTCATACTTCACCAATGACGGATATGAAATTGACCCAGAATCGCAGCGTAATTCCAAATATACATTAAATCGTCCTGAATTAATTGGAAATGAAACACGTCCATGGAACATTTCTTTAAACTACATAATTAAGGTAAAAGAATGACAGATATTGTACTGAATGACTTACCATTCGTTGACGGCCCTCCTGCAAAGGGCCAGAGCCGCATTTCCTGGATTAAAAACGGCGAAGAAATATTAGGAGCTGACACGCAGTATGGAAGCGAAGGTTCAATGAATAGACCTACAGTTTCTGTACTAAGAAATGTCGAAGTTCTCGATAAAAACATTGGAATACTTAAAACATCTTTAGAAACCGCAAATAGTGATATTAAAACAATTCAGGGCATCTTAGATGTATCTGGTGATATTGAAGCTTTAGCCCAAATAGGTATCAATAAAAAGGATATTTCTGACCTCAAAACGCTAACCAGTGAACATACAGAAATATTAAATGGAACTAATAGTACGGTTGACAGTATTCTTGCTGATATTGGTCCATTTAACTCTGAGGCCAACTCTGTATACAGAACAATCAGAAATGATTTACTGTGGATAAAGCGTGAACTTGGACAATACACTGGTCAAGATATTAATGGTCTTCCTGTTGTAGGAAATCCTAGTAGTGGAATGAAGCATCGCATTATTAATAATACTGATGCCATTACTTCACAGGGAATACGTTTAAGCGAATTAGAAACAAAATTTATTGAATCTGATGTAGGTTCTTTGACTATTGAAGTTGGTAATCTTCGTGAAGAGCTTGGACCGAAACCACCATCATTTTCACAAAACGTTTATAGTCGTTTAAATGAAATTGACACTAAACAGACAACAGTTGAGTCTGACATTAGTGCTATTAAGACCTCAATAGGATATCCAGGAAATAATTCGATTATCACGAGTGTTAATACAAACACTGATAATATTGCATCTATTAATTTAGAGCTAAATCAAAGTGGAGGTATTAAACAACGTTTAACCGTTATTGAAACTTCTATTGGTTCAGACGATATTCCTTCGAGTATTAAAGGTCAAATCAAAGATAATACAACTTCAATCGAATCTCTGAATGGAATCGTCGGTGAAAACACTTCATCTGGTTTAAGAGCGAATGTTTCATGGTTAAACCAAATTGTTGGAACTGATTCTAGCGGTGGACAACCTTCTCCTCCTGGGTCTCTTTTAAACCGAGTTTCTACAATTGAAACTTCTGTTTCAGGCTTGAATAACGATGTTCAAAACCTACAAGTAGAGATTGGGAATAACAGCACAGGAATTAAAGGGCAAGTTGTAGCGTTAAATACTTTAGTAAATGGAACTAATCCAAACGGTTCAACAGTCGAAGAACGTGGATTAACCAATTCAATAAAAGCTAACGAAACTAACATTGCATCAGTTACACAAGAAGTGAATACAGCTAAAGGCAATATATCTTCTTTACAAGGCGATGTTCAAGCTCTCCAAGAAGCCGGTTATATTCCTGAAGCGCCAAGAGATGGGCAAGCTTACGTTCGTAAAGACGGCGAATGGGTATTGCTTTCTACCTTTTTATCACCAGCATAACATGGGGCCGCAAGGCCCCAAAGGATTTTAAATGTCAGGATATAATTCTCAGAATCCAAAGGAACTCAAAGATGTCATTCTAAGACGTTTAGGGGCTCCAATTATTAATGTTGAGTTAACACCCGATCAAATTTACGATTGTATCCAGCGTGCCCTAGAATTATACGGTGAATACCATTTTGATGGACTCAATAAAGGTTTTCATGTTTTTTATGTAGGGGATGATGAAGAAAAGTACAAGACCGGAGTCTTCGATTTAAGAGGTTCTAACGTATTTGCAGTAACCCGCATTTTACGCACAAATATTGGGTCAATAACATCTATGGATGGAAACGCTACATATCCGTGGTTTACTGACTTTCTTTTAGGAATGGCTGGTATTAATGGCGGAATGGGAACGTCTTGTAATAGATTTTATGGACCAAATGCCTTTGGAGCTGATTTAGGATATTTTACTCAGCTTACTAGTTATATGGGAATGATGCAAGATATGCTCTCTCCTATTCCAGACTTTTGGTTTAATTCAGCAAATGAACAGCTCAAAGTCATGGGAAACTTCCAAAAATATGATTTAATTATTGTAGAAAGCTGGACTAAATCATACATTGATACAAACAAAATGGTTGGAAATACAGTAGGATATGGAACAGTCGGTCCACAAGATAACTGGTCATTATCTGAACGATATAATAATCCAGACCATAATTTAGTAGGTCGTATAGTTGGTCAGGACCCTAATGTTAAGCAAGGTGCTTACAATAATCGTTGGGTGAAAGATTATGCAACAGCTTTAGCTAAAGAATTGAATGGTCAAATTTTAGCACGCCACCAGGGAATGATGCTTCCGGGTGGTGTTACAATTGATGGGCAGCGCTTAATAGAAGAAGCCCGATTAGAAAAAGAAGCACTGCGCGAAGAATTATACTTGCTTGATCCTCCATTTGGAATTTTGGTGGGTTAATATGGCTACTTATGATAAAAATCTTTTTGCTAAATTGGAAAACCGCACAGGTTATTCTCAGACCAATGAAACTGAAATATTAAATCCTTATGTAAATTTCAATCATTATAAAAACAGCCAAATATTAGCTGATGTATTAGTGGCTGAAAGCATTCAAATGCGAGGGGTAGAATGCTATTATGTTCCAAGAGAGTATGTTTCCCCTGATTTGGTATTCGGCGAAGACTTAAAAAATAAATTTACTAAAGCTTGGAAATTTGCTGCGTATTTAAATTCATTTGAAGGATATGAAGGAGCTAAATCGTTCTTTAGTAACTTTGGTATGCAAGTACAAGACGAAGTGACTTTATCTATTAACCCAAATTTATTTAAGCATCAAGTTAATGGAAAAGAACCGAAAGAAGGCGATTTGATATATTTTCCTATGGATAACAGCTTATTTGAAATTAACTGGGTTGAACCATATGACCCATTTTATCAATTAGGCCAAAACGCTATTCGTAAAATTACAGCAGGTAAATTCATTTATTCTGGAGAAGAAATTAATCCAGTTCTACAGAAAAATGAAGGAATTAACATTCCAGAATTTAGTGAATTAGAACTAAATCCTGTTCGCAATCTTAACGGTATTCATGATATTAATATTGATCAGTATGCTGAAGTAGATCAAATTAATTCTGAAGCTAAAGAATATGTTGAACCTTATGTTGTTGTCAATAACAGAGGCAAATCTTTTGAATCTAGCCCATTTGATAATGATTTCATGGATTAATAAATATTATAAACTAATTAAAGCCCAGATTAGGAGAAATCATGTTTGGTTATTTTTATAATTCGTCTTTTAGACGATATGCTACCTTGATGGGCGATTTGTTTTCAAATATCCAAATCAAACGTCAGTTAGAATCTGGTGATAAGTTTATACGTGTTCCTATTACGTATGCATCAAAGGAACACTTCATGATGAAATTGAATAAATGGACATCGATAAATTCACAAGAAGATGTAGCTAAAGTTGAAACTATTCTACCTCGTATAAATTTACATTTAGTTGATTTTAGCTATAATGCTCCATTTAAAACAAACATTTTAAATCAGAATTTACTGCAAAAAGGTGCAACTTCTGTAGTATCGCAGTATAATCCATCTCCTATTAAAATGATTTATGAATTGAGTATCTTTACTCGCTACGAAGATGATATGTTTCAAATAGTTGAGCAGATTCTTCCATATTTTCAACCTCATTTTAATACAACTATGTACGAGCAGTTTGGAAATGATATTCCATTTAAAAGGGATATTAAAATTGTACTGATGTCTGCTGCTATAGACGAAGCTATAGATGGGGACAATTTATCTCGTCGTAGAATTGAATGGTCATTAACATTTGAAGTAAATGGATGGATGTATCCTCCAGTAGATGATGCAGAAGGATTAATTCGTACTACTTATACAGATTTTCATGCTAATACCAGAGATTTGCCTGATGGCGAAGGCGTTTTTGAATCTGTTGATAATGAAGTTGTTCCTCGAGATATTGACCCAGAAGACTGGGATGGAACAGTAAAACAAACTTTCACTAGTAATGTAAATAGACCAACACCGCCAGAACCTCCTGGCCCAAGAACATAGAGGTTATTATGGAAGGTCTTGATATAAACAAACTTTTAGATATTTCTGATCTCCCCGGAATCGACGGGGAGGAAATCAAAGTATATGAACCTCTGCAATTAGTAGAAGTTAAAAGCAATCCTCAAAACCGTACTCCTGACTTAGAAGATGATTATGGAGTAGTTCGTCGAAATATGCATTTTCAACAACAAATGCTAATGGATGCAGCCAAGATTTTTCTTGAGACAGCAAAGAATGCTGATTCTCCTCGTCACATGGAAGTATTTGCAACTCTTATGGGGCAAATGACTACGACGAACAGAGAAATACTGAAGCTTCATAAAGATATGAAAGACATTACATCTGAGCAGGTTGGCACCAAAGGCGCTGTTCCTACAGGTCAAATGAATATTCAGAATGCGACAGTATTCATGGGTTCACCAACAGAATTAATGGACGAAATTGGTGATGCTTACGAAGCTCAAGAAGCTCGTGAGAAGGTGATAAATGGAACAACCGATTAATGCATTAAATGATTTCCATCCATTAAATGAAGCTGGAAAAATTTTAATAAAACACCCAAGCTTAGCAGAAAGAAAAGATGAAGATGGAATTCATTGGATAAAATCTCAGTGGGATGGAAAATGGTATCCTGAAAAATTCAGTGATTACCTTCGTCTACATAAAATAGTAAAAATTCCAAACAACTCTGATAAGCCTGAATTATTTCAAACTTATAAAGATAAGAATAATAAAAGATCTCGGTATATGGGTCTTCCTAACTTGAAACGAGCTAATATTAAAACACAATGGACTCGTGAAATGGTTGAGGAATGGAAAAAATGCCGAGATGATATTGTTTATTTTGCAGAAACATACTGCGCTATTACTCATATTGACTATGGTGTCATAAAGGTTCAATTACGTGACTATCAGCGTGATATGCTCAAAATAATGTCATCTAAACGTATGACTGTTTGTAATTTATCACGCCAGCTTGGTAAAACAACTGTAGTAGCTATTTTTCTTGCACACTTTGTATGTTTTAACAAGGATAAAGCTGTAGGTATTCTTGCACACAAAGGCTCAATGTCTGCGGAAGTTTTAGACCGTACTAAGCAAGCAATTGAACTGCTTCCTGACTTTTTACAGCCTGGTATAGTTGAATGGAATAAGGGTTCAATTGAACTAGATAATGGTTCTTCAATTGGCGCTTATGCTTCCTCTCCTGACGCAGTTCGTGGTAACTCATTCGCAATGATTTATATTGACGAATGTGCATTTATTCCAAACTTCCATGATTCCTGGCTTGCTATTCAACCGGTAATTTCATCTGGTCGTCGTTCGAAAATTATTATTACTACGACTCCTAATGGATTAAATCATTTTTATGATATTTGGACTGCAGCCGTTGAAGGTAAATCAGGGTTTGAACCATATACTGCTATTTGGAATTCAGTTAAAGAACGTCTTTATAACGATGAAGATATTTTTGACGATGGATGGCAATGGAGCATACAAACCATTAATGGTTCTACTTTAGCTCAATTTCGTCAAGAACACACTGCGGCGTTTGAAGGGACTTCTGGTACATTAATTTCAGGAATGAAATTAGCTGTTATGGATTTCATTGAAGTAACTCCAGATGATCATGGTTTTCATCGATTTAAAAGCCCTGAACCAGATAGAAAATATATTGCAACTCTAGACTGCTCAGAAGGTCGTGGGCAAGATTACCACGCTTTACATATTATTGATGTTACCGATGATGTGTGGGAACAGGTTGGTGTTTTACACTCAAACACTATTTCTCATTTAATTCTACCTGACATCGTTATGCGTTATTTAGTAGAATATAATGAATGCCCAGTTTATATTGAATTAAATAGTACTGGTGTGTCAGTTGCGAAATCGCTTTATATGGATTTAGAATACGAAGGCGTTATTTGCGATTCATATACTGATTTAGGAATGAAGCAAACTAAACGAACGAAAGCAGTAGGATGCTCTACATTAAAAGACCTTATTGAAAAAGATAAGCTTATTATTCATCACCGCGCAACTATTCAAGAGTTTAGAACGTTTAGTGAAAAAGGCGTGTCTTGGGCGGCTGAAGAAGGTTATCATGACGATTTAGTAATGTCTTTAGTAATTTTTGGATGGTTATCAACACAATCAAAATTTATTGATTATGCTGACAAAGATGACATGCGACTAGCATCTGAAGTGTTTTCAAAAGAACTCCAAGATATGGGTGATGAATACGCTCCAGTCATATTTGTTGATTCGGTTCATTCTGCTGAGTATGTTCCAGTATCTCATGGTATGTCAATGGTATAAATATATTAAAGCATATTAAAGAGGATTAAAAATGACTTTATTATCTCCGGGCATTGAGCTCAAAGAAACTACGGTTCAAAGCACCGTGGTTAATAACTCTACTGGTACAGCAGCTTTGGCCGGTAAATTCCAGTGGGGTCCTGCTTTTCAGATTAAACAGGTTACAAACGAAGTAGATTTAGTTAATACTTTTGGTCAACCAACCGCTGAAACTGCTGACTATTTTATGTCTGCGATGAATTTCTTGCAGTACGGAAATGACTTACGAGTAGTTCGTGCTGTCGATAGAGATACCGCTAAAAACTCATCTCCGATTGCCGGTAATATTGAATACACTATTTCTACCCCAGGTAGTAACTACGCGGTTGGAGATAAAATCACTGTCAAATATGTTTCAGATGATATTGAAACTGAAGGTAAAATTACTGAAGTAGACGCAGATGGAAAAATTAAGAAAATTAATATTCCTACTGCAAAAATTATCGCTAAAGCGAAAGAAGTCGGTGAATATCCAACACTAGGTTCTAACTGGACTGCAGAAATTTCTTCCTCTTCCTCTGGTTTAGCTGCAGTAATAACTCTTGGAAAAATTATTACTGATTCTGGTATTTTATTAGCTGAAATTGAAAATGCTGAAGCTGCTATGACAGCTGTTGACTTTCAAGCAAGTCTCGAAAAATATGGAATTCCAGGAGTAGTAGCTCTTTATCCAGGCGAATTAGGCGATAAAATTGAAATTGAAATCGTATCTAAAGCTGACTACGCAAAAGGAGCTTCTGCATTACTCCCAATTTATCCGGGCGGTGGTACTCGTGCATCTACTGCTAAAGCAGTGTTTGGATATGGACCGCAAACTGATTCGCAGTACGCTATTATAGTTCGTCGTAATGATGCTATTGTTCAAAGCGTTGTTCTTTCAACTAAGCGTGGTGAAAAAGATATTTACGATAGTAACATCTATATCGATGACTTTTTCGCAAAAGGCGGCTCAGAATATATTTTCGCAACTGCACAAAACTGGCCAGAAGGCTTCTCTGGAATTTTAACTCTGTCTGGTGGATTATCATCAAATGCTGAAGTAACAGCAGGAGATTTGATGGAAGCTTGGGACTTCTTTGCTGACCGTGAATCTGTTGACGTTCAACTGTTTATTGCGGGTTCTTGTGCCGGTGAATCTTTAGAAACAGCATCTACTGTCCAAAAACACGTCGTTTCAATCGGGGATGCTCGCCAAGATTGCTTAGTATTGTGCTCTCCTCCGCGTGAAACTGTAGTTGGAATTCCTGTAACTCGTGCAGTAGATAATTTAGTTAACTGGAGAACTGCAGCAGGTTCATACACTGATAATAACTTTAATATCAGTTCAACCTACGCAGCAATCGACGGCAACTACAAATATCAGTATGACAAATATAATGATGTGAATCGTTGGGTTCCATTAGCAGCTGATATTGCTGGTTTATGCGCAAGAACTGATAACGTATCTCAGACTTGGATGTCTCCAGCTGGTTATAATCGTGGTCAGATTCTTAACGTTATTAAACTGGCTATTGAAACTCGCCAGGCTCAGCGCGACCGTTTATACCAAGAAGCTATCAACCCAGTAACTGGTACAGGTGGTGATGGTTACGTATTGTATGGTGATAAAACAGCTACTTCTGTTCCTTCTCCATTTGATCGTATTAACGTTCGTCGTCTGTTTAATATGTTGAAAACGAATATCGGACGTAGTTCAAAATATCGTTTGTTCGAATTAAACAACGCGTTTACTCGTTCATCATTCCGCACAGAAACTGCCCAGTACTTACAGGGAATTAAAGCTCTCGGTGGAATTTATGAATATCGTGTAGTTTGCGATACAACAAATAACACTCCGTCAGTAATTGATAGAAATGAGTTTGTTGCAACATTCTACATCCAACCTGCACGCAGTATAAATTATATCCAACTTAACTTCGTTGCGACTGCTACTGGTGCAGATTTCGATGAGTTGACTGGTCTTGCAGGTTAATACGGTGCATTCTAAAGGCCTGTTTCGGCAGGCCATATAAATACACTATATCCTTAATTCTTTAATTCTATATGCCCTAGGTTAAACATAGGGATATAAATACTACAGAGGCTAATATGTTTGTAGATGATGTAACACGCGCGTTTGAATCGGGTGATTTTGCGCGACCTAACTTATTCCAAGTAGAAATTTCTTATCTTGGACAAAATTTTACGTTTCAATGTAAAGCCACTGCTTTACCAGCTGGTATTGTAGAAAAAATTCCAGTCGGATTTATGAACCGTAAAATTAACGTAGCAGGCGATCGTACATTCGATGACTGGACCGTTACAGTAATGAACGATGAGGCACATGATGCTCGCCAGAAGTTCGTTGATTGGCAAAGCATTGCTGCGGGGCAAGGAAACGAAATTACTGGTGGAAAACCTGCAGAGTATAAAAAGAGCGCTATCGTTCGTCAATATGCTCGTGACGCTAAAACAGTAACAAAAGAAATTGAAATTAAAGGTCTGTGGCCTACTAACGTGGGTGAACTTCAATTAGATTGGGATTCAAACAATGAAATCCAAACCTTTGAAGTAACTCTTGCTCTCGATTATTGGGAATAAAATGAATGGGGAGAAATCCCCATCCTGCTTAAAGCAGAGAAGTCCATTATAAATATAACTATAATTCCCATTTGGAGAATACAATGAAATTTAATGTATTAAGTTTGTTTGCTCCATGGGCTAAAATGGACGAACGAAATTTTAAAGACCAAGAAAAAGAAGATCTTGTTTCCATTACAGCCCCAAAGCTTGATGATGGAGCAAGAGAATTTGAAGTAAGCGCAAATGAAGCTGCTTCTCCTTATAATGCTGCATTTCAAACAATTTTTGGTTCACATGAACCAGGAATGAAAACTACTCGTGAGCTTATTGATACATATCGTAATCTCATGAATAACTATGAAGTGGACAATGCAGTTTCAGAAATCGTTTCAGACGCTATCGTCTATGAAGATGATACTGAAGTCGTAGCGTTAAATTTGGATAAATCTAAATTTAGCCCAAAAATTAAAAATATGATGTTAGATGAATTTAGTGATATATTAAATCATCTATCGTTTCAACGAAAAGGTTCTGATCATTTTAGACGTTGGTATGTTGATTCAAGAATTTTCTTTCATAAAATCATTGATCCAAAACGTCCAAAAGAAGGCATAAAAGAATTACGTAGATTAGACCCTCGCCAAGTTCAGTATGTTCGTGAAATTATAACAGAAACTGAAGCTGGCACAAAAATAGTTAAAGGTTACAAAGAATATTTTATATATGATACTGCCCATGAGTCATATGCATGTGATGGTAGAATGTATGAAGCTGGCACAAAAATAAAAATTCCTAAAGCTGCCGTAGTTTATGCCCATTCTGGATTAGTCGATTGTTGCGGTAAAAATATCATCGGGTATTTGCATCGTGCTGTTAAACCTGCTAACCAATTAAAATTATTAGAAGATGCTGTAGTCATTTATCGCATTACTCGTGCTCCTGACCGCCGTGTTTGGTATGTAGACACAGGTAATATGCCTGCTCGTAAAGCTGCTGAGCACATGCAACATGTTATGAACACGATGAAAAACCGTGTAGTATACGATGCATCAACAGGTAAAATAAAAAATCAACAGCATAATATGTCTATGACCGAAGACTATTGGTTGCAGCGCCGTGACGGTAAAGCTGTGACAGAAGTTGATACTCTTCCTGGTGCTGATAATACTGGCAATATGGAAGATATTCGTTGGTTTAGACAAGCTCTTTATATGGCATTACGTGTTCCTCTTTCACGCATTCCGCAAGACCAACAAGGCGGTGTGATGTTTGATTCTGGAACTAGCATTACACGTGATGAATTAACGTTTGCTAAATTTATTCGTGAGTTGCAGCACAAGTTTGAAGAAGTTTTCCTAGATCCGCTTAAAACAAATCTTTTGCTTAAAGGTATAATCACAGAAGATGAGTGGAATGATGAAATAAATAATATTAAGATAGAATTTCATCGGGATAGCTACTTTACTGAACTCAAAGAAGCAGAAATTTTGGAACGAAGAATTAATATGCTAACCATGGCAGAACCATTTATTGGTAAATATATTTCTCACAGAACTGCTATGAAAGATATTTTGCAGATGACTGATGAAGAAATAGAACAAGAAGCCAAGCAAATTGAAGAAGAGTCTAAAGAGGCTCGTTTCCAAGACCCCGACCAAGAACAAGAGGATTTTTAATGGAAGGTTTAATTGAAGCTATTAAATCAAACGACCTCGTAGCCGCTCGTAAATTATTTGCTGAAGCCATGGCTGCAAGAACGATTGATTTAATTAAAGAAGAAAAAATCGCTATCGCTCGTAATTTCTTAATCGAAGGTGAAGAACCTGAAGACGAGGATGATGACGAAGACGAAGATAGTGATGATAAAGACGACAAAAAAGACGAAGACTCTGACGAAGACGAGGATGATGAATAATGCTTCTGATCCCTGAAACTCATGAATTAGTTCTCGAGAATGTCGAAGCACTTATTCCTGAAGCACAGGGTCGCTTTGACGAATTGTCTTCTGCTTTAAATAAAGACGATATAAATACAATTGTCGAGAATATGCTTGATGATGAAACTGATTTAGCGGTTGCATTAGCTTCTATTAATGAAAATATGCCGTTAAATGAATTCATCGTTAAACATGTTTCTGCCCGTGGTGAAATTACTCGCACTAAAGATCGCAAAACCCGCGAACGTAATGCATTTCAAACTACCGGGTTGTCTAAAGCAAAACGTAGACAAATTGCTCGTAAAGCTACCAAAACGAAGATTGCCAATCCAGCAGGTCAATCTCGTGCTCAGCGTAAGCGTAAAAAAGCTCTTAAACGCCGTAAAGCATTAGGATTAAGCTAATGAATGAACCCCAATTACTAATTGAAACTTGGGGTCAACCTGGCGAAATTATTGATGGCGTACCAATGCTTGAATCTCATGATGGAAAAGACTTAGGTTTAAAACCTGGTTTATACATCGAAGGAATATTCATGCAAGCGGAAGTCGTCAATAGAAATAAACGTCTTTATCCAAAACGTATATTAGAAAAAGCGGTAAAAGACTATATTAATGAGCAAGTTTTAACTAAACAAGCTCTCGGAGAATTAAATCATCCTCCACGCGCTAATGTTGACCCGATGCAAGCCGCTATCATTATAGAAGATATGTGGTGGAAAGGAAATGACGTATACGGACGAGCTCGTGTTATTGAAGGTGACCACGGTCCTGGAGATAAATTAGCAGCTAATATTCGTGCCGGATGGATTCCAGGAGTTTCTTCTCGTGGATTAGGTTCATTGACTGACACAAATAAAGGTTATCGTATCGTAAACGAAGGATTCAAATTAACTGTAGGTGTTGATGCAGTATGGGGTCCAAGTGCTCCAGATGCATGGGTAACTCCTAAGGAAATTACCGAATCACAGACGGCGGAAGCCGATACAAGTGCCGATGACGCCTATATGGCTCTCGCAGAGGCCATGAAAAAAGCGTTATAAATATTATTATCTAAACAACAGGACTACAAAATGCTTAAAGAACAACTGATTGCTGAAGCGCAGAAAATTGATGCTTCCGTTGCTCTTGATAGTATTTTCGAATCAGTTAATATTTCTCCGGAAGCAAAAGAAACTTTCGGCACTGTATTCGAAGCTACCGTCAAGCAGCACGCCGTTAAATTAGCTGAATCTCATATCGCTAAAATTGCTGAAAAAGCAGAAGAAGAAGTAGAAAAAAATAAAGAAGAAGCAGAAGAAAAAGCTGAGAAGAAAATCGCTGAGCAAGCTTCTAAATTCCTTGACCATCTTGCAAAAGAATGGCTCACTGAAAATAAATTAGCAGTAGATAAAGGCATCAAAGCCGAACTGTTTGAATCCATGCTTGGTGGATTGAAAGAGCTCTTCGTTGAACACAACGTTGTTGTTCCAGAAGAATCAGTTGATGTTGTAGCTGAAATGGAAGAAGAACTGCAAGAACATAAAGAAGAATCAGCTCGTCTGTTCGAAGAACTCAATAAGCGTGACGCATATATCAATTATGTGCAGCGTGAAGTGGCATTGAGCGAAAGTACTAAAGATCTGACTGAGTCTCAAAAAGAAAAAGTCTCTGCTCTGGTCGAAGGTATGGATTATTCAGATGCATTCTCAAGTAAATTGAGTGCAATCGTAGAAATGGTGAAGAAATCTAATAAAGATGAAAGCACTATTACTGAGAGTATAAATACTCCTGATACTGAAGCAGCCGGACTAAATTTCGTCACTGAAGCTGTAGAAGATAAAGCTGCACAGGGTGCAGAAGATATTGTAAGTGTATATGCGAAAGTCGCATCTCGTTTCTAATTTTAAAGGTTAACACAAATGACTATCAAAACTAAAGCTGAACTTTTGAACAAATGGAAGCCATTACTGGAAGGTGAAGGTTTACCGGAAATTGCTAATAGCAAACAAGCGATTATCGCTAAAATCTTTGAAAACCAGGAAAAAGATTTCCAGACAGCTCCGGAATATAAAGACGAAAAAATTGCTCAGGCATTCGGTCCTTTCTTAACAGAAGCTGAAATCGGTGGTGACCACGGTTACAATGCTACCAACATCGCTGCAGGTCAGACTTCTGGCGCAGTAACTCAGATTGGCCCAGCTGTTATGGGTATGGTACGTCGTGCTATTCCTAACCTGATTGCTTTCGATATTTGTGGTGTTCAGCCGATAAACAGCCCGACTGGCCAGGTATTCGCAATGCGTGCAGTATACGGTAAAGACCCAATCGCTTCCGGTGCTAAAGAAGCATTCCACCCAATGTATGGTCCAGATGCAATGTTCTCTGGTCAAGGTGCTGCTAAGAAATTCCCGGCTCTGGCTGCTAGCACACAAACCGTTGTAGGTGATATCTATACTCACTTCTTCCAGGAAACTGGTACTGTATATCTGCAAGCTTCCGCTGTAGTAACAATCGATGCTAGTGCTAGTGATGCAGCTAAATTAGATGCTGAAATTAAGAAACAAATGGAAGCTGGTGTACTGGTAGAAATCGCTGAAGGTATGGCTACTTCTATCGCTGAACTCCAGGAAGGTTTCAATGGTTCTACCGATAACCCATGGAATGAAATGGGCTTCCGTATCGATAAACAAGTTATCGAAGCTAAATCTCGCCAGCTGAAAGCTGCTTACTCTATCGAATTAGCACAAGACCTCCGCGCTGTTCACGGTATGGATGCTGACGCTGAACTGTCTGGTATTCTGGCTACAGAAATTATGCTGGAAATCAACCGTGAAGTAGTTGATTGGATTAACTACTCCGCTCAGGTTGGTAAATCTGGTATGACCCTGACTCCGGGTTCTAAAGCTGGTGTATTTGACTTCCAGGACCCAATCGATATTCGTGGTGCTCGCTGGGCAGGTGAATCCTTTAAAGCTCTGTTGTTCCAGATTGACAAAGAAGCAGTTGAAATTGCTCGTCAGACCGGTCGTGGTGAAGGTAACTTCATTATCGCTTCCCGTAACGTAGTTAACGTTCTGGCTTCAGTTGATACCGGCATTTCTTATGCTGCACAAGGTCTGGCAACCAGCTTTAACACTGATACTACCAAGTCAGTATTTGCTGGTGTTCTGGGTGGTAAATACCGTGTATATATCGACCAGTATGCTAAACAGGATTATTTCACTGTAGGTTATAAAGGTCCGAACGAAATGGATGCTGGTATTTACTATGCTCCATATGTAGCTCTGACTCCGCTGCGTGGTTCCGATCCGAAGAACTTCCAACCGGTAATGGGATTCAAAACTCGTTACGGTATCGGTATCAACCCATTTGCAGAATCCGCTGCTCAGGCTCCGGCTTCTCGCATCCAGAGCGGTATGCCTTCTATTCTGAATAGCCTTGGTAAAAACGCTTACTTCCGCCGTGTATATGTTAAAGGTATCTAATCTTTGACGATTTAAGGGACCTTCGGGTCCCTTTAGTTGTTTTTATGGTATAAATAAATCATATAAACCAAAAGGAAAGCGCAATGGCTAAAATCAACGAACTTCTGCGCGAATCAACCACAACGAATAGCAACTCAATCGGTCGCCCAAATCTCGTTGCTTTGACTCGCGCTACCACTAAATTAATATATTCTGACATTGTAGCAACGCAAAGAACTAATCAACCTGTTGCTGCTTTTTATGGTATCAAATACCTTAATCCAGACAATGAATTTACATTTAAAACTGGTGCTACTTATGCTGGCGAAGCTGGATATGTAGACCGAGAACAAATCACAGAATTAACAGAAGAGTCTAAATTAACTCTCAATAAAGGCGATTTATTCAAATATAATAATATCGTTTATAAAGTATTAGAAGATACACCATTTGCTGATATTGAAGAAAGCGATTTAGAATTGGCTCTTCAGATTGCAATTGTTCTTTTAAAGGTTCGTCTATTTTCTGACGCAGCGTCAACAAGCAAATTTGAAAGCTCTGATAGTGAAATTGCGGATGCTAGATTCCAGATTAATAAATGGCAAACCGCAGTTAAATCTCGCAAACTTAAAACTGGTATCACAGTTGAATTAGCACAAGATTTAGAAGCAAATGGATTCGATGCTCCTAATTTCTTGGAAGATTTGCTTGCAACTGAAATGGCAGATGAAATCAATAAAGATATTCTGCAGTCTTTGATTACAGTATCAAAACGTTATAAAGTTACAGGAATTACTGATACTGGATTCATTGATTTGAGTTATGCATCTGCACCTGAAGCTGGTCGTTCATTATACCGAATGGTATGTGAAATGGTTTCGCATATCCAAAAAGAATCAACTTATACAGCAACGTTCTGTGTTGCTTCTGCTCGTGCCGCCGCGATTCTTGCTGCATCAGGTTGGTTAAAACATAAACCAGAAGATGATAAATATCTTTCACAAAATGCCTATGGGTTTTTAGCTAATGGATTACCTCTTTACTGCGATACCAACAGTCCGTTAGATTATGTTATTGTGGGTGTTGTAGAAAATATCGGCGAAAAAGAAATTGTAGGGTCCATCTTTTATGCTCCATACACTGAAGGAGTAGATTTAGATGACCCGGAACATGTCGGTGCATTTAAAGTTGTAGTTGATCCGGAAAGTTTGCAACCGTCTATCGGTTTATTAGTTAGATATGCTTTATCAGCAAATCCTTATACCGTAGCAAAAGATGAAAAAGAAGCAAGAGTAATTGACGGTGGAGACATGGATAAAATGGCGGGTCGTTCAGATTTGTCTGTTTTATTAGGTGTTAAACTACCAAAAATTATCGTTGATGAATAAAACAAAGGGACCAAAAGGTCCCTTTTTATTTAACTTACCAACTCAATCCAAGCTGGACGAAGTACATCTTGTACCATTTTAACTAATTCCTTCTTAATCAAAGAAGGATTATCTGCTTGAGTTAGAGTAATACCTTCACGAGAAGTTTCTTCCAAAATATCTTGAACAGTTAGTCCCATCACCTTTCCAAAATCTTTTGGACCAATTTCGCCAATTTTAGAAATAACGTTATTTACTCGGTTTAGTGTAACGTAACAAGCTAAAATCCCCACCAATTTGTTATCAGCTTCTGACAGTTCAACTTTAGCTTTAATAGGCTTATCAGACTTTTTCTTTTCACTAAATTTAGAATTCTTGCATTTAATTGCTACACGATTGCGATTAGGCAGCCAAGAAGGATAACAAGGTTTCAATACATATCCTTCAGCGGTAAATACTTCGCCTTTTGCTTCGGCATTCCAAACGCATTTATTTGCATCAACTAATCCAGCATGGTCTACTGTAAAATTATAATCTTGGACGACAGAATCTAAATCATTTGGCAATTTAATAAGCTCTTCAAATTTACCGCGACCTAAAAGTGGAGCCATTTTAAATTTAAATGTATTGCAGAATGATTCCATCATATAATCGTCGACATAAGTCACATCGCCACTTTCTGTAGTGACAATAATGTCAAATACATAAAAATCTTTATCACCATAATCGACATTCTTCTGAATGCCAGGTCCAGCGAATTCGCCAAAGACTTGATAAGATACAACCGCTGAGGTTTCCATAATATCTTGTACTGCTTTAATGGAATCAGCGTAATTCTTTAAAATAATTTCATACCCAAAGAAATCTTCAGCAGGAAGAATAGGACCAGTACGTTTAGCGCAAGTTACTTTATCACGCTCAATAATCAATGAGAAATTTGTGCCGTGAATCTTTTCACGAGCTACCCATTCGCCGCCAGTCAATCCCAAGCTATAAAGTTTTTCAATAAATTTAGAGTTGTAATGATTTTCAAGACTGCTATACTTTTTAAACATAATTAATCCTCAAAATGTAATTTCTAACCAATCACCATCACGCTGATCACTATTAACTTTAAAGCTGAATCCTTCTTTTCTCAGCCAATCACCAATTTCTTCAGTAATCAATTTATCGCGAGCAGTACAATAATAACTAAAATATGTTTTACCTTGTTCAGCTGCTTTATTAGCAAGTTCCGAAAAATCTTTAATAAAACACTCTAGCTTAAACTGTTTACTTTTGAATGCTTTTTCGCGTAATTGATTAGCAAAAGATTCATTTTCATAAAGATCATACTGTTCCATTTTTCACCTTTTTATTAATATGTCTTTTTCTATAGACAACTTTTTCTCGAGTTTCAAATTTATTTTTAGCAGTCATAGCTCGAGCCCATAATACAGCCACTTCTTTCGCCTGTAAATTTAATTCACGAGCAATTTCAATGAATGACTTTCCAGACTCATGGAGAGTAAACACCACAACCTCAGTTCTCATAATCAATCTCATGTTATCGGGTTGGTGCCATTATATACATCATTTTCTGATTGTGTTTTGTGTGCTTTCAAAATGAAGAAAGGGGCCGAAGCCCCTTATGATTATGGATAGGTATAGATGATACCAGTTTCTAAAGCAGTTTTATGAATGATGTATCCATTACGCGATTCTTGGACATCAACTTCTGGATAATCTTTCATCATCTTCTGGAGAGTGTAACGATGCAAGTAGTACTTACTATCTGGATCGTCAGTTTTCCAATCTTTACCTTCTTCAGTCATTTTTTGGATTTCATCCATAACCCACCAACCGCACCAGATATAAGCTGAAGTACGATGTGGAAGAGGATGAACATAAGGTAATTCACCTTCTGGTTCTGGAGCAACTTTATCAGTTACCTGAACTTGACCTGTTGCTGTAATAGTTTTGCTATCATAATCAGCAGCAGTAACAGTTGCAGTAACTTCAATAGTTTGACTTCCAATAGATGAGGTATCAACGGTATATACATTAGTTGACCCTTCTACAGGAGAAGAATCTTTCTTCCATGAATAAGCAATTTGTGCTTCTTCTGGTGCGCCAGTAACATTAGCAGTAAATGTAGCCGAAGCATCTTGTTGAACGTTAATAGAAGGAGGAGTCAATGTAACCTGTGGATTCATTGTCTTCTTATTAACCGTTAATGATACTTCATTAGAAGTAACTTCTTTTGCATCATAATCTGTCGCGGTTACTTGAGCTACACACTTGATTTTTTTAACTCCACTTATAGTTGGAGTATAGCTAAATGTAGAGTTAGTTTCTCCACCAACTTGTGAATCATCTACATACCACTGATACGTAGCAGACGCTCCAACGGGTTGAGAAGCTAAGGCAGCAGTAAATTCAACAGCTGTTCCGATTACGCCAGCATCAGGGCTACCAGGAGTTACGGCTAAAGTAGTTGTTTGTGTCTTATTTTGAACTGTGATAGTTGTAGTAGCTTCTGCTGTTTCAGCTTCAGCTTCAGCTTCTGGAACTGTATTTGTTGCAACTACTTTAATAGTCTTTTGACCGGCAGGTCCTTTTAATACATAATTAAAAGTTGCTGACGTTTCTTCCTGTTGAACATTATCTACGCTCCAAGCATAGGTAATAGTTCCACCTCCAGTTTCACCACTGGGTGTAGCAGTAAACTGCTGAGTCTGATCTATAACTCCAGTAGGTGTTTTAGGAGTTATATCAACTGTAAAAGTCATAAGTTATCCTTATTTTAATGTTACGAAAGAAGAGTTGCGTGTTTCACGAATTAAAACTGATCCATCACGATTAATGTAATAAATTAAGCTAAATAAAGTTTGGTGTGCTGACGCATGCTCAAAACTAGTTGGGTGAGATTTCCAATCCGGAGTTTCAGCTATCCATTGATAAATCCACCAAGGAACAGTGCAGAATCCTGGATTTTTTCCAATCAGCTGAAGATTCGGACTAAAGTTTTCCGGAAGAGTAAATACAGACGGCTTTTCAGATTCAATAATCTCAGCTACAGCCTGTTCAAATTTTTCTTCAACAAAAGGAGTATCTTCAATCAAAACTGAGGTATTTTCAGGAATTTTATCCGTTTCTACTACTTCAATTTTAATGTCAGATTTAACCGGAGAATCAATCAGAAGTGCTGCTTCTGGATTGACTTCTTCATCGTCATATTTTAATCCCTCTGCGGCATCAGCAGCATCAATTAAGTCTTTAATAGATAACCCATCAGTCTCTGGCATAGGTTCACTAGCGAGCTTCTGGAGGGCTTCTTCAATATCATTAACGATATTATCAAAAGATTTATTCTTTTTGACCTTTATACCAAACTGTTCAGCATATTCAGCTAATTTAGCTTTAGCTTCTTTGTTATCATCAAGAGCCTTCAGCTCTGCAATATAATCTTTATCTATCATAATATTTCCTCAGTATAAATATAGATATATTTATTACATGGTATTTAGACATGACTGACATTAAAGTACATTTTTATGATTTTAGTCACGTGAGAATTGATTGTGAAGAAAGTACATTTCATGAACTCCGTGATTTCTTTAGCTTTGAAGCTGATGGGTATCGTTTTAATCCGAAGTACAGATATGGCCACTGGGATGGACGAATCCGTCTTTTAGATTATAATCGACTTCTTCCATTCGGCTTAGTCGGGCAAATTAAAAAGTTCTGTGATAACTTTGGCTATAAAGCCTGGATTGACCCACAAATTAACGAAAAAGAAGAATTATCAAGAAAAGATTTTGATGAATGGCTTTCTAAATTAGAAATCTATTCAGGAAATAAAAGAATTGAACCACATTGGTATCAAAAAGATGCAGTGTTCGAAGGATTAGTTAATCGTCGTAGAATTCTTAATCTTCCAACATCCGCTGGTAAATCGTTAATTCAAGCTTTGCTTGCGCGATATTATTTGGAAAATTATGAAGGTAAAATTCTTATCATTGTTCCAACAACTGCTCTGACAACTCAGATGGCTGATGACTTCGTCGACTATCGTTTATTCAGCCATGCAATGATAAAGAAAATTGGTGGCGGAGCATCAAAAGATGATAAATATAAAAATGATGCACCAGTCGTTGTTGGTACATGGCAAACTGTAGTAAAACAACCGAAAGAATGGTTCTCACAGTTTGGAATGATGATGAATGATGAATGCCATCTTGCTACAGGAAAAAGTATTTCATCTATCATATCAGGTTTAAATAACTGCATGTTCAAATTCGGTTTGTCTGGTTCATTACGTGATGGCAAAGCCAATATCATGCAGTATGTTGGAATGTTTGGTGAAATATTTAAGCCAGTAACGACTTCTAAGTTAATGGAAGATGGACAAGTAACTGAGCTAAAAATTAATAGTATTTTTCTTCGCTATCCCGATGAGTTCACTACTAAATTAAAGGGAAAAACTTATCAAGAAGAAATAAAAATTATTACTGGGCTTAGTAAAAGAAATAAATGGATCGCTAAATTAGCTATTAAGCTTGCACAAAAAGATGAAAACGCTTTTGTCATGTTTAAACATGTATCGCATGGTAAAGCTATTTTCGATTTAATTAAAAATGAATACGATAAAGTTTATTACGTATCAGGGGAAGTTGATACCGAAACCCGCAACGTAATGAAAACTTTAGCTGAAAACGGTAAAGGAATAATTATAGTAGCGAGTTATGGTGTATTTTCTACTGGTATTTCAGTTAAAAATCTGCATCACGTTGTTTTAGCGCATGGTGTTAAATCAAAAATCATTGTATTACAAACAATCGGTCGTGTATTACGTAAGCATGGTTCTAAGACAATAGCAACGGTCTGGGACCTCATAGATGACGCGGGCGTAGTTTCTAAATCAAAAACATCTTCTAAAAAATACTCGCATTTAAACTATCTTTTAAAACATGGACTTGATCGTATTCAGCGTTATGCTGATGAAAAGTTTAATTATGTGATGAAAGAGGTTAAACTTTGAATTATAAATTAATATATGATAATTTAATTAATAGAGCCCAGAATCGGGCTCGCCTTAATGGATACACTGAAACACATCATATAATTCCTAGATGTATGGGTGGTACAAATGATAAGTGTAATTTAGTAGAACTAACGGCTGAAGAACATTTTATAGCCCATAAACTTTTAGCTAAAATTCATCCAAACCATTACGGTATAATTAAAGCTGTTATATGTATGGGGATGAATTCAAATACTCATGAAAGACACGTCAATAAATCTTACGCATGGGAACGTCGTAAAATGGCAGAACTTCAATCCGGCGAAGGTAATCCATTTTACGGAAAACACCATACGGAAGAACATAAACAATATATGTCAAAACTCATGAAAAGTCGTCCAATTACATGGGGAAATAAAATTAGTAAAACTAAAAGAATGAACCCAACGAAATGGACTGAAGAAGCTAAAAGATTACATTCAATCAATCAATCGGGTAAAAATAACGGCATGTATGGAAGGAAACATTCCGCTAAATCTATTCAGAAAATTAAAGATAACATGCCAGATAATTCAGGAGCTAATAACCCAGCTGCTAAACCTATAGAAGTAAATGGTGTTAAGTATAAATGTATGAAAGATGCTTCTAAAGCTACTGGATTATCAATGTACAAACTAAGAATACTTAGAAAAACAGTCAATTTATAAGGGCTTCGGCCCTTTGGAGAAAAAGATGTTACTAAAATTTAAACAATTTCTTTATGAAGCTTCTATTGATGAATTTATGGGTAAAATTGCCTCTTGTCAAACATTAGAAGGTTTAGAAGAACTTGAAGCTTATTACAAGAAAAGAGTCAAAGAAACTGAATTAAAAGATACTGATGACATCTCTGTGAGAGATGCTTTGGCAGGAAAAAGAGCTGAATTAGAAGATTCAGACGATGAAGTAGAAGAAAGCTTTTAAATTAAAAAAAGGCCCAACCAAAAAGGAAGGGCCAAAACTATAGACTAAAGGTCACACTATAGCAAAAGTTGTGTTTCATTTAATTGTTCTTCCGAACTTTCTGAAACTGGTAGTTCTTTAATGTAATTATAGCAAGGCCCAGGATGTACAGGACCTTTGTCTGTTTCAACAACCAATGCAGAATCGATTGGAGTTTTACAGACAACACAAATCTTATCTGACATGATTGTCTCCTCTGAATTATATATCTATTTATACAACTCTCATATGCATATCAATGCCCATATCTTTAGAATAAAAATATTCATCAAGATATCCGGCAAATTTTCCTTTAATATAAAGGACATCTTCACCACACGGGTGGTCGGCCAGGATACGAATATCCTGACGCTTAAGATTATGCTTTTTCATTAAGAATTGAATTTCCGTTTCAAATTCTTCTTCATAATTAAAAGCATCATCAATGCTATATTTCATTATTTTCCAGCCTCAAATGCTCGCATGTCTTGAATATGCTTAATAGCAAATCCACGTGATTTAATAGCATCAAGAGCTCCGCTACAGAAATCTAATAAAATTCCCCAATATTGTAATGAAGTATCAACCTTTAAAACATCCTTATCAGCTGATAAAACTGTCTTCATTTCTGATTTCTCGTAACGATCCATACTAAATTCATCACCATCTCCTCGTCCCGAGTAGTAGTCTAATCTAGCTTTAAGAGCAACTTTTTTCTGTGCGTCAATTCTAAGCATTTCCTTTTTAATACTTGAATGCTTATTAAGCCATTTACTATATAACATCACATTATTAGCTGCTTCATACTGTAATTTAGTCGAATCTATAAACACATCTTTCTTCAATTCTTCTTGAAGATCTTCTAATCTCATATTGTTCTCTATTCAATTGTTATTGGATGGACTTAGATTCATTATACCACGTTTTAACGTGAAGCATTATACCCTATTACTCGAAGCCAGTTGCAGTTTTATCTGCTCAATATCATCAGGGTTATCGATGACCGAAAAGCGTATTTCTACTATCAGAGTATAATCATCATAAACTGGTATTACATTAACTGATAATTTATCAATACGTGGCTCATAGTTTCTTACTGCGCTTTCGATATTGCGCTCAACTGTGTCAGCAGTAAGAGGAGTCATATTCTCAAAAAGCTGGTCTGATAAATCACATCCAAATTCAGGGTCAAACGGTCTTGAACCTTTTCTTGTTGTAATAATTCCCAAAAGACTGTTTTTAATTGACCTTAATCCAAGTGATCTGGAAACATCTTTGTTCCAATCCATTTTCATTTCCGGGTCAATGTCAGAATAAAGCTTATTAATATTTGCCATTATAGTAACTCAAAGAACTCTTTGAGGCCTCTTATTACGTGAGCATGGGTTTTTCCACACTCTGGACACTTAATTGGAACAGCCAAATAAACGGTAGGTTTTAAAAGCATATCTTTTATAGCTACAATATCTGACTCTGTGATGATAGAATATAAATCTTCTAGTTCCTTTTCATTTAAGTCTTCAACTGGAATGCTTTCCCCGTTAGCATGAATCGTTTCTATACATGATACTATCATGTGGGCTATATTTTTATCATCAAAAATTTTAGGGTATCGTAATTTAATTTTAATGTCACCCAGTGTATACCAGAGGTCTTCTGGTGCATCTATTTGTGTGTGTAATAGATTTATATGGGTTGGTATTTCAGTTCCACAGGTGCACTTCCAGGAGTTTTCGTGATTAACTTCGCCGAGAGAATGTGCCCATAAATGAATCAACAATAGTTCTGATTCTTGGCGGTTTAAATCTTTTGCATTTGTGCAGTCTTTGATTAGCTTTTTAACAACTACTTCTACTGAACCATTATTTTTGGCAGTAATAAGTTCTAGATATTCTTTAAGCGTGAATGCGCGACAATTGATTATTTTAGAACCAACTCTCACATCAAATTTGTATTCATACATATTTTAGCTCCTTTATTTATCATATTTATAAATAGAATAAAAGGAGCATCTATGGCAAACATTATTCGTTGTAAATTACCAGATGGTGTTCATCGTTTTAAACCATTTACGGTAGAAGATTATCGAGATTTTTTGTTAGTTCGAAACGATATAGAACATCGGTCACCACAAGAACAAAAAGAAATAATTACTGATTTAATTGATGATTATTTTGGAGACTATCCGAAGACTTGGCAACCATTTATATTTTTGCAGGTATTTGTAGGGTCAATAGGTAAAACTAAAGTACCGGTCACATTTGTATGTCCAAAATGTAAAAAAGAAAAGACAGTTCCATTTGAAATATATCAAAAAGAATTAAAGGAACCTGTTTTTGATGTAGCTAATGTTAAAATTAAATTAAAGTTTCCTTCTGAGTTTTATGAAAATAAAGCAAAGATGATTACTGAAAATATTCATTCTGTTCAAGTAGATGAAACTTGGTATGATTGGAAGGAAATTAGCGAATCAAGTCAAATAGAACTCGTTGACGCCATCGAGATAGAAACATTAGAACAAATTCTCGATGCAATGAATCCTATTAATTTAACTCTACATATGTCATGCTGTAATAAGTACATTAAAAAATACACTGATATAGTAGACGTGTTTAAGCTATTAGTTAACCCAGATGAGATATTTACTTTTTATCAAATTAATCACACACTCGTAAAAAGTAATTATAGCTTAAATTCAATAATGAAAATGATTCCTGCTGAGCGCGGATTCGTATTAAAACTGATTGAGAAGGATAAACAATAATGAGTATGTTGCAACGCCCCGGATATCCAAATCTCAGCGTTAAATTATTTGATAGCTACGACGCTTGGAGTAATAATAGATTTGTTGAATTAGCTGCTACTATTACCACATTAACTATGCGGGATTCTCTTTATGGCCGAAATGAAGGAATGCTGCAGTTTTATGATTCTAAAAACATCCATACAAAAATGGATGGAAATGAAATAATTCAGATTTCTGTAGCTAATGCAAATGATATTAATAATGTTAAAACACGAATTTATGGATGTAAGCATTTTTCCGTGTCAGTAGATTCAAAAGGCGATAACATCATTGCTATTGAATTGGGAACTATTCATTCTATAGAAAATCTTAAATTTGGTAGACCATTTTTCCCTGATGCAGGTGAATCTATAAAAGAAATGCTTGGTGTCATTTATCAGGATCGCACATTATTAACTCCAGCGATAAATGCTATAAATGCTTATGTTCCTGATATTCCATGGACTAGCACATTTGAAAACTATTTGTCATATGTAAGAGAAGTTGGTCTAGCTGTAGGAAGTGACAAATTTGTATTTGTGTGGCAAGACATCATGGGAGTTAACATGATGGACTATGATATGATGATAAATCAAGAACCATATCCAATGATTGTCGGTGAGCCATCTTTAATAGGTCAATTCATCCAAGAATTAAAATACCCATTAGCATATGATTTCGTTTGGTTGACTAAATCGAATCCTCACAAACGTGACCCAATGAAAAATGCTACTATCTATGCGCATTCATTTTTAGATTCTTCATTACCAATGATTACTACAGGAAAGGGTGAAAACTCTATTGTAGTGTCAAGGTCAGGTGCTTATTCTGAAATGACTTATAGGAATGGATATGAAGAAGCTATTCGTCTTCAAACTATGGCACAATATGACGGTTATGCTAAATGTTCTACTGTCGGTAATTTTAACTTGACTCCTGGTGTTAAAATTATTTTTAATGATAGTAAAAATCAATTTAAAACCGAATTTTACGTTGATGAAGTCATCCATGAATTATCCAATAATAATTCAGTAACTCATCTATATATGTTCACTAATGCAACGAAACTGGAAACAATAGACCCAGTTAAGGTTAAAAATGAATTTAAATCTGATACTACCACTGAAGAAAGTAGTTCTTCCAATAAGCAATAAAGAAGTTTCTATTCCTAAAATGGGTCTTAAACACTATAACATTTTAAAAGATGTTAAAGGTCCTGATGAAAATTTAAAACTTCTTATTGATTCTATTTGTCCGAATTTATCACCGGCAGAAGTTGATTTCGTTTCTATTCATTTATTGGAATTTAATGGAAAGATTAAATCTCGTAAAGAAATAGATGGCTATACTTATGACATTAATGATGTTTATGTATGCCAAAGATTAGAATTTCAATGGCTATACTTATGACATTAATGATGTTTATGTATGCCAAAGATTAGAATTTCAATACCAAGGAAACACATTTTATTTTAGACCTCCTGGAAAATTTGAACAATTTTTAACGGTGAGCGATATGTTATCTAAATGCTTACTTAAGGTCAATGATGAAGTTAAAGAAATTAATTTTCTTGAGATGCCAGCATTCGTTTTAAAATGGGCAAATGATATTTTTACAACTTTAGCAATTCCTGGCCCTAATGGTCCAATAACTGGAATTGGCAATATTATTGGATTATTTGAATGAAAAAGCCACAAGAAATGCAAACGATGCGTAGAAAAGTTATTTCAGATAATAAACCAACACAGGAAGCGGCTAAATCCGCTTCCAACACTTTATCTGGACTTAACGATATATCTACGAAATTGGATGATGCTCAAGCTGCTTCTGAATTAATTGCTCAAACTGTCGAAGAAAAATCGAATGAAATAATTGGAGCAATTGACAATGTAGAAAGCGCAGTGAGTGATACTACTGCCGGTTCTGAGTTAATTGCTGAAACTGTCGAAATTGGCAACAATATTAATAAAGAAATCGGTGAATCACTCGGGAGCAAATTAGATAAATTAACAAGTTTACTAGAGCAAAAAATTCAGACAGCTGGAATTCAACAGACGGGAACTAGTTTAGCCACGGTTGAAAGCGCTATTCCTGTTAAAGTCGTTGAGGATGATACTGCCGAATCTGTGGGTCCTTTATTACCAGCTCCTGAAGCAGTTAATAATGATCCTGACGCTGATTTTTTCCCTACCCCTCAACCAGTTGAACCCAAACAAGAATCACCAGAAGAAAAACAGAAAAAAGAAGCATTTAACTTAAAATTATCACAAGCTTTAGATAAATTAACAAAGACAGTTGATTTTGGATTTAAGAAATCCATTTCAATTACTGATAAAATATCAAGCATGCTATTTAAGTACACCGTCAGTGCTGCTATTGAAGCCGCTAAAATGACTGCAATGATATTGGCTGTTGTTGTTGGAATAGATCTGTTGATGGTTCATTTTAAATACTGGTCAGATAAATTTTCAAAAGCCTGGGATTTATTTAATACTGACTTTACTAAATTCTCTAGCGAAACCGGAACGTGGGGTCCTTTATTACAGAGCATCTTTGGTTCTATTGATAAAATTAAGAAGCTGTGGGAAGCTGGAGACTGGGGCGGATTGACAACAGCTATTGTCGAAGGACTTGGAAAGGTTCTTTTTAATTTAGGAGAGCTTATTCAACTTGGAATGGCTAAATTATCTGCGGCAATTCTTCGAGTTATTCCTGGTATGAAGGATACTGCTGATGAAGTAGAAGGAAGAGCACTAGAAAATTTCCAAAATACTACAAATGCTTCTCTTAGCAAAGAAGACCAAGAAAAAGTTGCAAATTATCAATATAAAAGAATGAATGGCGATCTTGGTCCAATAGCAAAAGGGCTAGACAAAATTGCGAACTGGAAAACTCGTGCATCTAACTGGATTCGTGGTGTTGATAATAAAGAAGCACTAACGACTGATGAAGAGAGAGCAGAGGAAGAAGAAAAATTAAAGCAACTTTCTCCGGAGGAAGCTAAAATTGCTTTAATGAAAGCTAATGAAGCTCGTGCTGCTATGAATCGTTTTGATGAATACGCTAATTCAGCTGATATGAGTAAAGACTCAACGGTTAAATCAGTTGAAGCTGCTTATGAAGATCTTAAAAAACGGATGGATGACCCGGATTTAAATAATTCACCGGCAGTTAAAAAAGAACTTGCTGCTAGATTTTCTAAAATTGATGCTACTTATCAAGAGCTCAAGAAAAATCAGCCTAATGCCAAACCTCAAACTTCTGCTAAATCGCCAGAAGCGAAACAGGTCCAGGTTATTGAAAAGAACAAAGCACAGCAAGCTCCTGTTCAGCAAGCATCTCCTTCAATCAATAATACTAATAATGTTATTAAGAAAAATACTGTCGTTCATAATATGACACCTGTCACAAGCACAACTGCTCCTGGTGTATTTGATGCGACTGGAGTTAATTAAGGAATAATATGGCAATTGTTAAAGAAATAACTACTGATTTAATTAAAAAGTCCGGTGAGAAAATTTCAGCCGGACAGAGCACTAAATCAGAAGTAGTAACTAAAACATACACTGCCCAGTTTCCAACTGGGCGTGCTAGTGGTAATGACACTACAGGGGACTTCCAGGTAACAGATCTGTATAAGAATGGATTATTATTTACTGCATACAATATGTCATCTAGGGATTCTGGAAGTCTTAGATCGATGAGATCTAACTACTCTTCTTCATCTTCGAGTATTTTAAGTACAGCTAGAAACACTATTAGTAGTACAGTATCAAAACTATCAAATGGATTAATATCAAATAATAATTCAGGAACAATAAGTAAAGCTCCTGTCGCAAACATTCTTTTACCGAGATCTAAATCTGATGTTGACACATCATCACATAGATTTAATGATGTTCAAGAAAGCCTTATTAGTAGAGGCGGAGGTACTGCTACTGGTGTGCTAAGTAATATTGCTTCAACCGCAGTATTTGGGGCACTGGAAAGTATAACACAAGGTATAATGGCTGATAATAATGAGCAGATTTATACGACAGCCAGAAGTATGTACGGTGGCGCTGAAAATAGAACTAAAGTGTTTACATGGGATTTGACTCCACGTTCAACAGAAGATTTAATGGCTATTATTAATATCTATCAATATTTTAACTATTTTTCTTATGGTGAAACAGGTAAATCTCAATACGCTGCTGAAATAAAGGGGTATTTAGATGATTGGTATCGTTCTACGTTAATTGAACCTTTATCTCCGGAAGACGCAGCTAAAAATAAAACACTATTTGAGAAAATGACAGCAAGTTTAACGAACGTTCTTGTAGTTTCAAACCCGACAGTTTGGATGGTGAAAAACTTTGGTGCAACATCTAAGTTTGATGGAAAAACGGAAATATTTGGTCCATGCCAAATACAGAGCATTAGATTTGATAAAACACCTAATGGTAACTTTAACGGATTAGCTATTGCTCCAAACCTCCCTAGTACATTTACTCTCGAGATTACTATGAGAGAAATTATCACGTTAAACCGTGCTTCTTTATATGCGGGGACTTTTTAATGTATTCTTTAGAGGAATTTAATAATCAAGCAATAAACGCAGATTTCCAACGTAATAATATGTTTAGCTGCGTTTTTGCAACAACTCCATCAACTAAAAGCTCTTCGTTGATAAGTTCAATTAGCAACTTTTCTTATAATAACTTGGGCCTAAATTCAAATTGGTTAGGATTAACTCAAGGTGATATTAATCAGGGAATTACCACGCTAATTACAGCTGGCACACAAAAACTAATAAGAAAATCAGGAGTCAGTAAATATCTTATTGGTGCCATGAGTCAACGTACTGTCCAGAGTTTATTAGGATCATTTACAGTCGGTACATATTTAATCGATTTCTTTAATATGGCGTATAATTCATCTGGATTGATGATATATTCTGTAAAAATGCCAGAGAATAGATTATCCTATGAAACTGACTGGAACTATAATTCTCCTAATATTCGTATAACTGGGAGAGAATTAGACCCTTTGGTTATTTCATTTAGAATGGATTCAGAAGCTTGTAACTATCGTGCAATGCAAGACTGGGTTAACTCCGTTCAAGACCCAGTAACTGGACTACGTGCTTTGCCGCAAGATGTCGAGGCAGATATTCAGGTTAATCTTCATTCTCGTAATGGATTGCCTCATACTGCGGTGATGTTCACCGGATGCATTCCAATATCAGTGAGCGCTCCTGAGTTATCATATGATGGAGATAACCAAATAACTACATTTGATGTTACTTTTGCGTATAGAGTGATGCAGGCTGGAGCAGTTGATAGGCAAGCTGCGCTTGAATGGCTTGAATCTGCTGCTATAAATGGTATTCAAAGCGTTCTCGGAAATAGTGGAGGTGTTACTGGACTATCTAATTCGCTTTCACGACTCAGTAGACTAGGAGGAACCTCAGGAAGCATTTCAAATATTAGTATACTATGACAGGGATTGTCAATTCGCAGAGTAAAATATTAGGAGCAATATAACAACGGGGACCTTTCGGTCCCCATATTTTTATTTGCGGAATGAAATGAAAGCAGAAACTGAAGCAACTAAACTGTCTTCAATATAAACTTCAATTTTTACCGGAGCTTCTGACTCAAATTTACCTGTTACTACACCCTGAAAAATACTTTCAGTCTGTTCTGGCTTTGAAAAATTTTCAGAAGGAAAAATTCCAAACTTTTTATCTGTTCCGAAAATTTTGATAAATTCATCATAAACTGCTTCATTAAAAGCATTATCAGCAGGAATAACGCCTTCAACTACAAGTTCTTGACCTAAAAAGCGTAAAGAAGATTTCATTTTGTGTTCCTCATGTTATGTCAGTAAGACTACTATAACACAACACGAGGGACTTGTAAACTACATTTTGAACTTTTTAGTACGCGTAATAGGCATGCGTCGATTTTATACTGTTTCATTGTTTGAAGAGCAGTATCAAAAACAGCATTAATGACACCAATTGGATTTCCACCCAAGTTTTTAAGCTTAACTAATGATAGTTTCTCATTAACACCTATCATTACGATATGCATCATTTTATCGCCCGGCTTAACGTTTTATTCGTATCACCGCCAGAGGTGTATGTACAAAATCTAAATCCAGGAAGCACGCTTTCTTCGCCGGCTTGAATAGCAAAAATTTGTGGTATTTTATGCTTAGGATTTAAGTTAACAGCCGGCGCCGAAGCGCCGTCAAATAATTCTGTAATAAGTTCCATGATTTATCCTTGAACGAACTTGTAAGGCATGTTTGCAATATCTATGCAAGACGCAATAATTCCAAGAGATGATTCTACTTTCTGTTTAACATTTGATGAAACAAATGATGCAAAGTCAACTCTATCTTCTATATCACCTGTCATTGTAACCAATTCACCAGTTTCCATTAAACGGTCACCGTCATAAATTACCGATTCGGTGAGTTCTTCTGTGGTCATAACTTCAGCTTGAATAAGCTTGTTGTTAGTTCTAACTGTTCCATCGTTGTAAGATGCATCGGTTATTTTATTAACTTTGACCATTAATCCACGTGGCAAAATGACTTCCATTTCATTTGAAGGCGCTAAACTTCCACCGGGTAAAACAACATTGACCTTATCAGCCCCAGTAATAACCCATCCAATTCCAACTAAATTATCACTAGAATTTACAAGTCCTTCATCAGTTTTATCAATAGAAACACTTAAACGCTTTTCGTCTGGTAAAACACCCACAGATGAATCAGTCATCCAAGTACCAAAAATATTTGGATATAATGATGTTGACACAAAGTTTCTAAAATAAAAAACTCGATTTTTTACCATTGCTTCATATATTGAAGGTAACATTCGTTGTGAACGATACAAAGTAATACCTTTTGGTAATCGTTCACCATTTTTAAAGGCTGAATCTAAATTATCAATGGCTTGTTCTATTTCAGGTGCTGTTAAAATACTTGTACGCTCATCTGGATTATATAATCCCAAAAGAGCATTATTCATGTCTACATATCCTGAACCTACATATTCACGAATTCCGCGTTTTTGCGCTGGTGTGTATTTAGATGAATCTTTATTTTCGACTATAGGATGTAATGACCATCCAGCGGTAAGAGCATATCCACGTAATTCTCTTCGAATAATCTTTGTTTTTATTGCATTCCAAGAATTTTGTACTAACTCATTTGCAGCATCTTGGTTTAAATGCGAATGTCTGTTAATATTTCTTTCAAACCAAGCACCTTTATATTTTTCTAAAGTATCATCAACTATAGAAGCAATAGTTTCTAAAGTTTTTATTGAAGTAATAGATTCTTTTCGTAATCTTTCTAAAGCTTTATTTTTTATTTCTGCATTAATAATGGATTCTTTATCTTCAGGAATTATAGAAGCTTCTCTGAATGCCATTCCAGCTGTAACACTACTAAGAGCATTCTCTAATGCAAATCCTGAAGTAGAAATAACAGTTAATTCATTAGCGTCAGAAATTAAAGGAGCGTCCGCTGGTTTATTTAATTCTGCCGCTGAAGCCTCAAATTTTTGAAACATCGGTGTTTCAAATCTAGAAGATTCCAATGACTGACTTTGTGCAATTGCTCTACGGGAAATTTTAACTTTAACGATTACAGCTTGGTCAGAACGTTTATCATTTTCTTGTGCAATAGATGCTGCAATTGCCTCATTTTTAGTTACTTGAGCTCCAGTATCTTTATTGATATAAACATCACCGACCTTCGATTCAACTTTAGTAAAGAGCTCGGTACTAATTTCCGGAACCCCTGGAATGTCTTCTAGTGATACATTTTTGCGATGTATAAGAATATATGCATACTTTTTATCATAATCCCAGAGTTCCTTAAGAAGGACGTATCTGCCACCTGAACGACTACGGATAAGTCTATCAGCAATAACTTGAATTTGTCGAGCTTGACCGGCGGTTTTAGACTTAAGAATACGAAGCATACAAGCATCAATTTTATACTGACGCATTGTTTGCATTGCAACAGTAAAAACCGAATTGATATAATTAATTGGGCTTGGACCAAGACCTTTCAATTTAGCAATTGAACCTTTAGCGGTTAATGTAAAAGGAACAATATGCATCATTTTATCGCCCATCTTTAAATCACGATTAGTATCACCTCCAGATGTATAGGTACATAAACGAAAGCCTGGTTGTTCAATTGCGTCATCAACATGAACTGAAAAAATTTGCGGTATTTTCTTCTTTGGATTTAAGTTTGTAATCGGAAGAGTAGTATCTTCGTCAAATAATTCTGTAATTAGTTCCATCATATCCTCTCTAGTGTTTATTCTATTTATAAAATTAAAGGCCCGAAGGCCTTTAGTAATCTAGTGGTAAGAGAGTACGATATATTTCAAACTTTGGTCCTTTTTCATAGGCATCAAATGTTTCTGTGAATTTATTATAAGCGTATGCATCTACAAATTCGAGAATGACTTGTGATACAGAAGTAGAAACATCTCCACCTTCTTTTTGAGCAATGACAATTGTTTCTAAGTAAGCTTTCATAGACCAGTTACCTCATGAAAATCGCCAAATACATCTTCGAACGTATTAGCTTTAGTTTTATCTTCACGTAAACGAATCGCAATCGGAAGAAATAATTTAACGTAATCAGTGCGGCCATCAGATTTTAACCAACCGTTGCATTCGCACTCTAGAATTTTTCCAATATAATAATTTTGGTTTTCCATAATGCGAGTACGGTCAAGTTCATGCGATTTTACACCGGCTTTATCTTTTAAGCCTGAACCAGCATTTACCTTAATTTTTCCACACTCTGACTCAAGAATAAATCCACCTGCTTTAGTAGGGTCTTTACGGTGAGGATAAATTCCTACAATTTTTAAATCAACATCAATTACTTCTTTAAATTTATAGATATTTTTTGAACGAGCATTTTCCCATAATCCATCGATATTTTTGAGAATAATACCTTCAAGACCTTGGTCAATATACTTTTTATAAATTACCTTAGCTTCATCTAGGTTATTTACTACCTGGTTTTCAATTAAAATTACTTTATCATAGCCTGATGTCATTTGTTCTAGTTTAGAAAAACGTACATCATATTTCAAACGAAATGCAGGAAGACCGTATATTTCTACCAACGGGACATAATCCCAGACCTGAAACTTCATGCATTGAGCTTCTTTTTCAGAAATGGTTCCCTTTAAAGATTTATTGGCGATTCCATTAGAAGTAGTACGTGATTCAGCTACTTCGGCGAATTCTTTGGCTTTACTAATTTCAGGATAAGCATCAAAAAGAAAATCTAGGCCTTCTGGCTCCTTTTTAACTTGCTCATGGTATACCAATTCGCCATCAATTAACACGCCTTCTGGATGAATCTGGCGGGCTTCAGCGGTCATTTTGATTAATTCTTCCTTAAGAAGATCTAATCCTAGATATTCATTACCGGCTCGTGATAAAAGACGAACATCATCTAATTCATCACCTCTGACTTCGGCAAAGCACCGAGCCCCATCAGCTTTTAACTGGGCAAAGGCTGGAAATTTGATATTCTTATTAATGCCTTTTTCATCATAAGAACTTGCAAGCATTTGAGGTTGTTCAGGAATTAAACCTGGCCAAACTTTGTTTGCAATAGATACTGAAGCACCACATTCAAGGTCTCGCATCATCACTCGACGCAAAACTTCAACATCATCTTTTTTACCATCGGTGATATATCCAGTTAATTCCTCAATTGCTGCATTTCCAGTCAATTTCCGAGTAGCTAATGTGAATTCAATGAAGTCAAGCATATCGGTAAGAGTCAACATTCCAAAACTCTGGGTAGCAATACCAGGTTTAGGCCATTTCTTGATATAATACTGCAACCCACGAGAATAAGTCAGACGATATACTCGTTTAAGCAATTCATTATCTTCATTCTTTTCAAGAATTGCTTGCTTCTGCTTAGTTGAACCAATAGATGCTATTTCGTTCAGAATTTTAAGAATCATTATTCATCCTTCAGAGTTTGGTTTACAGCTCTATTATAAATCAATTCATCATTAAGCTCAGTCAAAGACTTATGATATGTGGTTCTAACTTTATTTCCTTGCATCCAGTGCTTGATATAAATGAAACCTTGCTCTACACATTTTTTAAAAATTCGTTCGTCTTTTTGAGCTCGGAATTCTGGATTGCATCTAAAAAATTGATTTACGTGACCGTAATCACGTGTAGTATTACCTTCATTTTCATAAATAGTGTGAACAACAAACATTAGAATGCTCCTTGGAAAATATTATCACCACTAGTAAGTCTATTAAAATACCCTGCGTCGCCAGGCTTAATATAACTCCACGTATGGAATGGATGCATCTGGTGTGAGTGCGTATAATATGGATGATATGGATTATAAGGATTAAATCCAGGAGTTCTCCAGGTAGTGTTCCAGCGAAAAGAATCGTTTTTAATCATCTTCTCAATTACATCTTTTATAGCTTTTTCACTATCAAAACTTTCTTTATTTTCCTTTGATGGAAAAAGCTTATTCTCTACATCATTCCATGTATAAACTCGCTGTGCAGTTTTTGGAATACTGTCACGCTCTCCTCGAGCCATCCAATAAACTGGAACATTTAATATTTCACTCGCATGATCGCAGTGGTGAGCGAGATCGTCAATATAACAAATTACGTTATATTTCTCTTTTGCCTTTTTGAACAACTCTTCTTTTGAAGAATCATGACCACACATCAATACTTCTGAGAAGGCACCAGGAAAAAGAGCATTCAAATTAAATTGACGATTCAGCAGAGCGTCAATAGAATCACCCAATGCTGTAACAGCTACAAAATTATAATCTTCTTTTAATTTGTTAATTACACACAGGGCATCTTTATATGGCGACAAGTAACGAATAAAATCTGAACGATTGTATTTTTCAATTAGCTTAACGCCAAGTTCTTCATCACAATTAAAAAGTTTACCAGGAGAAATAAATTTCTCATCTTGGATCATTTTTAAAATATGTTCCAATGGAAGATTATATTTCTGAGCAAAATAAGGAAGGCCTGATTGCCAGCTTAAACATACTCCATCAATATCAGTTAAAATAGTAGGCTTCATAGAGAGTCTCTTAATAGGTTTAACACATCAATAAATTCAGCTTCGGTTAGTATTGTATCATCTTTTGTTAGACCACTAGCCATGCTGTGCTTCAAAACTTTTCCTTTCGAGACTTGTAATGCATCACGAAAGCCCTTGTTTTGGATCGCTGCTTCAAAATATGCATTTGTGTATAATTCTTTCCACGCCGGGGAGTATCTTGAAAACGGAACTCCGAGCCAGAAGAGGGTCCCACGGTCCTGAGCTCTTGCATAAGACCTTCCAGCTTGCTGTGCGGCCAATCCAGACAACCCAAATATACGACGTTGTTGTTCAACATTTTTCACCTTGCACTCTTGGAGGAATCCTTCAAGACCTCCAAATTGAATACCATCCATAACGAAAGGCCATTGGGCGAAATTACTTAATGCGCATGATGGCCATCTAAAACTACTTCTAATCTCTAACTCAGACATTTTCAATACTTATAATTTCAACATCAGCCCAATGACCATAGCAAGGAAGACGAAATTCAACTGGCCAGTTAGGGTCCTTTCTAATATAATAGACTCAACTCGTGGTTCTTCATGTTCATCAGTATATGGATTTTTATCTGTTACTTTATATGTGACCTTAATGTACTGAATTCCAAAAATCTTATTAATTAATTATATTCATACTAATTCCTTTAATCCGTAAATAGGAGATAATTCATCACCCATGCGAAGGTCTTCATTTCCATCTACCCAGGAAACAATATAAGCCTCTTTTATTTGAATACCACTCCATTTAAATGGAGGTAGAACCTTAGAAATTAATCCAGGTATACCAACTCCCTTTAATTCAACAGTTTGACCTAAAAAGAATTTCATTAGAACCTCATCTGAAAACCATGCGATTTAACATTACCGCCACCAATATCAGAGATATTAATTTCGCGCGCAATTGAAGGGTCAATGTCAATTTCGCGATTGAGTTTAGTGATAGCTAAAGTATCGCGCCCATTTACAGTACGAAACTCTAAAGGACAAACCACATCAACGTAGTTTTTAATCGATTCGCTAGTAGGTTGCAAATGTGCAGGAAGGTCTTTAGGCGCCTTTGAGAAAACAACTTCACAGAAATTTTTGCGGGTATCAAAATAAGTAGTCATAAACATAACATTTTCCTCAATAGGGGCCGAAGCCCTTTTCTTTTGTTTGTATAAGATAATACTATCACAAAGGAACCGTACTGTAAACAACTTTGTGCAATCTTTGGAAAATAAAAAAAGGACTCCCGAAGGAGTCCTCAACTTATGCTTTCTGCTTACCAAAACGAGAAGCATCATCTCGAAGAACCGCACGTGCTCGGCGCATGATCTTCTCAACAGTTTGATTGATACGAGAGTTCGACCCACGCTTGTAGCCAGCGCGTTTAGAATCACCAACTTTCTTTTCAACTGATTTCTTTGCTTTAGCTTGTTTTGCCATTATAAATTCTCTTTTAAATGAAAATGCAGGACTTATTGGCATTGCCTGCGCAAGCCCTCAAGGGGAACATAGGTTTTTGGATATTTAACGACCAGGATAACCATAAACCCGTCATCATTCACATTCAAGAGGTACACCATAAAACTGCCGGGGTCTTAAAACTATAATGATTCGCAAATCATTAATCAGACAGTTCGATGGCTCCTCGATTTTAGATCACACTAAGGCAGTGAATCTCCAATAAATTACTTCAGTGTTACCACAAAGTGACGAACTGCTTTTCGTGCAGCAGAAGCCAGAGGCTTAGCATACTTAAGTTCATCTTTTTCCTGAAGCTCAGCAGCTAATGCAGTTTGAGCAGGATTTAGATGTTTGAAATAACGCAGGATTTCAAGAGCTTCGGCTTCAACATCAATAGATGCGCCATAGTTTTCGTGACCATTATTCCATGCGTTTCGTTGCAGTTCAAGAGCGTGTTGTAATTGTTTAATCATTTAAAAATTCTCGTTAGAGATTAAAACTCGGTAGTCACGTTCTTCTGAATTTCATCTTCTTTCGACAGATCTCTCAGTTGTAGACTACCACATAGAATTGTTCGGTTAACTTATTATTCCGACACCCAATTCATATTATTATTTATATCACTTATAAAGACACGGAATAGCTTTATAGTGACAGGTAACAAATTTTTGTTTAATTTCTTTTGGCTGCTTAAGACCCAGAGCTACAAAAGGATGCGGAACGTTTCGAATTTGACCAACTGGAAGAGAAGTCAAATCACCAACTTCACAAAAACCTTCAGGAACATCAGGACCGACAGAGTGAATTACACACAGTTCAGGAACTTCACCTTGAACACGTTTACCGATAATAAGTCCTGATTCTGTAACTTCTTCATCACCGGCTTGTGCAGGTTCAGAAACTAAAATAACATATTCACCTACAGCACGAATTGGTAGCTGTTGTACTTCAGACATCGTTTTTCCTTTTTGTTAACAGATGAATTAATAATAACAAATAATTCTTAAAGCATTTATTTACCAATAAATTGAAGCAAATGCTCAACTTTCATACCATTAACGGAAATCAATTTGTCAATAGAAAAACCTCGCCATGCACCAAGCTCAACATCAAATACCGGAATCATGTCAGTAGATTCTTTCCGAGTAGATTCAGTCAATTTACCAGTTTGCATGGTTGGCATAAAGTCTGCATCACGAGTACCTTTCATAGTACGAATAGTACCATCAGACTTTTCAAAAACTACGTTTGAAATACCCATGGACAATTTAGTTTTTAAAATTTCGCGAATTGCTACTTTCTGCTCAGTTGTTAGTTTCATTTATTTACCTATCACAGTTTTAATATGAGTTGTTCCACGTTCTTTAAGGGTGGAAAGTAATTTTTGGCATTTTTCTAAATCAGATTTCCAACTATATGGTTTATCAATACAAACCCAATTTGTCTTATAATACTGTTTCCATTTAGAGAAAAAATATTTCTTATACTCTACAGCAAACGAGATGTTCTCATTAGAATAAGAACTAATTGCTGTGAGCTTTACCAAACGAAATTTCATTATTCACCGCAGAATTCGTTGATATTTTCCCAGTTTAACTTATTCAAGTTTTTCTTAGGAACATTAAACACTTCAATACCTGCATTTCGCAGAATATCATCCCAGCCAGGTTTATTTTTATCATATGTTTCGCAATAAACCAGCTTTTTAATACCAGATTGAGCTATCGCTTTTGCGCAATCTGGACAAGGAGAAAGTGTTACATACATAGTAGCACCTTCAATAGAAGAACCATTTCGTGCAGCAAACAAAATTGCATTTAGTTCAGCATGAATTTCATTTTTAGATGACCATTCCGAGTGAGCACTACGATATTCTTTCGCCAAGACAAAACGATCAGTTGAACCAAATGATACGCATTCAGGCTTATGACCTTGAATGATAGTATGTTTAGGCTTATTCAACAACCAACCTTGCTCAGCAGCATAATCACAACAGTTCACACCCCCTGCGGGTGAACCATTATACCCAGTAGAAATAATACGTCCATTCTTTTCAATTACTGCTCCTACCTTCCAGGAGCAACATTTTGATTCCTGCGATACTAAATATGCAATTTGAAGTACTGTACTCGCTTTCATTTCATAATCACCAGATAAGCAGATTTAGCAGTTTCAACCCGATAAATTTCGTGACGAAGTTTAGTTATACTTTTAATAACAGAACTAATTATATTCTGCCCATCTTTAAAGCGGTTTTTCTTATCAATAAAAACTGCGCCAGTCATCTTTTTGTGAAGCTCAACCGGATACTTCGTCACAATAATAGCATCATACACAGAAGGATGAATACTATTCACTAGAGTGTCATTCATTAAAGTTATTCTAATGAACTGTGCTGTTTCAGAATCAAGCGCTCTATGATCACCAGTATCGTTTTCAAGACAATTATCAATTATATCAGTTAAATTCATCATAGTACGCCATACACCCTTTGTGCTTCAACTAATCCATCAAAATCCAGTTTAAGATGCGATATTTGATCGCCATCACCTGGATTCACAATTACTAATACTGAACGAGGAGTTTCGGTAATAACACGAACCGATGTTTCAGGAAATCGTTCAGAAACCTTATTTACTAATTCCTGTGCAAATAGTTTAACTTTTTCTTGGAATTCTTTAACAGTAATCGGTTTTTCACTTAGCAGCATTTTGTTTTCCTCATTTGTTTGGTAGAGCTATAATATCACAACTCTACCGTAAAGTAAACTATTAAATTGCTTTGAATTCCGCAGTTTGAGATTCAAAGCGAATGTCGCCTTGAATAACTAGTTCAGCATCAAGACCAAATACGACAATGATATGCGCTGACCCAGGATACAGTTGAATAACAACAGAATCTACTTGACCAGGAAGCAAAGTATTCAAAACATGAGTCACTTGAGCATGGATTCGAAGCTCAGCTGCGTTATCAAGTTTTTCAAACATATTATTAGCGATAATTTGGCTAAACACTACTTCTACGATTTTAGAGTAAGTCGGAAATATATTTACCTCACATAATTTTCTTCGAGCCAATTAATAATAGTCCAAGTTTCATGGTGCCAAGCCATTAAAAATCTCCCGAGGCGACTTGCCAGCATTCAACACCGATACGACGCCACATTTCTACTACTTGAGTTCGGTCATCAATAGCTAATTTCACATCAAAATGTGGTGCAATGTGTTTCCAGAAAATTTCTTCTTTAACTACATCATCTTTACGGGTATCACCTTGTTCGCGTTGACATTGCATAACTAATGGAACGCCAGCAATATCCTCAACCCATTTACGGGTCATACGATAATATTTCGTTGGGTCTTCTTTAGTTCCACTTTCACGACCTGAAACGACTACGATTTGATACCCTTGCTTATCGTACATCTTGGACAGTTCAACAACCATGGGATTAATAATATCGGTATCACATTTTTCAAGGTCATAAGGACCACGACCATTCATTTTTGCTAATGTGCCATCAACATCAAAAATAACTGCTTTTGGTTTACCAGGAGTCCCATTATATACTGGAAGACCGAGATATTCCCGCATGCTTTTATACATTGAGCGTAAAACATCAATTGGTACTGCTTTAGTTCCGCGTTTTGAGTTACGTTTAACCAATTCAGTCCAAGGAACATCAAACACTTGATATTCGACTTGGTGTCCCCACTGCTTAGCATATTCTTCCCAGGCAAGACGACGTTCAGGATTCAGATTAGTATCTGAAACAATTACACCCTTCGTTCCGTCTTGGCAGAGAATCATATGTGCCGCATCGTGTTGCATATAAGTCACGATGCTTTCTTTCTTCTTGGTGTATTTGTACTCATCGCGTTCTTCATGGCCCATGATGGATTGACGATAATCATCACGATTGATATTATAAAATCCAGGATTTTTAGCAATAAATTCACGAGCCCAAGTGCTCTTACCAGAACCAGGACAGCCAATAGTCAAAATAATCTTTTTCATCATTTAATTCCTAAGAAAACTTCAAGAATACGAATATTATGCTCACGCCGTCCTTTGTACAATTTAGCCATTGTTTGGTTTGCTGATTTACTCTGAACATTGGATGAAATAAATTTTATCATGTGATTTTTAAGCTGATACATATCAAGCCCACGAGCTTTCGCTTCTTTTCGCAGGGCTTTACCAGCATCATCTAAAGCTTTAGCATGTTCAATGTCTTCGCTAATGCTTGATGCACTTTCATGACATACATCAATGTAACGGTCTGAGCATTCAATATAACGTTCTAGCAGAGTTTTCATTTATTTTTCTCAACCAATGATTGAATATAATCATGCAGGTCTTTAGATGCTTTACCCCATTTATTTTGATATTCATTTTTGAGATTAGCACGTGATTGAGCTAATAAAACATCATTAGTTGGAGGTAAAGATTCTAACCGCTGAATCTGGCGTCCATAAATCATTGCAGCCATCTCGGATTCATAAATCAATCCTTTGAGATGTTCAAATTGATGCCATGAAATCATTTACATTTATCCTCTTTTAACTCTTGACGATAATAACATATCATAGTTTTCTGGTCATGTACATATCGTTTTACATCATTAAGCCAAATACGAAATTCCTGGGAATCTTCAAATGGCATACCGACCCAAGCTTTACCATCGATAACTTTAACTTGCCAAGATAGTTTAGCTTCATCATATGACTTTATTTGTACAGGCCAATTAGGATGAACTGTTTCTTTCTTTACTTCTAGAGGCTTTGTAGAACAACCAACTAGAAGACCAATAGATAATATTACTGCTGATAGTTTAATCATTTAGAAAGGTCCTGGATGTCTTCTGCGAACTTGTTGAAGGAGTTGTTGATTTGTTTTTCAACCAATCCTGGCTTATGAGCCACCACATCCGCCTTCTTTGCGTCTTTGCGCAGTTTTTCATTTTCACGCTCAATAGCAGCAATTGCCTCACGATTTTTATTATTCATCGCATCAATATAATTATACTGAATTCGCAAATTATTTAATGCTAAGGCGTTTTCATTGGCCGTTTTTGTAATTTCTACAACAGACGTTTCTAATCTTTCAATTTTATTTTTTAAAATTAAAGAAGTTCCGCCTAATGCAATTACAATTAATAGCAAACCTGTTGTCGTATTACTTAATTGCATAAAGTTTTAATAACCTCTATAATATCGTCTTGAGAAAGACCGTTAATTAAAATATGATGTTCAGCCGGAGATTTAGAAATTTTAAAGCATGCCTCAACATCTTCTGCCATATCCGATGCACTACGATTTGGATTACTAATTCCAAGGCGGTGTTTTCCCGTTAAAGGATTAACGATAATATAGCATTTACAGCTATTGATATGAACATTAGGTTGAGTCTGATTAATGAACACTTCACAATCATACTTAGCGAGTTGATTTTCTAAAAAGACTTTCATCTCCTCAACCGCATCAGGAAGCATATCACGGGCTTTCTCAAGACGACGATTTCGATATTCTTTAACGGTCGTTTTCCGCTTAACTTGCTTAGCTAAATCTTTCTTAAGATCAGTGATATATCCAACTCGACGATTTCCTTTGAATACAGAAATCCCATCTGTAGTATCACCGTATGCTTCAACGACCATTTCAGTAGTAATAAGCTGCAAATCCATCATAAAGTCCTCATGTTATGTCAGTAAGACTACTGTAACACAACACGAGGGACTTGTAAACAGCTTAGTATCCTTCTGGGATAAATTTTTTATAATTTTTCAAAAAATTCTGTTCGATTTCACACATAACCTTCTCTTGACTATCATACCCCTGGTATAAGCTCATGATGATACCGAACAGGTGATCCATTCCAGCACCTTTAGCAACACCTTGCGCTTCCATTGCATAAGTCTTTCTATCCTTACCGCAATGTTTATTGTGACAGTCAAGAACTAAAAACAGAGCTCGGTCTAAGTACTTCAGATAAGTCGTTTCAAATGCTTCAATTTTTCTGTATGAATATTCATCGTCAGCGTACATTGCTTTAAGATCATCTGATGCACCGTCAATAATAGTTTTAAACAATTTTTCTGGATTATCTAATGAACTTTTTGTGCTATGAAGAGACACGTACCAGTCAGACTTAATTTTAAAATGAGAACCATCTTTCATCACAGCAACATAGCCTTCGATGTTTTCTGCATTTTTAGCTTCTTCTACCCATTTAGGGCTATCGATTTCGAATCGTTCAACTAGATATGGACGAAGAGCAGCATCTTTATAAATATCATCGTATGAAATGTATTCACCCGTTTCGTTTTCACGAACATTCAGTAAAATAATTTTCATTTCTTGGTAAGCAAGAACGATTCTATTCGTCGGAGCAACGAATTCGAAGTTAGCAGTAAATCCATCTTCAGCTAATTCTTTAAGTCTATCACGCAACCGATGATGATTAATATTCATCAAAATTCCATTAGCCATTAAAGCCTGTTCGGATTTGATTGAACCCTTTGATTTGAACAGAATTTCATCACCGTCTAAATAAGTTGATACCAAAGACCCGTCTTCCTTTGTTAGAATGTAATCAACATCATTTAAATCGATATTCATCGTGAATGGATTTTCATTCAAGTTAAAAAACTTTTCCATAGGACGAGAGGCAATTCTTACTGGTTTTTCTCCATCCATTTCAAACATAATTCCACGACATTCCAGTGCATCTGGAAGTAACCAATCAGAATAAGATGCATAATTATATGAGAAAATTCTGTAAGTTCTTCCAGATGCACTTACATCATCCGAGTAAAAAAACTTACGCTGTGAATCCTTACATAGTTCCATTAAATTGTTAAAAAGTTCTTGCATTATGTATCCTCTTTTGTGTTTTGAATATAGTACCACACTCCATGTGGAAGCATCATTTTTTCTTGTGTTGAATATTCCAAGGCGGGTTAAACAGTTTAATGAATAGCGGCTCCTCTAGGTCAATCGTTGCGATTGTCATTGTACCTAACTCATTTGTCATAGAAAGATTAAAACATTGGCGGGCGTAAAATTCAACTTTGCTTCCTTCCTTTAGCGCAGCATGAATTAATGCAGATTTAGTGGAATCAGACGTTTTGTCTTTACGGTTAATAGCAGTTCTATAATAGTTTATTCTTTTGCGTAAATTTTTAGTTTTTCCAATATAAACAAGTTCATCATTTATAGCAATAGCATAAATTACGTTATACTTGTTTGGAATAGATAATTGTTTTATACTTCCGTTGTCGTCTAATTCTAGCTCAGTATATTTAATAAATGAATATTCTGTTGCAATTTCTTTCATAATAAAATGGGCCTTGCGGCCCACTCCTTAAAAGTATTTTTTAAAACTCATCATAACTTTATCATCAACATCATTATCAATCTGTGCAACAAGATAGGATGACAGTTCTACTTCTTGTGGCGCGGATTGAACATTATCAGAATTAAGATATTCACGAATCCAAGGATATGGATGTTTAACCGGAGCATCGGTAATTGGGCATGGAAGACCACACTGTTTCATACGAGATACAGTTAAGTAATCAATAAAGCTCCACATGCTATTTGTATTTAATCCAGGAACATCGCCATCTTTAAATAAATGAACTGCCCAATCTTTTTCTTGGCGGTTAACTTCCATGAAAATATCAACTGCTTCTTGTTCACACTCTTGAGCAATTTTAACCCATTCATCACCATCAGTACCGGATTGAAGTTGACGAATAATATATTGAGTGCCTTTAAGGTGAAGCTGCTCATCACGTGCAATGAACTTCATAATCTTGGCATTACCTTCCATAATTTCCATGTTCTTATGGAAGTTAAAGGTACCGTTATGTTCGATTGAGCTCGCTAATTCTCAACCCGTTCTCTTATGAACTGCTACATATTACTATGCAGACCAGACTATATCACAATCCCAGAGGGATTCTCCCCATTTCGAGTCGCTTGACTCTACGTCCGAAGACTAGTCGTTGAACCTTGCTTTGCAATTGTCGCCGTGCCATCGTTTATATGTTGATGGTGATAAATCTTTCTTATCACAATATGGACAATTCAATTGAATTCTATTTGGATTTAATTTACATCTGTCATTATGTTTTAGATAAAATCCAGGACCTTTACCAATGTGACCACAGAAATCACATGTGATTTCTTTTTGTGCAGGATGGGTCCCGTTCTTAACCATTTCTAATGTTTTTGCTGATGTTCTTTTCTTATGGTCTTCCATCAGAATCTTTAGGTAGGTCCGTCAGCATCTATCCAAATTTTTCTATAGTTCAATTGTGCATCCTCTTAAAAGTATAATCATATTATACCAATTAAAGGTGCAAGCAAAACCTTGGCTGCTAGTTTTCCTATAAAGGACTTTCCAGCAATTAAAGGAGTTTTCGATAAACGTTACCGTTTAAAGGCGCATTTTACGCAAAAGATACATAAAAACGAATAGCTTCTAAGGCATTAATAACGTGCAAACAGAGGTAAAGAGATTTCATTAAAGCACGTTTAGCTTCGGCTTCTTGCTTAATAGCCCGGTTTAAACGAAAGTCGGCATCAGGAGATTCTTTAGCTAGTTCTACAAATTCTTTAGCATTTTCCCATTCACGGGTTTTAGTTAAAACATCATCATAATAGCGACCGATAGATTCAGCACGTTTCATAATAGCTTCATCTAATACAATCTCATCAAATACCTTTGACGGATCAGTATAAAGATTTCGCATGATATGAGTATATGAACGACTGTGAATAGTTTCACTAAAAGTCCATGTAGCAACCCATGTATCAAGGCTTGGGTCTGAAAGCAATGGCATAAGTACAGCAGACGGCGCACGACCTTGAATACTATCAAGTAATGATTGATACTTCAGATTATTAGTAAAAATATTTTGTTGATACTGAGGAAGCTTATTAAACTGTGCAGCATCCATCATCAAGTTTACTTCTTCCGGACGCCAGAAAAACGAGAGCGAACGTTCAATAAGTTCTTCAAATACTCGATGCCGTTGAATATCATAACGCGCAATACCAAGACCTGAACCAAAAAACATAGGTTCTTTTAAAACATCGACCTGTTTAGTATTAAAAACTGTACTCATTATTTTGTCCTGTAAACTAAATTTCCACAGTCCCAGATTCTTCTAAGACCATTTGCATAACAATTTTCTACTTCAGTTATTGTATCATCATAATTTTTAAGCTTGTTTTTAAGCTTATGTTTCATATAGCTTGAGCGGTGAAATACCTCTCCTTTATCGACGTACCAATAACATGGCTCAGAGATATGACTAAATTCCATGACAGAGTCATAAACATTTGATAATGTACTGCACCATCTTCGATTGCCATAAGATAGACAATTAATTCCTTTTAATAATTTTGAGGCTCCTCCTACAACGCAAACCCCTAATTTTGAACACATCCTTAAAAGTTCATCACCCGAGCTATATCTAGATTTACCGATAGAAATAATTTGAACTAACTCATTATTGTAATAAAGTCCTTTATACGTATGAGCTCCTGAGCAAAATCCTTGAAGATGATTCTTATTAATAAATTCTTTTGCCTCATCCTTATTAACAAAACGCGCTTTGCATTTTCGGGCTGGTATTCTTTCTGATAATCCTAATTTATGCTTTATAATGGATTTCCAGATCTCTCTTTTTGTATCATCAATCCATTCATTTTCGAAGATGTGAAGTAATTGAATTCCTTGTGCTTCACACATCTCTGTCTTCATCAAATGATAAGTTTCTTTAATTTTATCTGTTTCCTTTGACCCGCTAGAATGCCAATAAATTCCATCGTATTCTATAGCCAATTTTTTCTCAGGAATGTAAATATCTAATTCATACGGAGGAATAATTTTTCTAGTTTCTACGCAATCAAATCCTAGATCTAAAATGAATTGCTCTATAGAACTTTGAGTATAATGAACGTCAATTAGTCCTTTGGATGAAAGAGCTCTATAAGCCGTCATCCGAGAACAATTTGCTAATTGTTGTAGTTCTTCTATAGAAATTTTGTAATTGATTTTATCTAGTATATCATGATTAATATGACCGTTATTTTTAATAGATTTTCCTATAGATGAATATAACGATGCCTTATATTCTTCAGTCCAATTTAATTTAGTCTTCTTAGATTTTTCGCGAGATTTTCTAGAATTCAGAATATCAACTGATTTACCGTTTTCTATAACTTTTCTCGCTTCTTTCACGCTTTCTAATTGTGAATTATGCGTTACCCCATATCGTTCAATTAAAGTTTTTCTATTTTTATTTCTTGAAATTTTTTGATGAGTTGTTCCATATTTTTCTAAATAATTTTTGCGTTGAAGTTCAGACAAATATTTTTTATATTTTTCTTTTCCGCCAAAATTTGTATCACGGCTTTGAATTCTCTTATCCGCGAAAAATATCCCTGCGCAGGATTTACTACATGTTGCTGGAAATACACGTTTCTTTGCTGTTTTCAGAGAAATGAAATTTCCACAAACTGCACATTTTAGATCGTTAATGTCAATGCCTTCCATAATTTGGAACACATTGAGCTTAAAATCTATTCCATCAGTTAGAAGAGCTTTATCTTCTTCTGTTAGTCTAGATTTAAGTTTTTCTTCTCCAAATGGAAGAAACTTTCCGTTTTTGTATATATTATCAAACATAGCGTTATTCTTAGTTAACCACATCCTTGTGGTAATTATATCATAATTTACAGGATGAACAATCTTCAGCTTTTGGAGTTTCTATTTCATAATCATCAGTACCAGAACCATCGCGGGTATTATGATAATAGAAATTTTTTCCGCCAAAATACCAAAAATACAAAAGGTCATCAATCATTATTGACATTGGAACCTTTCCTTTTGGAAAAATCTGTGGGTCATAATATGTATTTGCTGAAGCTGATTGACATACCCATTTCAGCATAATAGCTACCTGCGTAAGATAAGGTTTATTGCCTTTCTTAGCTAATTTCCACGTATAATCATATAGGTCTATGTTATGCTCAATATTGGGCACGACTTGATTAAAGGAGCCCTCTTTTGATTCTTTAACAGAGACTGGTCCACGTGGAGGCTCGATACCGTTTGTACTGTTAGAAACTTGGGAAGATGACTCACATGGCATAAGTGCTGATAATGTGCTATTACGGATGCCAAAGAGCTTAAGGTCTTCCCGCAGCGACGACCAGTCACAAACGTATTTTGGAGCTGCGATTTGGTCAATCTTTTTATTGTACCAGTCGATAGGTAATTCGCCTCGAGACCAACGAGTGTCTGAATAATATTCGCAAGGTCCTTTTTCTTTGGCGAGCTTAATGGATGCTTTAATGAGTCCATACTGTAATCTCTCAAATAGTTCATGTGTTAAATCGTTAGCATCTTCATAAGAAGCAAAGTTACTTGCCAGCCAAGCCGCATAGTTGGTAACACCTACACCGAGGTTACGACGCTTTTTAGCTTTTTCTGCTTCAGGAACTGGATATCCTTGATAATCCAAAAGATTATCAAGAGCGCGAACTTGAACTTCTGCCAATTCATTAATTTTATCTTGGTCTTGCCAATCGAAGTTATCCAACACAAATGCAGATAACGTGCACAAGCCAATTTCCGCATCAGGACTATTCACATCATTTGTTGGAATAGCAATTTCACAGCACAAGTTACTCTGACGAATGGGTGCCTTTTCACGAATAAACGGAGTATAGTTATTCGTATTATCAATGAACTGTACATAAATCCTTGCTGTTCCTGAACGTTCAGTCATGAGCAATTCAAATAGTTCACGGGCTTTAATACGCTTTTTACGAATATTAGGGTCTTTTTCTGCTGCTTCATATAATTCACGGAAACGGTCTTGGTCTTTAAAATAAGAATAATAAAGCTCGCCACCCATTTCATGCGGACTGAACAAAGTAATGTAATCGTTCTTTCCGAATCGTTCCATCATTAGATCATTCAGTTGAACACCATAATCCATATGACGAATGCGGTTTTCTTCTACACCTTTGTTATTTTTCAAAACAAGAAGATTTTCAACTTCCAAATGCCAAATAGGATAATAAGCAGTAGCAGCGCCGCCACGAATTCCACCTTGTGAGCATGATTTAACAGCAGTCTGAAAATGTTTCCAAAAAGGAATAACACCAGTATGGCGTACTTCACCCATGCCAATCTTAGAACCTTCGGCACGAATCATACCAACGTTAATACCAATTCCAGCACGTTTGGAGATATATTCAACAATTGAAGCGGAAGCCTTATTGATAGACTTTAATGAATCACCTGCCTCAATAACAACACATGAACTAAACTGTCGAGTCGGAGTACGACAACCAGCCATAATAGGAGTTGGTAATGAAATCTGTCGAGTAGATACTGCTTCATAAAAACGGATAACGTGTTTTAATCTATCAACAGGTTCATCTTGATGCAGTGCCATTCCAATAGTCATAAATGCAAACTGTGGAGTTTCATAAATTTGACCAGTGGTTTTATCTTTAACTAAATATTTTTCTTTTAATTGCATCGCCCCGGAATAAGTAAATTCCATATCCCGCTCGTGCTTAATTTTTGATTCTAAAAATGTAATTTCTTCTGCTGAATATTTTGACAATAATTCAGGGTCATATTTACCTGCATTTACACAATAAGAAATATGGTCAATAAATGAACGTGGTTCATACTGCCCATAAACATGCTTACGAAGAGCGAACATTAAACAACGTGCAGCTACATATTGGTAATCAGGCTCTTCAACCGAAATAGAATTCGCAGCGGCCTTAATGACAATAGTCTGAATATCATCAGTTGTCATTCCATCACGGAGATAAGATTTAATATTTTCATATAATTCATAAGGATCTACTGATGTTCCTTCAGCTGCCCAAGATAAAACTTTAATAATTTTTTGTGGGTCAAAGCTCTGAGAAACACCACTACTTTTGATAACATTAATTAATTGCATAAGTCCTCAACTTGAAAATCGTCTTTAAACAATCGGTTAACTATATGAGCTATTATATCACCATGACACGGCTTTGGTTTACATGTGCATCCTAGCCTCATTCCACGTAAAGGCTCTAAATGTGCTTTAGTTATTTCTCCAGATTTAATTCGACGTATAAAATCTTTTTTGAATAATTCAATGGCAGCCTCCCGGCTGCCAGCATCTTTACCGACGTAATTTCCCCAAAATGTACCGCGATGAATATTAACATCAAAGTCGGATTTGTATTTATTCACTACCCGGCATAGACGGCCCACGCTGGAATAATTCGTCATATTGTTTTTCCGTTAAAACAGTAATATCATAGTAACAATCAGAAGAAGTTTTAACTGTAGAAATTTTATTATCAAAATACTCACGAGTCATTTTATGAGTATAATATTTTTTGCCATAAATGATAATAGGCTGTTCTGGTCCTGGAACTTCTAACTCGCTTGGATTAGGAAGTGTAAAAAGAACAACACCAGAAGTATCTTTAAATCGTAAAATCATATTGCCATTTTCCCTTTAATTGCTGGATGCGATTCATAATTTTCAAGGATAAAATCTTTCGGTTTCATGTATTCAGTTAACCAGTAAAGCTGTGTTTCGGTGTCACAATTTCCAAACTCTATAGGCCAATCAATTTTAAGTTCACACAGTTCTTTAGGCTCACGACGTAAAATTTCTTTACATTGCTCAGTATGATTCATATAGATATGAGTATTACCACCGGAAAATATCAAATCTCCCGGAATAAGATTACACATCTTAGCCACAATATGCGTCAAGGCAGCGTACGAGGCAATGTTGAATGGTAGCATTATGTTCAGATAAGGTCGTTAATCTTACCCCGGAATTATATCCAGCTGCATGTCACCATGCAGATCAGACTATATCTCCAACTTGTTAAAGCAAGTTGTCTATCGTTTCGAGTCACTTGACCCTACTCCCCAAAGGGATAGTCGTTAGGCATTTATGTGGAACCAATTCCATTTATCAGATTTTACACGATAAGTAACTAATCCAGACGAAATTTTAAAATGTCTAGCTGCATCTGCTGCACAATCAAAAATAACCCCATCACATGAAATCTTTTTAATATTACTAGGCTTTTTACCTTTCATCTTTTCTGATATTTTAGATTTAGTTATGTCTGAATGCTTATGATTAAAGAATGAATTATTTTCACCTGAACGATTTCTGCATTTACTACAAGTATAAGCAGAAGTTTGTATGCGAACACCGCACTTACAAAACTTATGGGTTTCTGGATTCCAACGCCCGTTTTTACTTCCGGGTTTACTGTAAAGAGCTTTCCGACCATCAGGTCCAAGTTTAAGCATCTTAGCTTTAACAGTTTCAGAACGTTTCTTAATAATTTCTTCTTTTAATGGATGCGTAGAACATGTATCACCAAACGTTGCATCAGCAATATTGTATCCATTAATTTTAGAATTAAGCTCTTTAATCCAAAAATTTTCTCGTTCAATAATCAAATCTTTCTCATATGGAATTTCTTCCAAAATAGAACATTCAAACACATTACCATGTTTGTTAAAAGACCTCTGAAGTTTTATAGAAGAATGGCATCCTTTTTCTAAATCTTTAAAATGCCTCTTCCATCTCTTTTCAAAATCTTTAGCACTTCCTACATATACTTTATTGTTTAAAGTATTTTTAATCTGATAAATTCCGCTTTTCATAAATACCTCTTTAAATATAGAAGTATTTATTAAAGGGCAGTCCTACAATTTAGCACGGGATTGTCTACTAGAGAGGTTCCCCGTTTAGATAGATTACAAGTATAAGTCACCTTATACTCAGGCCTCAATTAACCCAAGAAAACATCTACTGATCGTTGATACCACTGCAAATCCAAATAACCATTACGCACATTAAACTGATAGAACATATGACAGGGCGGTAATGCCATTTGATTGATTTCAGCTGGATTCCATGCTGAAACGATTTGACGTCGATCAGTTGGTAATTTTTTAATACGATCAATAGTTTCAACTAATTGATCCACACCACCGAAATCACGCCATTGTTTACCGTATATAGGACCAAGTTCACCACTATGATATCCTAGGTCTTTAGCCTGGTTTTCATAGTTATCGTCCCAAATAGTTTTACCTTGAATAAGACTACCATGAGTGCGAAGACGTAAATCATTAACATTGGTAGAACCGGAAATAAACCATAAAAGCTCAGCAACGCATGCATTCCAGGCGAGCTTCTTAGTTGTTACTGCAGGAAAACCTTTGGTTAAATCCCAACGCAATTTAGTACCGAACAGAGCAATTGTTCCTGTGCCCGTTCGGTCATCGGTTTCATAGCCATTTTCAAAAATGTCTTTAATTAAATCTTGGTATTGTTTCATTTAGTACCTTATATAAATTATAATACATTTTATGAAGCTAAATAATCAATACGGTTTAGCATCAAATTTTCTCTCAATTTCAGGCGTGAAATATAATTCTTTACCGCGTTTGGAAAAGCGACCAATAATATGATAATTATTCTCATCAAACGTGATATTACCAATATCCATAGCTTTCAACCAAATATCGATATTTCTATCCAGCTTTATGTCAAAATTCCAATACGGAGAACTATTACCGAAAATACTGCAAGCGGATTCAGTGAAACAACTGCTATAAATCTTGTCTTTAGGAACTACTAATTGATAGACACCTTTAATAAACTGAGGACCCTGCCACTTTGGCTGTTTCGCGTCTTTTTCTAATAAAATAGGGTAATAATTAAAATTCATATTTTCCGCCACGCGTTATTTCATTTATATACTGATTCCGTAAGGGTTGTTACTTCATCTATTTTATACCAATGCGTTTCAACCATTTCACGCTTGCTTATATCATCAAGAAAACTTGCATCTAATTGAACCGTTGAATTAACACGATGCCTTTTAACGATGCGAGAAACAACTACTTCATCTGCATAAGGTAATGCAGCATATAACAGAGCAGGTCCGCCAATTACACTTACTTTAGAATTCTGATCAAGCATAGCCTCGAATGGTGCATTAGGACTTGACACTTGAATTTCGCCGCCAGAAATGTAAGTTATATATTGCTCCCAAGTAATATAGAAATGTGCTAAATCGCCGTCTTTAGTTACAGGATAATCACGCGCAAGGTCACACACTACAATATGACTACGACCAGGGAGTAATGTAGATAATGACTGGAACGTTTTAGCACCCATAATCATAATTGTACCTTCGGTACGAGCTTTAAAATTCTGGAGGTCCTTTTTAACTCGCCCCCATGGTAAACCATCACCTAAACCGAATGCTAATTCATTAAAGCCTTCGACCGTTTTAGTTGGAGAATAAGCGAATATCAATTTAATCATTTTAATTCCTCAATATAAACTATGTCAGACGGTTCAATATAATTGCTCAAGCGCTGACCATGATAATTATAAATGCAAAAGTAAAATTGGTTTTTAAATTTATTTCGCACTAAAGAAACCGTATAGTAATCACCATTTGAGGTTTGAACGACAAACAAATTATCATAATAAATTAGATTTTGGTAGATATCAGCGATATCTATGTCTTCCCCAACCTTAAGCAAATTTAGTGTTTTCACTATATTTCCTCAAACAGACTTTTTCACAATTTTCCAATCAGCTTTAAACTGTTCAACGTCAGAATGGTAAATCCAGAATCCTGCGCTTTCTCCATCCTCATAAAGAGGGCATCCATCACATTCATCTTCCCATCCCATATCACGCAAAAGACGTTCAGCTTTTTCAACAAGTTCAGAATCTTTACCAATAATATTAAAATACCATTTACCTCTAACTTCTGAATCTTTGATACTCTGGCGTTGTAATCTCATTTTATTCTCCTTAGTTGATAAGGCTATAGTATCACTACCATAGCCTGTTGTAAACAATTATTTTTGAATTTTATCGAGCCACTTACCAAGCTTAATCATTTCTTTAGTAGCCTTTTCCATACTTCTGAACTTAACCAATAGAGGATAGGTATCGACACCCATAACTAAACTGGTTACAAGACTGTGTTCACCCACAAGCCATAACGAATACGTTTGAATATCGAGCCCGTAATTTCTGTCTTTATGGACCCGTACACCCATCACTTCAAATTTCTCACTAGCTTTTTCTACCGCATCCAGGAAATCATCTTTAGTCATATTAGGCCTTAAAAGTTTTTCGCAAAAGTTCAATGATTTCATCTACATTATTTTCGTCAACAATGCAGTGAATTTTTGTTACGCCATAAACCTTGTCTTTGACTTCATCTTCTTCAGAAGTCGGTTCTTTATACTCACGAAAACAATGAAATTCGTCTTCGCAAATTTCTAAAAGTCTATCTTTGAGGTAAAAATGCTTTCCATTTGCACATTCAATGTGTTTTACTGCTTTATATCCATTAGCGACGGAAACTTCTTTAACTTCAAACCATCCTCCATTCTCTCGAATGGCTTTAACTATTGATGAATTAGAACGTGGGCTATAATTAATAAATGTATCAATAAGTCTTGGAACAAGTTCATACTTTTTACCGGTATACATTACGGTTTCCTCATTTTAATAGGGGCTTGATAGCCCCTTGATAATTATTGTTCAATCAATCCCATGTAAAATTCTGCGTCTTCAGAATCCATGCCATCACAATATTCATTAGCCATAAAGCGGGTGAGGTCTTCAAGAGGACCTTCAATAACAATTTGAATACTCCAAAACTTAGAATCTTGCACGCTTGTGATACTAAGTTCAGGATAACGATTACGAATAATCTCTTCAATATATTCAAAATCAACGATGTCAATATCAACTTTAGCCATATTATTTTCCTCTTTAATTATTAGCAGTATTGCCGATAGTTGTATAGTACCATGGAAGGACAAGAATGTAAACCGTTTTGTGAAAAAATTTTTGAAATAAAAAAGGGGACCTCTAGGGTCCCCAATTAATTAGTAATATAATCTATTAAAGGTCATTCAAAAGGTCATCTAGGTCCGTGTCATCAGCACTAGATGAACTGCCAGAGCTTGAGCTCATAAAATCATCTTCAGTTTTTGTATTGAAGTCATCAACATTGAATGCATCCAAATCATCAGCAACTTTATCAGCTTTCTTAGCAGCAGTCGCTGCGGCACCACCCATAGCAGCAGTTCCCATAACTTGACTGAACTTAGTGCTCAGTTCTTCAAACGATTTGAATTTATCTTTAGAAGTCATTTCAGAAAGGTCAACCATTTGTTCGAACAGTTCTTTCTGGAAAGATTCATCATCAATGTTTGGAATCGCAGATTGATTCAGGAATTTAGATTCGTCGTAGTTACTAAAACCAGAAACTTGTTTAACTTTCAGTACAAAGTTAGCACCTTCCCACGGACAAGTTACATCAACTGGAGTTTCACCCATTTCAACATCAACCGCAATCATTGCATTGATTTTATCCCAGATTTTCTTACCGAAGCGGTATTTAAATACTTTACCTTCGTTTTCTGGAGCAGCTGGGTCTTTTACTACAAGAATATTAGCCCAGTAAGAAGTTTTACGTTTAACAAGACTGTACTCTTTATTGTCAGTGTTGTACAGATCATTTTTACTGATGTACTGACATACTGGGCAAGAATCGTAATCACCATGGGTAGATGAACATGTTTCAATATACCATTTACCATTTTTCTTGAAACCGTGATTTACAAGAATTGCGAATGGTGCTTGTTCATCATTTTTAGACGGAAGAAAACGAATTACTGCTTGACCGTTACCCGCATTATCGAGTTTCAGTTTCCACTCGCCTTTATCTTCAGAAGAAAAACCTTTATTGCCATTCAGTTTAGCCATTTGTGCAGCAAGTTCAGCAGTAGATTTACGTTTAAACATTTTATTTCCTTTTTAATTTAATTTAATTAACAGTTGGTGCTATGACACTTTACCTCATAGCTGGCATAATTCGCAATACTCTGGGTCTTCGAGAGGTATCCAACCTGAGTTGAAATACTTTACCATCGATTTAGCAGTTGTATCAGTTATATTTATATTACCTTTAACTCTTCGCCATCCAGGAGTTTTACCGTACAGATTAGAGGATAATAATAACACATAATTCTCGTAAGCAATATGAGATAATTTCCAAGACTCTATATTAGCTCGTGATGTTTTCCAAGGTCTAAAATCGTCACGGTTCATATAATTAGCCAATCTCATATGCTCTCTAACTTCCGGGTCTTTGGCTGGATGAGTTTCACCACTCACACCAAATCCACCACCAGCATATACCAGATTAAAATAGTCTGGATTATCTCTGGCATTTACTTCAAGTTGGTATTTTCGTTCTGCTTCAATAACATCCAAGTCATCATCAATTTGAATTATTTTAACGCTCGGTTTTTGAAGCATTAGCGCATTCAAAAATCTTTTTTGTTTACATGAGCTCCAGTATTCCTTTCCGGAAGAGTCATATATTATTCCGTTCTCAAATGAGCAATTTAATTTACTACCGATATAGTAGTATGGCGGAGTCTTATTTTTGACACGGTCTTCAAATGTAAACCAATATACTATATTCATATCAATACTTACAAGATTTCACAGTTTCAATGAAAACACTTTTAGCTTTCTGTGAATCAATATTTAAAATTTTTCTATAAGCCTTTAACTTTATAGAATAATTATTCCAGACTAAATTATCAGTCTGTTCATCATGTTTATCAATTATATTTAAAAACGAATCAAGCAAGATAAACGTCTCAAACGAAATTATGTTCGATTGCAGAAGTTTAAAAATATAACTTGATTGAACTTTTGGATTATACTCAAAGATTTCTTTAAAAGCAGAAACTTCAACTTTTTTACTAAAATAGTAAATATTGCGAATATCTTCTTCAAACTTAAATTTAATTTGCTTTAAGCGTCCGATATATTCACGATAAAACACAAGTGCATCAGCGTCAGAGATGTCACCAATCCAAGCATCTTGGTTAGCAACCAAATTACTTATAAAAATTAAAGCAAGTTCCTTTAATTTATATTTTTCTGATAACTTCTGGAAAAAATACTTATCCCTTCGCTTTTGATAAGCGGCATCAGACACCCGCATGCACCAATTATACTTAATTACATCATACTTTCCATTCATATGTTGTTTTATCATTAAGTATAATTTATAAACTGATTTACCATCAATGTATCTTTCACCACCAGCAGGCATGCGGAGTTTAATCATAGTAGAAAATCTAATGTATTAGTTTTTTCACAACGAACAACAGAAGGACGTAAAAGATTTTCGTCAATAGCTTCTGACTGAATTTTTTCAATTATACCCGAAGGAATAAATTTAGCAAATTGAGTTTCAGGAATAGAATTTTCTTCTAAGAATGCTGTTGTAGCTTCAAGATAACTCATTCCAAACTTTTCTACCATTTTTTCAATAATAAATCCGTTTTCTTGACGATCAAGAAGCTTTGCTATTTCATCCTTTTCTTTCTTGATTGAAAGTTCTTTTTCTGAAAGACCGGTCTCATCGACCGGACGAATATCATTTAGAGAAAACTGTGTCATAAAGTTCAACTACCTCTTCAGTTTCAGCTTCAAACACATCACGATTATCTTTATGATACAAAGCTAATAGACGATTAAACATCTTACCATCAACGCCAAGTTCATCTTTGGCACGAATTCGAATGTCTTTAATCAATTCATTATAACCGGAAATTTTCAGTTTATGATCAGATGCTTCTTTAATAAATTTAGCCAAGTCTTCGCCATGGATAGCTTCATCAAATTCAACCATTTCTTTTTTAGCCATTATTCACCTCAAAATTCATTAATGCTATTAGTTAATTTAGAAAGACCCGCTTTTACAAAATATGAATAAATTTTGCCACGCGGTGGTAATTTATATGAATTATAGTAATTCACAATGTTTGAAGCAATATTATCAGGAATATAATCAAAATCAATTAGAACTAAATTTTCTTTATAACGATTATATTCAGATTCTGTGAGAAGCACCTTAGCTTGCTCACGGTCATTAGCAATAGCTTCAACGATTGAAGTTTTCATTGAAGGAGTTCGTTCACCTTCAACTTTGGTAAACCAAAAGTCAGATCGTACTTTAACTGAAGCAACGTTATCCTTTTTGTCGCCTTTAAGGATTTTAGTCATACAGTCAATTTCAGCAGAACCGCTTTTAATTTTAACCCATTTCTTGTGCATCGGTGACCATTGCTTAACATTTGGATATTTGTGAAGCTGTGTAAAGTCACCATCCGATGAAATGATTAAAATCTTGTGTCCTTCTAAAGAGAACTTTTTAACAAGAACAGCAATGTGGTCATCTGCTTCATACTTATCAATATCCATAACAATGTATGGCATATAAGCTTTCAATTCATCTATAACTTTATGGCTGGATTCAAAATAACCTTCCCAGTCCCAAGTAGATTCTTCTCGTGCTTTTCCACGGTTTTTCTTGTAATAGTAAGCAAAATCACGACGCCAATATCCAGATTTCGCGTTATCAATACACAGTACAATTTTAGTGTATCCAAGCGTTTTTGCTTTTTTGACATTAAACTTAATTGAGTTCAATATCAAATGACGAACCATTGATAAATTAATTTTTTCTTTATCTGGAAAGTTTACCAAAGCAGTTGAAAGCGCAATTTGACTAAAGTCAATTAAGCAGATTCCTTCTTTGTAATCTTCATCCAACATCATTTCTAAATCCATATGAACCTCGTTCAATTAGTGAGATTTCTATTATATACCATCCAAATCTTAAAGTAAACAAGTATAAATACTTATTATTGAAAACACAATAGGAGCCCGGGAGAATGGCCGAGATTAAAAGAAAGTTCAGAGCAGAAGATGGTCTGGACGCAGGTGGTGATAAAATAATCAACGTAGCTTTAGCTGATCGTACCGTAGGAACTGACGGTGTTAACGTTGATTACTTAATTCAAGAAAACACAGTTCAACAATATGATCCAACTCGTGGATATTTAAAAGATTTTGTAATCATTTATGATAACCGCTTTTGGGCTGCTATAAATGATATTCCAAAACCAGCAGGAGCTTTTAATAGCGGACGCTGGAGAGCATTACGTACCGATGCTAACTGGATTACAGTCTCATCTGGTTCATATCAATTAAAATCTGGTGAAGCTATTTCGGTTAACACTGCAGCTGGTAATGACATCACGTTTACTTTACCATCTTCTCCAATTGATGGTGATACTATCGTTCTCCAAGATATTGGAGGAAAACCTGGAGTTAACCAAGTTTTAATTGTAGCTCCAGTGCAAAGTATTGTAAACTTTAGAGGTGAACAGGTACGTTCAGTACTAATGACTCATCCAAAGTCACAGCTAGTTTTAATTTTTAGTAATCGTCTGTGGCAAATGTATGTTGCTGATTATAGTAGAGAAGCTATAGTTGTAACACCAGCGAATACTTATCAAGCGCAATCCAACGATTTTATCGTACGTAGATTTACTTCTGCTGCACCAATTAATGTTAAACTTCCAAGATTTGCTAATCATGGCGATATTATTAATTTCGTCGATTTAGATAAACTAAATCCGCTTTATCATACAATTGTTACTACATACGATGAAACGACTTCAATACAAGAAGTTGGAACTCATTCCATTGAAGGCCGTACAACAATTGACGGTTTCTTGATGTTTGATGATAATGAGAAATTGTGGAGATTGTTTGACGGGGATAGTAAAGCACGTTTACGTATTATAACAACTAATTCTAATATTCGTCCAAATGAAGAAGTTATGGTATTTGGTGCGAATAACGGAACAACCCAAACAATTGAGCTTCAGCTTCCTACTGATATCTCTGTTGGTGATACTGTTAAAATTTCCATGAATTACATGAGAAAAGGACAAACAGTTAAAATCAAAGCTGCCGGTGAAGATAAAATTGCTTCTTCAGTTCAATTGCTGCAATTCCCAAAACGTTCAGAATATCCGCCTGAAACTAAATGGGTAACTGTTCAAGAATTAGTTTTTAATGGCGAAACTAATTATGTTCCAGTTTTACAACTTGCTTATATAGAAGATTCTGATGGAAAATACTGGGTTGTACAGCAAAACGTTCCAACTGTCGAAAGAGTAGATTCTTTAAATGATTCTACTAGAGCAAGATTAGGCGTAATTGCTTTAGCTACACAAGCTCAAGCTAATGTCGATTTAGAAAATTCTCCACAAAAAGAATTAGCAATTACTCCAGAAACGTTAGCTAATCGTACTGCTACAGAAACTCGTAGAGGTATCGCAAGAATAGCAACTACTGCTCAAGTGAATCAGAACACCACATTCTCTTTTGCAGATGACCTTATCATTACTCCTAAAAAGCTGAATGAAAGAACTGCTACAGAAACTCGCAGAGGTGTCGCAGAAATTGCTACGCAGCAAGAAACTAATACAGGTACTGATGATACTACAATCATTACTCCTAAAAAGCTTCAAGCTCGTCAAGGTTCTGAATCATTATCTGGTATTGTAACTTTTGTATCTACTGCAGGTGCTACTCCAGCTTCTAGCCGTGAATTAAATGGTACAAATGTTTATAATAAAAACACTAATAATTTAGTTGTTTCACCTAAAGCTTTGGATCAGTATAAAGCTACTCCAACACAGCAAGGTGCAGTAATTTTAGCAGTTGAAAGTGAAGTAATTGCTGGACAAAGTCAGCAAGGATGGGCAAATGCTGTTGTAACGCCAGAAACGTTACATAAAAAGACATCAACTGATGGAAGAATTGGTTTAATTGAAATTGCTACGCAAAGTGAAGTTAATACAGGAACTGATTATACTCGTGCAGTCACTCCTAAAACTTTAAATGACCGTAGAGCAACTGAAAGTTTAAGTGGTATAGCTGAAATTGCTACACAAGTTGAATTCGACGCAGGCGTCGACGATACTCGTATCTCTACACCATTAAAAATTAAAACTAGATTTAATAGTACTGATCGTACTTCTGTTGTTGCTCTATCTGGATTAGTTGAATCAGGAACTCTCTGGGACCATTATACACTTAATATTCTTGAAGCAAATGAGACACAGCGTGGTACACTTCGTGTAGCTACACAGGTCGAAGCTGCTGCAGGAACATTAGATAATGTTTTAATAACTCCTAAAAAGCTTTTAGGTATTAAATCTACTGAATCGCAAGAAGGTGTTATTAAAGTTGCAACTCAGTCTGAAACTGTGACTGGAACATCAGCAAATACTGCTGTATCTCCAAAAAATTTAAAATGGATTGTGCAGAGTGAACCTACCTGGGCAGCTACTACTGCGATAAGAGGTTTTGTTAAAACTTCATCTGGTTCAATTACGTTCGTTGGTAATGATACGGTAGGTTCAACACAGCCATTAGAATCATATGAGAAAAATAGCTATGCAGTATCACCATATGAATTAAACCGTGTATTAGCAAATTATCTGCCGTTAAAAGCAAAAGCTGTAGATAGTAATTTATTGGATGGTCTAGATTCATCTCAGTTCATTCGTAGGGACATTGCGCAGACAGTTAATGGTTCACTAACCTTAACCCAACAAACGAATCTGAGTGCCCCTCTTGTATCATCTAGTACCGGTGAATTTGGTGGTTCATTGGCCGCTAATAGAACATTTACCATCCGTAATACAGGAGCCCCGACCAGTATCGTTTTCGAAAAAGGTCCTGCATCTGGGGCAAATCCTGCACAGTCAATGAGTATTCGTGTATGGGGTAACCAATTTGGCGGCGGTAGTGATACGACTCGTTCGACAGTGTTTGAAGTTGGCGATGAAACATCTCATCACTTTTATTCTCAACGTAATAAAGACGGTAATATAGCGTTTAGCATTAATGGTACTGTAATGCCAATAAATGTTAATGCTTCCGGTTTGATGAATGTGAATGGCACTGCAACATTCGGTCGTTCAGTTACAGCCAATGGTGAATTCATCAGCAAGTCTGCAAATGCTTTTAGAGCAATAAACGGTGATTACGGATTCTTTATTCGTAATGATGCCTCTAATACCTATTTTTTGCTCACTGCAGCCGGTGATCAGACTGGTGGTTTTAATAGATTACGCCCATTATTAATTAATAATCAATCCGGTCAGATTACAATTGGTGAAGGCTTAATCATTGCCAAAGGTGTTACTATAAATTCAGGCGGTTTAACTGTTAACTCGAGAATTCGTTCTCAGGGTACTAAAACATCTGATTTATATACTCGTGCGCCAACATCTGATACTGTAGGATTCTGGTCAATCGATATTAACGATTCAGCCACTTATAACCAGTTCCCAGGTTATTTTAAAATGGTTGAAAAAACTAATGAAGTGACTGGGCTTCCATACTTAGAACGTGGCGAAGAAGTTAAATCTCCTGGTACATTGACTCAGTTTGGTAACACACTTGATTCGCTTTACCAAGATTGGATTACTTATCCAACGACGCCAGAAGCGCGTACCACTCGCTGGACACGTACATGGCAGAAAACCAAAAACTCTTGGTCAAGTTTTGTTCAGGTATTTGATGGAGGTAACCCTCCTCAACCATCTGATATTGGTGCTTTACCATCTGATAATGCTACAATGGGCAATCTTACTATTCGTGATTTCTTGCGAATTGGTAATGTTCGCATTGTTCCTGACCCAGTGAATAAAACAGTTAAATTTGAATGGGTTGAATAAGAGGTATTATGGAAAAATTTATGGCAGAGTTTGGACAAGGATATGTCCAAACGCCATTTTTATCGGAAAGTAATTCAGTAAGATACAAAATAAGTATAGCGGGTTCTTGCCCGCTTTCTACAGCAGGACCATACGTTAAATTTCAGGATAATCCTGTAGGAAGTCAAACATTTAGCGCAGGCCTTCATTTAAGAGTTTTTGACCCTTCCACGGGAGCATTAGTTGATAGTAAGTCATATGCTTTTTCGACTTCAAATGACACTACATCAGCTGCCTTTGTTAGTTTCATGAATTCTTTGATGAATAATCGAATTGTTGCTATATTAACTAACGGAAAGGTTAATTTTCCTCCTGAAGTAGTATCTTGGTTAAGAACCGCCGGAACGTCTGCTTTTCCATCTGACTCTATATTGTCAAGATTTGACGTATCATACGCTGCTTTTTATACTTCTTCTAAAAGAGCTATTGCATTAGAGCATGTTAAATTAAGTAATAGAAAAAGCACAGATGATTATCAAACTATTTTAGATGTTGTATTTGACAGTTTAGAAGACGTCGGAGCTACCGGGTTTCCAAGAAGAACGTATGAAAGTGTTGAGCAATTCATGTCAGCGGTTGGTGGAACTAATAACGAAATTGCGCGTTTACCAACTTCAGCTGCTATAAGTAAATTATCTGATTATAATTTAATTCCTGGAGATGTTCTTTATCTTAAAACACAGCTATACGCCGATGCCGATTTACTTGCTCTTGGAACTACAAATATATCTATCCGTTTTTATAATGCATCAAATGGATATATTTCTTCAACACAGGCTGAATTTACTGGACAAGCTGGGTCTTGGGAATTAAAGGAAGATTATGTAGTTGTTCCAGAAAATGCTGTGGGATTTACGATATACGCGCAAAGAACTGCTCAAGCGGGACAAGGCGGTATGCGAAATTTAAGCTTTTCTGAAGTATCAAGAAATGGCGGAATTTCAAAACCCGCTGAATTTGGCATCAATGGTATTCGTGTTAATTATATCTGTGAATCTGCTTCACCTCCGGATATAATGGTACTTCCTACGCAAGCATCGTCTAAAGCTGGTAAGGTGTTTGGACAAGAATTTAGAGAAGTTTAAATTGAGGGAGCCTTCGGGTTCCCTTTTTCTTTATAAATACTAATAAAATAAAGGGGCATACAATGGCTGATTTAAAAGTAGGTTCAACAACCGGAGGCTCTGTCATTTGGCATCAAGGAAATTTTCCATTGAATCCAGCCGGTGACGATGTACTCTATAAATCATTTAAAATATATTCAGAATATAATAAACCACAAGCTGCTGATAACGATTTCGTTTCTAAAGCTAATGGTGGTACTTATGCATCAAAGGTAACATTTAACGGCGGTGTTCAAATACCATATGCTATAAACAATACAAATCAATCTGGTATTTATCCTGGTAATGGAGATGCAGCTACTTTTGTTACAGCAAATATTGATATTGTTTCATGGTATGGTATTGGTTTTAAATCATCACAGGGTTCAGCAGCCAGAACTGTAGTAATCAATACACGTAATGGTGATATTAGTACAAAAGGTGTTGTATCCGCTGCAGGTCAAGTAAGAAGTGATGCGGCTGCTCCTATAGCAGCGAATGACCTTACTAGAAAGGACTATGTTGATGGAGCAATAAATACTGTTACTGCAAATGCGAACTCTAGGGTGCTACGGTCTGGTGACACCATGACAGGTAATTTAACGGCGCCAAACTTTTTCTCGCAGAATCCTGCATCTCAACCTTCACACGTTCCACGATTTGACCAAATCGTAATTAAGGATTCTGTTCAAGATTTCGGCTATTATTAAGAGGACTTATGGCTACTTTAAAACAAATACAATTTAAAAGAAGCAAAATCGCAGGTGCACGTCCTGCTGATTCAGTATTAGCCGAAGGTGAATTGGCTATAAACTTAAAAGATAGAACACTTTTTACTAAAGATGATTCAGGAAATATCATCGATTTGAGCATTTCTGCTGGTGGTAATATCAGTGGAAATATCACTCAAACTGGTAATTATTTACAAAATGGAACATATAATCTTAATGGAAACCAGTTTGTTTATGCAGGAAGATATATTGAATTTTTACCTAAAACAGCTGGTAATGGCGCTTGGGCAAATCAACACCTAAATAAAGCTCCTATCTTTACAGATTTAAGTTCAGCTACTTCTGTTTCAGAATACCATCCGTTGATTAAACAACGCTATAAAGATGGAACTTTTTCATTAGGTACTTTAGTTTCTGAAGGTTCATTAAAATTCCATTACATTAATGAGGCAGGTGAATCTAAATATTGGACGTTTGCGCGCTCAGGTAATTTTCAAGTTGATTCTGGTAATTTATTAGTATCTGGTGGGTATTTAGTCGCTCATAGTAATATTGAAACAAGAACAGGTTCTTTGATTGGTCCATCTGTTATAACTAAAAATATTTCATTTGATACAAAAGCATTCGGACAGTATGATTCACAGTCATTAGTTCAATATGTTTATCCTGGAACAGGTGAAGAAAATGGTATAAACTATCTTCGTAAAGTTCGAGCTAAATCAGGTGGAACCATTTACCATGAAATCGCTTCAGCTCAAACTGGTAAGAATGATGAAATTTCTTGGTGGACAGGAAATATACCTACTACTAAATTAATGGGTCTTCGTAATGATGGAGCAATGGTATTACGTCGTTCGCTTGCTATTGGCACAATTACCACTGACGAAAATACTAACAACTATGGCTCTCCTACTCCAATGGGAGAAAGATATATTGCTTTGGGCGATGCTGCCACTGGTTTAAAATACATTAAGCAGGGTGTTTATGATTTAGTAGGTAATTGGAATTCTGTTGCTTCTATTACTCCTGACAGTTTCCGTAGTACTCGTAAAGCATTATTTGGACGTTCAGAAGACCAAGGCGGAACCTGGACAATGCCTGGAACGAACGCTGCTCTCTTGTCTGTTCAAACTCAGGCAGATGTGAATAACGCAGGCGATGGTCAAACCCACATTGGATATAATTCTGGCGGTAAATTTTCCCATTATTTCCGCGGTAAAGGCCAAACCAACATTAATACACAAGAAGGTATGGAAGTTAACCCTGGTATTTTGAAATTGGTAACTGGTTCTAATAATGTACAGTTTTATGCTAACGGAACAGTATCTTCAATACAAAGAATTAAATTTGATAATGGATTAGTTCTTACTGGTGCTAGACCCGATGGTATTCAACTTGACGCTCCTACAACAACAGATGGCACTAAAACTATACTGTGGGCTGGTGGTACTCGCCCAGGTCAGAATAAAAGTTATGTATCTATCAAAGCATGGGGTAATGCCTTTAACGCATCTGGCGATCGTTCCCGTGAAACAGTTTTTGAGGTAGGTGATGGGCAAGGTTACCATTTTTATTCTCAACGTGTAGCTCCTGCGCCTGGTTCGACTGTCGGGCCTATTCAACTTCGAGTTAATGGTGGTTTATTGACTTCAGGTAGTATTGTTGCTTCTGGTTCTATTACAACCGAATCTTCTTTGAGTGTTAATAACGGCATGTCAGTAAACGGCCAAGTTAAAATCGGCGGAACGGCAGATAATTTCCGTATCTGGAACTCTCGTTATGGTGCCATTTTCCGTCGCTCCGAAACATCATTATATATTATCCCAACTAATGAAAATGAAGGGGAAAACGGTGCAATAAGCAACCTTCGTCCGTTTAGTATTGAGTTAGGCACCGGCTCTGTTGTAATGGGAAACCATACTCAAGCGGGTAAAAACCTTTTCACGGTTGATAACGTTTCTAAATTAGTACAAACTGATGTTCGTTTCCGTGTTAACATGGATTCCGACGGTATTGTTTTGAATGCTTCTTCTCAAGCAGCGTCTAACTTTATCCAAGGACGTAAAGCGGATGTTACAAAATGGTATCTCGGTATTGGCGACGGTGGTAACGTTGTTCGTTTACATAACTATACTTATTCCCACGGTATTGCATTAAACTCTGATACTGTAGATATTACTAAGCCTCTTAAAATTAATAATATTCGAATTGGTACAGATGGCAACATCACAGGTGGTACTGATAATTTTGCCAATTTAAATACAACGTTAAACAATAAAGTCAATGTTGGTGGTTGGTCAGGCGGAGCTACAACTGGGTGGTATAAGTTTGCGACAGTTAATATTCCTCAATCTACTGGAACAGTATCATTTAAAATATATGGTGGTTCAGGATTTAATTTTAAAAGATATGGGCAAGCTTCTGTCGCAGAAATAATTCTTAGAACTGGAAATAATCCTAAAGGACTTAATGCCACACTATGGAACAGAACTTCTGAAGCATTTTCACAAATTGCCACAGTTAACACGAGCAATGATACATATGACGTTTATGTTTATGTGGGAGGATATTCAAATGCTTTAGTCATCGAATATTCATGCACCAGTAATAGTACAGTAACCGTAGTCGGTCTTAACGGAGGAATTCAACCTATTGTTGAAACACTTCCAGAAGGTCATGTAGTAGGTAAAACTGTAAGATTATTGAATAACATCGATGGAATGTTTGCTGCTGGCGAATCTGATGTTGTTACTCGTGGTGAATTTGTTACCAATAACCAAAAAGGTTTACGTATTAAATCTAGAGGTAATGATATTGATTCGAATGCTGCTATCATTCGAAATGATGGTGGAAGTTTTTATATTTTAGCTACAGACAAGAATACGTCAGAAAAACCCAATGCGGCTAGTGGTGATTGGAATAATTTAAGACCTTTCTCCATTAATATGGCTGATGGTCGCGTTGGTATGAACCATGGTCTAAATATTACCGGCGGTGGCTTGAATGTTACTGGTGGCTTGAATGTTACTAGTGGTAATACTAGTTTAGGTAATATCTCGTCTCGTGTAGTAGCAGGTTGGCGAGGAGCGTCTGGTTGGGCTGATAACTCGGATACAATGAAATCTAAAATCACCTTTATGGCAGACCATGGGGATTTATCTAATTCAGGCAGTTATTATCCTATTGTAGGTGCATACAGTAACTACGGCTCGGCGGGTTATCGTCAAACCTTTGAGTTCGGATGGGTCGGTTCCGGCACTACAGCGGGTTGGCGCGATGGTATTATTCGTATTCGCGGAGATAATGCTAATGGCCAGCAAGCAAGATGGCGCTTTACAATGGACGGTACTTTAGATTGCCCTGGTAAAGTACTGCTACCACAAACAGGTGCCTTTGGTGTCAATACATCAAATGGTCTCGGTGGAAATAGTATAACATTTGGTGATAGCGATACCGGTATTAAGCAAAATGGCGATGGATTATTAGACATATATGCGAACAATGTGCAAGTGTTCCGTTTCCAAAATGGTGATTTGTACTCATATAAAAATATAAATGCTCCAAACGTTTATATTCGTTCTGATATTCGTTTAAAATCCAACTTTAAGCCTATCGAAAATGCACTTGATAAAGTTGAAAAACTTAACGGTGTCATTTACGATAAAGCTGAATACATCGGTGGAGAGGCAATTGAAACTGAAGCGGGTATTGTGGCCCAAACGTTACAAGACGTTTTACCAGAAGCTGTCCGTGAAACAGAAGACAGCAAGGGTAATAAAATACTCACTGTTTCTTCTCAAGCCCAGATTGCTCTTCTGGTTGAAGCTGTGAAAACACTTTCTGCTCGTGTAAAAGAACTTGAATCTAAACTTATGTAAAAGAGGGCTTCGGCCCTCTAAGGATTTTTAATGGCAATTGTAGGTGTTCCTGGCTGGATTGGTGAATCTGCCGTGAATGAAACTGGACAACGTTGGATGGATGCTGCGATGAGAGCTGTTCGTGTTTCAGTTCCCGGTTGGATGAGTTCAATGGCAGGAAAGTCAGTTGAAAAAGCTTATTCAATTGGCTCAAATCATTCATATAATAAAGATACTTTAATTAATTGGCTTAAATCAATTGGAACAGCTCCTGCTGTTGTAACAATAACAGGAGATATTGTTTCTAGTTCTTCAACTATTCCGTGCTTAGATTTTCCTAGTTCATTAACCAATGAATATGTGACATTGATTATTAACTCTGGCGTTACTGTTTACGGCCGAGGAGGTAATGGGTCTGGATCTAGTGGAGGTTCTGGAGGCGCTTTAGTTCAAGCAACTGCTGGTGGTACGGCGATTAATAATGGTATTGGTGCACGCTTACGTATTACGAATAATGGTGCAATTGCTGGCGGCGGCGGCGGCGGCGGCGGTTGGTCCGCAGATTATAACTTCACATTACGTAATGTTGCTGGCGGCGGCGGCGGACGTCCTTTCGGTACTGGTGGTCGAGGTGGTCGAGGTAATGGTGGTAATGCATCGTTAACCGCCGCAGGTGGTAAAGTAACCGTTGATGGTAATAACATGAGTGGTGCTGGTGGTAACGTTGGTGCGGCTGGTGGTGCTGCCGTTCGTACATCAAACTATAATACCAGTGGTGCTGGTGCTGCTGGTAAAGCTGTTACTGGTAATGCTCCAACTTGGACTAAAGTTGGTACAATATACGGTTCAAGAGTATAATTTGAATAAATATCCTTAAAAGGAGGGTCTATGGCAGCACCTAGAATATCATTTTCGCCCTCTGATATTCTGTTTGGTGTTCTAGATCGCTTGTTCAAAGATAACGCTACCGGGAAAGTTCTTGCTTCCCGGGTAGCTGTCGTAATTCTTTTGTTTATAATGGCGATTGTTTGGTATAGGGGAGATAGTTTCTTTGAGTACTATAAGCAATCAAAGTATGAAACATACAGTGAAATTATTGAAAAGGAAAGAACTGCACGCTTTGAATCTGTCGCCCTGGAACAACTCCAGATAGTTCATATATCATCTGAGGCAGACTTTAGTGCGGTGTATTCTTTCCGCCCTAAAAACTTAAACTATTTTGTTGATATTATAGCATACGAAGGAAAATTACCTTCAACAATAAGTGAAAAATCACTTGGAGGATATCCTGTTGATAAAACTATGGATGAATATACAGTTCATTTAAATGGACGTCACTATTATTCCAATTCAAAATTTGCTTTTTTACCAACTAAAAAGCCTACTCCCGAAATAAACTACATGTACAGTTGTCCATATTTTAATTTGGATAATATCTATGCTGGAACGATAACCATGTACTGGTATAGAAATGATCATATAAGTAATGACCGCCTTGAATCAATATGCGCTCAGGCGGCCAGAATATTAGGAAGGGCTAAATAATTATTTGTTCGTATACATCTCTAGATATCGATATACACCCTCAAAACCCTCGTTGAATTCGTCGATGAGGGTTTTCTTATCTTCTTGAGTTAATTCAGAAACAATTTTACGGAATGAATTCTGATTTAATTTTCTACCTTCATGCGTTACTCCAATCTCATTCAGAAATGCAATAAAATTAGCACGATTCTCAACAATATCTTCTCTGGAAAATTTAATCAAAATAGACGCAACAGTAATAATTTCACGAACTGTATCAATGTTTTTATTCATTAACTATACCACTCAATTAGTTGACTTTGTTATAATATCATCAGACGCTTGATTTGTAAACTGGTCTGTGTTATTTTCTTCAAAAATTTTTTCTACGAATTCCTTGAACGACTTACGTTCCTGAGCTACATTATGCTCGATTACTTTTTCAAGATTATGACTCATTCGAAATAATCTTCAATTTCATAATCATGGACGTAAATCATTATAGTTTTTAATACATCATCAATACTTTTTCCTGGAGCTGGAATTACGTAGAAATATCCTGCTTTTGAGAGGTCTTTATAAGTTCCAATCAAGAAATCATTATTCTCAAGATGTAGTTCTTCAACTAATTCATTAACAATTGAATGGTATAGGTTTGGTAGAAACTTATATAGCTTTTCTAGAATATCAATTTTGATTGTGTATTGAACCACAGACTGAGAATCAATAATCATAGACCTTCCCCTTATGTTTCTGTTTGCGATTAGATTCTTTAAACGCTTTCTTCTTATCCTTATGAACAGAAGCTTTATTGAAATTATGTTTTGCGACTAAATTGTTCATAGTGCTGAATTACCTCTCTCAAACATTTGCATGTGAATGAAAACTTTTTAGCTACACCACATTCAAATATATGTTCTCTTAAATCGCGTGTATCGGTATATCCCATCTCAACAATAAAATGCCGTATTAGATTTTTATCTTTATCATTGAGAGAATTAAAATAATCAGATTTTGAATTAATTTCCCTGGCCAAATTGAATCACCTTCAGTTGACGTTTTAATTCTTTTATCATTTCTTCGTTCATCGCAATATAAAGATCGCGTAAAGCAGGTTTTAGCATTCCATTTACTGGAGAACTAAATGGACATACATAATCTTTTCCTACAAGCTTTTTGGCAAATTCCATATCACAAAATTTAAATGCCGGCTCATTCGCATAAATTCCCCAATTAGTTGACATCATTTTATTGGCATATTCCAGTGCCTGGATTTGATTCATAATTCCATCGATTTGAAACTTTTTAATATTCATTAGTAAAGGTCCTCAGAGTAAAGTTCTTTTTCACTACCACCACGTTCAATACGTACTTGTCCAGCGTAAGTTGCAATAATCATTGCTTCTTCACGTGTCCAATAATTACTGTATTGGTCAATAAACCCTTGGTCATCATCACAAACTTGTTGAGTAACTAATTGAGGTTTAACTACATCTAAAACTTCGGCCATATCTTTAGAATAATGACGAGCACCTGGAATAATAAGAGTTCGTCCATCTTTTAATTTAAAACGGTTGGCTGCACAGACAATTCGTCGTTGATACTTTTGGTTTTCATCCCAGTACGCAGTCTGCCAACAGATTTCAGGAACTTCTTTCAGAATATCTTCTTCTGTGCATTTATAACCATGCGTTTTAAATTTTTCAACAAGACTTTCTGGAGTTTCACGAGATAAAGGAACATTCAGCATTTTTAAACGATTGATAAATGGGTTCATTTAAACCATCCTTTAATACGTTGCCACAAAGTTTTCTGCTGAGCTCTGTTAACACCAATTGAACGAATAACCGGTTGAGATTCCTGGAATTCTTTATAATCAGCAAGGTAAATTTCGTAAGCTGCATCCGTAAATGAACTTATCGCTGCCATAAAATTATTACGAATACCTACTGGAGCATCTTTACTTTCACGAATAATCATGTATTTACCAGTCTTAATCTTTACGATAGTTCCAAGATAAGCTCCATGATACCAGATGTCCCAACCCTCTTGTGTAGGTTCTGCACAACGACGAAGTTCATTAACAATTTCTAACTTGTTCATTATTTATTCCTCACAGTTCAGATGCTACAGTGATTACTGCTTCAATGTTTTCTGCTGAGCGTTTAATGTCAAGATACACATTACCGTTTTTAGCGATTTTACATGACATTCCGATATCAGTAAATTTCTGAATATGATGTTCCATCATTTTGTATCCAAAAATTCGCATATTTCCATTGTTGTTAATTTCAAAATTGCGAATTCCATGTGTACGTTTTTCTAAAATGGCAAGATAATTACTACGATAAGTTTCAACCTTTTTAAGAACAAATCCATTTTCATCTAGCAGTTTTAACATGAGGTCTTTATCTTCTTCCATATCAGAAGTAATCTCACGAGCTTTACGAGTTGCTCGTTTTTTCAGAAGTTCTGGAGCATTTTCCTGTGCATATAAAGTTGCTGCATTTGAAATAATATCTTGTGCTTCACCCGTGATGATTAATCCATCACCTGATTTCTCTACCAGGCCTTTTTTAATTAATACCCCAATATTACTATTAACTACTGCGTTACCTAAATCTGGATGCACCTCACGAACTTCTGCAGCTGTAATGAAATCTTTCTTAGCAATGGTAATTAAAATCGCAGCGGTTTTTTCATTCAGAACATCGTTAGAAGCTTTGATGATGTAAGTTACTTTAGACATTTTCTAATCTCCGTAATTCTGTATCAGTAGTTGATAGTTGTATAGTACCACAGTATGCTTTGGTTGTAAACCGTTTTGTGAAAAAATTTTTGAAATAAAAAAGGGAGAGCCTCGGCTCTCCCTAAAATTACTGCATGACTGTGATAACTGTCATGATAACACGTTGAATGCCGAACGCAAGAAGACCTCCTGCTACGGCTGGAACAACACCTAAACCCGCCAGTAAAATGCTACCGGATACTAATGCAGCGCTTGTAATACCTATGAATGGACTCATTTGATTTCCTCTAAATCTTTGGTGTATTCTGTAACTACATCAGTAGTTTTCCAATATTCGTTTTCTTCTTTTTTAGCTTTAGCTTCTTCAGCAAGTTTCTTTGCTTCATCAGAAGTCATATGAAAAATATTCATACCAACTAGTTTATCAACATAAGAAGAATACATCTCAATTTTAGAAAGTTCTTCGGTCAGTTCTTTACGAGTTTTACCCTGTACAACAATTTCACCTGAAATTACTTTCTTAATGAAATGTGCCTTGGCAAAGGCTAAACGAAAAGCTGACTCAGTTTCTTTAATTTTGTTATCAATTCGTTTTTGGACATAAGTTTTACGAACTTCAACAAAGTCTTTAATTAAATCAACTACGTTATCGTAAACTTGTAGTTTTCCTTTCTCATTAATAACCGTAATATTCTGAGAACGACGCTCAATCAACCCGAAGTCTTTCATAATTTTTGCATGGCGTTCTTCTTCATTATCGCTCAAAGAATATTCTTTACGGAATTTAACTTTAAAGCCAAAACCATGCTCACCACAAGCATCATCCCATGTAATGAAGCCTTTATCTTCAAGTGGGTCTAAGATTTTACTCACATAAGTTTCACGATCATACTTATACGGAATCTCAGTGATATGCATTTGAGTTCGTGAAGTAAACTTATATGTTCCACGAATTTCATATTGCCCATCAATTTCAACGACTTCACCACGAAATTCTGGGAATTCTACCTTCGGTTTAGTTACTTTCTTTCCTTGAATAGCTTGCAGTACAGCTTTCTTGACAGAAGAAACACTATGAGGAAGAATGTAAGTTGCATAACCAGTTGCAATACCGGAAACGCCATTAAGAAGAACAGTAGGAATAATAGGCAAATAGAAAGCAGGCGGAATGTGTTCTTTATCTTGATGTACCGGAGCATATTCAGTATCTTTATATACATTATAGAAATTTTTACTTACACGAGCAAAAATATAACGACTTGCCGCTGCTTTTTGAACGGTACGAGAACCAAAGTTTCCTTGACCATCTAATAGAGGAAAGTTATTATTCCAAGTATTAGCCATCAAAGCACCTGCGTCTTGCGCAGAGTTTTCACCATGATGATATCCAAGGTCTGCTACACCACCTGCAATAGAAGCGAGTTTGTGAAACTTATCTTTATTTCCTCGTGCCAAATCAAGAGCTCGAGCAATAACAAATCGTTGAACTGGCTTAAATCCATCAATCATATTTGGAATGGCACGATTTTCAACCGTGTACATAGCATAAGCCAATGCTTCATTATCAATGATACTTTTTAAATCGCGATTATTCAGTTGCATAAATTTACCATACTAGTGAATGTAGTGCCATAATAACATCAGAAATGAAAAGCACGACTTGAATTAATCCGAACATTATTCCGTAATATAACGCTACCAATAAAGTAGCAAGGGCTAGTGAATAGCCCAAGATTTTCTTAATCATTAGTAGATAACAACACAAATGTTAAATATGCACACATACCCTGGGCTAAAGCTTGTGAAAACACACTGCTGGCATCAATACAGATAGTTAAAACACATGCTACTATCCAACAAATAAATGAAATAACTCCTAATAATTTTGCGATATTCATATTTTCCTCACTGGCGTCCGAAGACGCCTTTGGTTTTAAGATTGTTACGATAGAACTGCATCACGTGTTCGTTGTGGAAATTACTCATTAATATGCCTGCAAAACAAATTTAAAGTTATCAGCCAACATACGGTTCATTTCTTCAAGTGTTTGATACTCAGAATGATGATTACGAGTAAACGCTAAAGCTAACTGTCCTTTTCCAAATCCCGTCGTCAGAGGTTTCATCTTAGAAGCAGGCAGATAAAATACTGTGTATGGAACATTGTTATTTGCAATAGTACGTGCAAGTTGAGACCGACGCTGGCGAATATGACTTAGAACCGCACTGAATCCTTGCTTAGAACGCTGATTACCTACATAAAATCGTGCAGACACACATGGATTACTAAATGGACGACCATCTAATTTACTTACTAAAAAGTAAAATCCAGGTTTAGATAAAATATCTTTATGCGGAGTTCCTAAAAACCATTCACCACCCTTGATTGTACCAATAACAGTTGCGCCTGCATTATTCAGATCAGTAACAGTCATGTATTTCATATTAATTTCCTCTAAATTATTTTCTACTCCAAGGCCGCATAAATACACACGGCCATTAAATTAATCGTCGCAGTCGACGCTCAATTCCCAAAACTCTTCTACAGTATAAGTTTCAGTATCATTTTCAATACAGAAACGTTCATTACTGTTATTTGCTAAAGTAGCGTTAACTGTCATTTTCTCGCTGGTGCTCTTAAGAGGTGAAATACGAATTAACTGATCACCGTTATCTAAACAGAAAATTTCACCAACTTTTACATCTTTAAAGATTTTCATAATTCACCTCAAGGAGTATAAAATCCAAATGCAGTTGTTGACCATCCCATCCAATACGGAAAATTTGCACCAATGTAAAACATAAGAATATAAAACCAAATGTTTAGTAAATTCATTATTTTACACCATTCCAAATTGTTTCAACCACAGATTTTAAACCATTTTGATGAATATCAATTCCGACTACTGTCATCAAATAGATTCCAACTACAACTGAACCTAAGGCAAAAATCAGCATGAAAATGAATAAAGCCGGAAAAATATTATCGAAAAACCATTCAATAAATGTAAAAGCACTGCGTTTACGCTTCATATTTTCCTCACATAAATCCAAAGTAAACGTTTAATACATCAATCATTAAAACGATTGGGAATATACTCAAAACTATTAGTATTATAACTACATTCCATATAGCTTTAATAATCTTTTTCATTTCTGTTCCTCCGTAGTTGATAGTTGTATAGTACCACAGAGGAACAGTCTTGTAAACAACTTTTTTAAAAATATTCGTAATAAATGTGAATACCAACTACTACCGCTGAAACCTGTGCAACCCACCACGCACAAGCAATAAGTACAGAATTCAAAATTTTCATAATAACCCCTCATTACAAAAGTAAATGTTAAACAAATTACTGGAATACTAATTAACCAAACAAAACACCACCACAGTGAACTCATAGCTCAATCTCAATGATTTTCATTTCATTACTATTAATAGCCGCTTTAAGACTATCTGAAAGAATTACACACCAGTGGTCATTCATATGACCATTAACTAAGCGTGTAATTTCTTCGGGAGTTGAAAAATAAGGCGTATCAGACTCCCAATGCGATAATCCCAAGCGAGTATAAATCATACCTTCATCATCGCTAGAATATTCAACTGACACAAACTCATCAGTTATTTTATGTTTAGCGTAATAAAATTTAAATTTCATTTTTACTCCTCCGTAGCTGATAGTTGTATAGTATACCACAGTCCTTGTGGTATGTAAACTGTTTTGTGAATTTTTTTAAATGGAAAGATACCATCCGTTGTAGTTGCTTTTTCTTACAACCTTACGAAGGTCTTCTCTGTCACCGATGAACTTCGGAGTGTACTGGATGACACCTGGATGAATTTCTTTAGTGTTGAATATAATTATACAGTCAGCGACCTGATGATTCAGAATGGGCCCTAGATTTATTCCAGAACCATATGGATACTCTCCGCTGCATCCTGTTGTAACCGAAATCCAACGTGAGTCAGTTTGATGTGTCTTAACTTCTACACGAAGCCCACAGTATTTTGGATGCGCCAATACATCCCATGCATATGTGTACGGATCATCGACATCTTCTTGACCTTTGTTAACATACCCGCTTAGCCAATCTGCTACAAAAAATTCTGCGTACACAGCGATACGGCATCTTTCGATAACTTCTGTCTTATCCTGATTCGGATTTTGTTTTAAAGAGTATCTTGCTGTATCAGCAATTTTGACCTTCATTTCACTAGTCAAGTCACTGTTCGATAGGGTAAATGTCGGAATCTGAAATAGTCTCTGTAAACCCGGATTCGTTTTCTGCATTTAGACTTTCCTTTTTACCGCTGAGATAAGCGTTATATACTTTAAGAGTGCCGTAATAAATTCGGTCATTTTCATCTAAAGACTCACGGTCAAGTTCATCGAGTTCCTTTTTATCCATGACTATAACATCATTGCAGTAAAGAAACCCAAGTTTTTCGTGACCAAACTCAAATTTATTACAGTACACAATATTAGCGTGATGATTTCCGTGCAGTTTAATCTCTTTTATGTCGGAATCACCGATATTCATACAATAAATCATAATTTTTCCTTAAAACAAAAGGGCCGAAGCCCTTATTTATTTGAATTGTGCAATTCTTTTCTCTAAACAATCTGCGTAAGATTTCATTGAGATAAACTGTGAAAGCAGCAGTTCTTGCTCAACTGCACTAACTGTTAAAAACTTTGCGCTTTCTAAAAATTTGCTCAGTGCATTAATTTTGAGCATTAATTGATCGTATTCTTCTTTTACTCGTGCTTGATAACCTAACATAATTTTCCTTAATGCGATAAGGGCCAAAGCCCTTATTTAAATTGTTCAGTAACATCTTCAACTACTTCGTATTGGCAGGTACGCATTTTAGCGTCGTTGTAATCAATCGGAATTGATACTACATCGCGAGGATGTACTTTAACTTTTACAACTCGGCTGGTTGAACTACCAAAGTGACGAATATAAGATTTAGAACACACATGCAGACCACGAGAACAAGTTTGTGTATCATCGTCGTTCACACGAGTACGTGGCATTTTAACTACTTTACCCGGACTGTTATCAAAGGTATTTGAGTGACAGTCAAAGTAATTACTACGAACTACTTTCCAAGCATAGAAGTAACCATCTTCTGTAATTTCAATATCATTTGCTACCAAGAAATCAAAGAGTCGAGATACCGCTTTTTGGCTTGGGTTTTCCAACAGATTTTCCAAGAACGGAAAATAAAATTCAAAGTTTTCACCTTTTTCCATCGAGTCAAGAATACGATCAACCAGACCAGACCGTAATTCAATATTTTGATAGAACAAGCTTCCGCCTTCAATTCGAACATCGCCGGAAATATATTTTTCAACAGCGCGACGAACATTAATTTTTTGTGCAGCTTCTTCCAACTTATCCGCTACAAGCAGATTAAGAATTTCCTGGAAGTTTGAATGAGTATTAGGAGTTGCGTTATAAGTTACACCGTCGACAGTAATTGAAATGAATTTTTTAGATGCATTCCAAATAATGTCAGATTTAGCAACTGGAGCAATAACTGCATCGCTATTAACTTTAACTGTAATATCACCGCTAATAGTAACTTTAGGGCGTTTAGCTTCTTCAGCATTTTTCAAAACACGACGGATTGTGTCAACCGATACATCCTTCCAATAAGCTAATTCCTGTTGGGTATAATTACCACTTGAATACAGTTTAACAATTTCAGCTTGTTCGTTTTTGGTCAGGCATTTAATATTGTACATAATTTTCCTTA